CTTGCTGCCGCGCGTTTGCAGGTTGTGCTCGTGGCGGAAGAAGTCCGGTTTCTCGTCGACGATCACGATCTCGCGGCTCTCTCCTGGCGTGCAGAAGTAGCGGTAGGGTGCGCCGTAGGATGCCTTGCGCGCCTCGCTGCGTGCCTCGGCCGCTACCTGTTCCTCTTCCATCTGGCGCATACCCGCCGCGCCGCGATAGCTGGCACGTACCGGGGCTGCTGGCTCACCCCTCGCGGAAGGGCGTGCACCGTCGCGGCCGGTCGAACGTGCTGGCCGTGCTGGCGGATCGTCTTGCCGGGGCGCTGGGGCGCTGCGTCGTGCTGTTGCCATGTCTTTTCTCCTTTGTGAACCCAATCAGGGTCTGTAAAGTCGTCACTAAAACGACTGCTAATTTCGCCGATAGTCCGGCGCGTACCAGGTCGGCGATCTTGGGCTTGAGTTTGCGCCCCGCCTTCCTTGCCTTGCTCACTTCCCGTTTGCTGTACAGCCGTAGCATGCAACTACCTTCGCCGATGACCGATACCACGAATACCTCGCGCGGCCAACCGAGTAAGCTGCCTGGCGTGATGGTGATATAGGGGTCGCGCTTGGGTCGCACGCGGGTCGGCGTGTGGTGCTGCAATGCTACTGGCTGTCCTTCAAAAAGTGGCTTGAGCCGGTCCGCTAACCAGTCGACATCTATCGACATATCGTGCTTCATTACGACAACTCCATAGTAGCGGTGTGGTGGCTATAAGTCAATATAATCGCGCATCCTCGATCATGACTTCCACGTCTTCGCGGATAAGGTCGCCTGGGTCCTTAACCATATGATACCCGTCTTCGCTGTCGTCTTCGATCTCCAGCTCCGGATAGCGCACGCGCATGGTTGGCACGTAGTCTCTTAGCATCTTGCCCGCTATTTCGACGCCCTCCCTCCCTGCCTTATCGATCTTCGGGTTGTCATAGAACAGGTACGTCGGCTTGCCCAGTTCGCGGAAGATGTCAGCCTGTGCCTGTGTCAGCGTGCTGTGCATGACCGCCGCGCCGTAATAGCCGCATTCGTGCATGGACGCGTAATCAAAAAGCCCTTCAACGAGCAGAACCTTGTCCGGGTTGTCGCGTGCAATCAGGTGCGCGCCCAGGACATTCTGCGCCTTCTTGAATCCATGGTAATCGCGCACTTTAAGGAAGGCGTCCCCATAGATGGCGCGGCCGGAAAAACCATACAGCAAGCCGTCGATACCCCGGATCGGGAACAGGATGCGCGGCTCGTCATCGGCGGGATCGCGCGGGTCGAACAACAACTCCAGCTTGCGCGCGGTGGCGTCCGAGATACCGCGCTGCTTCAGGTACGGATGGCCCGCCGCCGAGTCGTACAGGCTCATGAAAATACCCTCGTCAATCGGCATCTGGATCACCGCCTCGTTCTTGGCCTTCAGACTGTCCCAGGTCTGCAAGGTGCGCGGGCCTAGATAGGATTCCTCCTCCAGCTCATCGATCAAGTCGGACAAATCCTCGCCGGTATAGTCGGCGTACTTGCGCAGCATGGCGTGGATCGGGCCGGTGTTTTTGCACGTAAAGCAATTGAAAATGGAGGTGCCATCCGGGTCAACCGATATACCAGCGGACGGATGGTTGTCGCGTCCGTGCGGGTGCGTGTATTCTGATAGCGGACAGCAAATTGAAACCCACTCGCCGACGTCCTTGGCCTCGGTATTCGGCCCGAACACGTCCTTGATAATATCGTGTACGCTTTCGCGGTCCATGTCAGCCTCTACAACTGCCCATCAGGCAAAGGCTTGACGCTGGTCAGCGCGTAGTCGGAGGCATACCCTTTGGCGGGGGAGAAAACCCAGATACCAAAGTAAGGTGGCTTGTCATTTTCCGATGCCACTACGGTGCCGATCTCACTGTCATTCAAGATGACGCGCTGTCCGATATAGTATTTCATTTCTTGCCTTTCTTCACCCCGACCGGACCATGCTTGAATACGGTTGGCCCCGGCGTGGCGGGTACCACGGTCGAGACTGCGTTGATCTCGTTGTCCGTCATGAACTCCTTCAGCTCGGTGATCTGTACCTTGACCACCTTCAGGAAGTTCTCCTCGCCCAACGCCAGCAAGACTTCATCCAGCTTGGGTTCGCGCGAGCCACGGATTAGCGTGTCCTCGAACTTGCATTCCCAGTCGGCGGTAGTCCAGCCTTTCAGCTTGCCATCCTTCAGCGCTTTCTCGCAGATGGCTGCGTGGCGCTTGGTGTCTTCTTCCAGCGACAGCAACTCGGCCGCGATTGACGCGCGCAAATACTCGGCGCGGTTGGCGTTATATGCAATCAATTGCAAATGGTTTTTGAGCGTGCTTTCGATCTTCTCCTGCGCGGCCACGGACTTGGCATCAACCAGGCCGGGGCGCGAGACGCGCATCATGCGGCGCGGTGCTTCTACCGCTGGCGCGGGTGGGGTGCGGCGGAGTACGGCTGCCATGATGGCTCCTTTATGGTGTAGGTTCTAGTATAGCGCGCTATGCTGGGCGCGTGCGCGTCAGGCGAGCGGGGTTGGCGGTCGTGGTCGCGGCGGGCGGTGGTGCGGTCGATTGTACGATGCGGGCGGGGGTTTCCTGCCTGTCCTGCCCCGGTTTGTAGTTTTTCCCGGCCACCCACGCCGTTTGCCAGTTCAACCAGCGCCCTTGGGTAAAATTGCAGACATAGCGGCGCGCGGCGATGCTGTACGTATAGTCGGGATGGCCACTGACATCCTGCTCCTCAAACTTCTTCCGCATGGCAGTCATTTCGTTAGGTGTCATTAATCTTCCTCCCCGTCCCAGAGAACTTCGGCCCAGCCGTCATTGTCGGTCACATCCTGGACAAGCTTGTGTGCCAGCGCCGGGTCGGTGAATTCCTTCTCCGCCTCCCGCTCCATGTCTGGATATTGATAGGTTACGGTAATCATAGTTAGTCCGGTATCGAAGTTTGGTGGCGAGCATAGCGGGCGGCGTTCATTGCGGCGATTGCCTCATCCTTTCGGCCAGCCATTACCCTGCCTTTACCGATTGCCGCCATCGCCGCGACAATCCTGGCATGCGTGTTAGGTTTGTAGCGCGGGGCGAGGAACAGGTCGCGGTCCATGCGGATAATCCGCGCCAGTGCCTTTTTGAATCGTTTGCGTGATGTCATGCTGCTCTCCTCGGTGACGACCGTGGCACCCGGCGCGAACGCGCCAGCGCGGTGGTCATGATGTCGGTCATTTCCTCTTCCAGGTCGGTATCAAGTGTATAGACTGATCTCGTCAACCTGCCGTTATTCGGTGGCGTGCGCTGTACTGGCACCTGCGCGAGTGGTCTGCCTTCCTTGTCCACTAAACCCTGAAAATTGTAGGGTTCATCAAGCCTGAAGCCGGGGCATTCGATCAACTCCCCGAAGTTTAACCCGAAGGAGGCGTCGGCGACAATCGGCACCTTGATCTCGCTGTTGAACCATTCCTTCATCGGGTTCGACTCCATATAGCCCTTGATGGTTTTCAAACCCCAGTCCAGATATTCCTTGCGCACGTAACCGATGATCGAGTCATGGATAAAGCCGACGATAGGCAGGTAGCGTGAGTCGACTTCTTCGTTCATGCGGCCGATCGCCATCACGCCCAGCGAGGAGGCGCATTCCTGGACCGGGCTGTTGATGGCCTGGCGCAGTGCCTCTTGCACGATGTAGTCCTCGGACGAGTCGACCATGGGCAGGTGACGGATGCGGCCGGTATAGGAGCGCACGTAGCCATGTTGCAACGCGAAGTCCTTGACCCGGTTGTGCCATGGCTCCAGACCTTTGTACTTTTTGAAGAAGTTCTCGCGGACAGCCTTAGCTTCCTTGTCGGTGAACTCCACGCCGTACTGGGTCTTGGCGTACACGATAAACTTCTTCCACCACATGCCGAACAGGAAGCCGAAGTTCACCGCCTTGGCCTTCTGGCGGGCATCCTTCTGTACCGCTTCCATCAGCCGCGCGAAGGCGGCATCGGCGATCGACATCACGACGGCGGCGGTGGTGCGGTGGATGTCGCCGCCCGCCTTGTAAATCTCGATCATGGTCTTTTCGTTGGCCATCGACGCGGCGATGCGCAGCTCGGCTTGTGACAAGTCGGGCGCGATCATGAAGTAGCCGGGCGGAGCCACGAACTGCTTGCCGTAGGTCTTGGCCATCTTGCCGCGCTTGGGATAGTTTTGCCCGTTCGGATCGTCGCTGTTAGTGCGCCCAGTAACAGCTTTTGACAGTCCATACGTAGGCCTGACCATGTCGTCGACCACGTACTTGTTCTTAAAGCCGACCACGTTGGTGGTGAGCAGCCGTTCATTTTTGACATATTCGGCCAGCTCGAAGGTGAACGGACAGGTATCAAAGAAAAACGGCAGATGGTCCTTGGAGGAGACACTAGGTTCTTTCAGGTGGTCCGGTAGCTTAGTAGTGGTCTTAGTAAAGACCTTGGGTTTTAATTTAAAGCCATTCGGATGAGTAAATAGAATGTCTTTTAAAAGCCCTGGCCGCGACAATGCCAGGGCTTTTTCCGGCTTGCCCTTGAACGCTTTCAGGTTGATGTGATCCAGCTTGATCTGGCGCGGTATCTGCGCGACGATAGATACCCGCTGCCGTTCGACCTCGGTCACCATGTATTGCCGGAACTCTTCCATCGCGCCACCGGTATCGACGTGCATGCCGCGCGCCTCCAGGCCGACAAAGCCGTTCAGGCCGGGTAACGAAACACGCAGGTAGTGCGCCCACAGCCGCTCGTCCTGCATGACCTGCGCCTCCAGGATTTCATATATCTGGTAGCAGACATCGGCGTCACCGCCGCCGTAGCCACGTATCTCGTGCAGTGGGACTTCCCACATGCGGCTCTTGTCGTAGGTGGCGTTGAACAAGTCGGCGTAGCCAGCGTAGGCTGGCAAATGGATTTTGGTAAGCACGTCCAGGTTGCGCTCCATGGCGTTCTCGTCCAGCAAGGTCGCCAGCATGAGGGTGTCGCCTCCGACACGGATGCGGATGCCTTCCGTCTTCCATAGATACACCGCGTCGTATTTCAGATTCTGACCAACGATGATACGCTCCGGCTTGCACAGCAACTGGCGTATCTGGTTGCGCAGCTTGGCCTTGCGCGCCTCGGGGATCGGGTCTTCTGGATGGTCCCATTTCAGAACATAGGCCTTCCCCGGCTCCACACAAAACTGCATGGTGAGTATCTGTGCGCGTGGTTTGAATTCCTGGTTGCCCTTATGGCGGGCCGCGTCGTAGGTGCGGACATCACAACCTTGGGCGTACCAGCGCAGGCCGGTGTTCTCCGTATCGAACGCGAGCAGTTCCGGGTCCATGTCGATCAGGAATTGCAGGTCGTCGACAAAGGTGTACTCGCCATGCTCGACGCTGCCGGACGCGGCATCATAGCCGTGGTCAAAAAAGCGCGCGAAGGATTGCACGTCGGCGCGGAAGATGGGGCGGTTCTGTGGATAGAACACCACCTGCGCCGGGGAGAGCAGCGGGAAGATGGGTATATGGAACTCTTCGCTTTGGTTGCCCAGGCCGCGCACCTTGGTGATCTTGGTGTCGCGCCCGAACGCATGGGTAGCTGCTGCCGCGCCGAGCGGGATCAGGGCGTCCGGGTGATTGGTGAATACCTCGTCGACGAAGTGCTGGCGGCAGTGTTTGTGGATCGCCTTCTTCGTCTTGTTGGTCATCGAGTCCGGGTTGTACGGGCACAGGCAGGACGGGAAGAAACGGAAGTCATCCTTGCCGAAGCCGATCTCCTGCATCTCCTCCGCGAACACCTTCAAGGTGCCGGGGGCAAGTAATCGTTTCTCTTTGGCACCCGCCGCGCTGGGGACATCGACCACGACCAGGAACTTGGCGTTCTCCGGCCCGACCGCGTTGGCGGGTTGATGTTCCCCTTGGATCGGGCAGCCGTCGCAGAGCTTTTCGTTAATAGCCATTGGCCGACTCCTCCAGCTTTGTGTTTGCTTCGTCCAGTAGCTTCTGCAATTCTTTGTCGTGAATATCGAGCTGGCATTCAAGCGATGCTATCTCTACCCGAGCATTTGCAATCAACTTCAAACGGCGCGATACGGCCACGGCGAGAGGACTAAATTTGTGGGTGCGCAACCATACGGCGGTGCTGAACGGAATGCGCAGATCGCTGTAGATATCCATTACGCCGCCACCACGCGGGTCATGCTGCGGTGCCAGTCATACGCGGGGCGGCTCCAGCGATAGCCATTCGGCCCCTCATACACAACGGTGGTGGTGTAGGTCTTCTGGTCGTTCGATTGCGTATTGGTCAGCATCAAGACCTTGTAGATGGCCTGATTCTTGTAGTGCCGCCAGCGCGAGCCTTCGGGGATTTCAAGTAGATAGTCCATGGTTATTCCTTATGCTGTCCACACGCTCTCGTCACCGGCTTCGGCGGCTGCCGCCTCGATATCTTCCGGTGGCATCTCGCCAAAATTAACAGGGGCAAACTTGAAATGGATATTAACGACGCCACTCTCGCCTTCGCGTCCTTTCATGAAGTCCAGTGCGCGGGAGTCTTTGGGGTTCGTGCTGGGGCCGTGGCGCAAGCCTGCTACGACAGAGCTGTGCATGCCGACCGCGTCGGTAAAACCAATGTTCTCTAGTGAACCGTCTTTGCCGTCTTTGCCTGCCTGTCGATTATACTGCATCGTGTTGATGATGGGTATGCCAGTGGAGATGGTCAGGCCTTTCAGTTCATCGAATACTTCACCCACCCGCTCGATGCGGTTCATCTTGCCTTTCGCGGTCGGGTGCAACAGATAGGTACCATCCAGGTAGACGGCATCCGGTCCGAACTCTTCGATCAGGCCTTCTATCGCCGACACCTTGGCCCCCATGCCGACTGAGAATACCTTGAAACCGACGTCGGCCAGCATCTCGGCTTGCAGCGCGCGGATACGCCGCTCCATGTACGTCGAGATCATGTTCGTCTTCAGGGTCTCGGGGTTGATCCCTAATACCAGCGAGGCGTAGCGGCGGGCAATCTGTTCTGTTCCCATCTCGGTGGTCACGAATAGAACGCTGTGGCCTGCAAGGTGCGCCGCAATCGTCTGCTTGAGCAACACGTAGGTTTTGCCGAGACCCGGCCTGCCGACAAAGGTGATCAGGTCGGAATTCTGGTAGCCGCCTGTAATGCTGTCGCAACCTTCCCAGCCCGACGTAACCCCTGTCATACCGCCATAGCCGCGCGTGGTATCGAGCCGGTGGATAACCTCCCCCAGACCCTCGCCCATGCTGACCACGGTCGTATTGCGGACCCTGCCGCGTACCGAGCGCGACATCAAGCCTACCGTGTCGCGGACCGCCTCCATGTCGCGTCCGGTGAGCTGTTCGCGCAAGGTGGCGTAGTGGTCGCGTATCTGGTTGTAGGTGTGCCGGTCATCAACCGAGTCGATATAGAACTGTAGCGGCTCATTGGCAATTGGCAGGCGGATGCCGGTTTCGGTCTGCACCGTCTGTGCCAGTGGCAATTCGCGGTAGGAACGGAAGTGGCCGCGCATGAAATCAAAGGCATCCACCTCGTTGCCGACCAGTGATTCGCGGTCAAGACGGAGGAGCGCGCCGGAACTACCGCTGGCGATGATAGAACTAAGCACCTTGAGGCCGTCACTCATGCTTGTCCTTGGTTGACTGGGTAGTACGCGAACGCGTGTTGGAGTAGTGTGTGCAGATCGTAGCCCAGCACCGCCGCAATGTGCTCTGGATAATCCTTGCCGCCGAGGACAAGACCACCGCCGTACTGGACGTGCGCCATCAAGGTATCTGCTACGGCGCGTAATGCATCTTCGGTCCAGATACCTGAAATATCAGAGAGTACGAAGTCGGGGATCACCAGATAGCCTTTCCCGAATACGGCCCGGTACTGCTCGGACTGATCACGGGCATCCAGCCTACGACGGTTTTCATTCAGAATGCCGGTAACTGAAGTGACACAGACCGGTACGCCGGATAGACAGAGATGCTTCGCCATCAGGTTGCAAGCGATGACCGCGTTGCTCTCGATGCCGTGCTGTGCCTTGACCAGAAGGTTTCCTGCGTTCAGGAAAAAGTTCTTGAGAACCCCATTCTGCAAGTATTCACGGGCGCTGATGAGTTCTTGCAGACCCGCGTAGCCTTTCATTTCCAGGGTCCAGCCGTAGACGTAGGCGGGGATGCCTGCGGTGCGCAGTTTGATGATGTTCGGATGCTCGGCCATTATTCATTCTCCTCGGAATCATCCCATGCGGGGATATCGTTATCATAACTTGTCTCATGGATACGCGTGGTAGCAGAGCGACGCTCGCGTGCCTCCTGCTGGGCTTTCTGCGCCACCGCGCGCAGGCTGACGATCTCCTGCCGGGTGTGGGCCAATGCGCGTTTGGTACGCTCCAGCAACTCATCCTGCCGGGTATCACGGGAACCGAGCGCGGCGGTCTCGGCCTTACGGCTGACGTAGCAGGCCAGGAAGTAGGGCAGGCGGTAGCCGAAGGAATTGAAATTGGGTGCAAACGGCAACGGCTCGAACTTCGCTTTCGTGCTGTCTCCCAAGTTTTTACGGGCGCTGCGGGAGTGCTGCTGCGCCAGCTCGGACCAGCTACGGATCGTCCAATTGATGAAATCGTCCAGGTCCTCCGGCGCGGAGCGCTTCAGATGATTCCGCATGGCACCGAAGGCTTTACCGGTGATCGCCATGCGTGGTGAGTTGGGGAAATACTTGGCCATCGCGCTATCGAGCATGGCTTGCACCTGCTGCTGTTGCAGCGCGGCGGAGGTAGCGCCTTTGGCGGAGCGCACCTTGGCGGCACGCCGGTCGCGAAACTCTTGCTGCATCTGGTGGACGCGCTGGATCAGGCTGGCGACGCCGGATAGCGGTGCAGGGGTAGGCTGGGTAGCGATCGGGGTAGCAGCCGCAGGGCGGGTACGGGTCAAGCGACGAACGGTAGGGACAGGTTGTTCGATATTTGTTTCTGGTTGTTCATCTTCCAGGCCGGTCCCGCGAGCCGCAGGCGATGCGGTATAGATACCTTTAGGTATCTTATGAATACTACTTAGGCCTCCCAATTTTGGGAGTCGTAAAACGGACTTTTCAGGGGTGTTTTCCTTACTATTTTCCCTACCCGCCACAGGCGATTTCGCGGATTTCGGAGTACGCAATATGCCCATGATGCTGCTACCTTTCGACGTCAGGCGTTGCAACTTTTTGAAATCAATCTCAAAAAACCGGGTGAAGTTGTCTACCACTCCGCGCCGCTTCTCCGGGAAAAATGCGTGCAGGAAACCATCCTCCACCAATTCCTTCAGGACGTTGCGAAGTGTATTCTTGGAAATATTCAGGGCGCTGGTGATCGAGCGCTGGTACTCCTCGCTGACCACGCCACCCAGGAAGGCCGGGAACGGGATCGCGGCAACCGCTTTGCCATACTTCAACGTCCTGGACAGGACGAAGCCAAGTACGCAAATCTTGTCGTGGCCGAGTGTTTTGGTCCAATAGGTGAACAGCGCATCCATCGTGCTGCTATATTGTTTGCAGATATTTTCATCTTTTTGCTCAGCGAATGAGCACAACGCACGATAATCGTGGTAAGATAACGCATGTTTCATGGTTCTGCCTCGTTACGGGAGGTGGGGCTGAAAGCCTCGGAGTTTGCCGCTCCGGGGCTTTTCCTTTTGTGGAACGCGTTTTGTTTATTACAGGTTCAGCGTGCAGGACTTCATCGGGTGCGCGTAGCGCGACTCGATATCCACCACGGTGAGGATGCCCGCCTCTTGCAGCGCGGCCAGGGACTGGCGCACGGTCGGCGGACGGAAGCAGATACCGGGAACGGTGACGCCGTCCTTGTTGTACCCGTTCATCATATTGGTGTGGTGGACGTTCACCGGGAAGCCGCCCGTTTTCTCGGCGACCACAGCGATCCATAAGCCAACGCGCACGGCGGCGTGCTGTAGTTTGGGCATCTGCGCGACCTTGTGCGCGTATGCCTGCGTGATACTCATACCCATAGTAGCCTCCGTGACATCAGGAATGTGTCGATACAAACATCCTATCACGAATTAATGACCTGTGTCAATATTGTCTATGGAATAGTTGCTGTGGATTATTTCCTACTTGGCAGGTTTATGTCATCGGGTGTTTGATGCGGGAACGGGCGCAAATAAAAAGGCCGACCACGCGGATCGGCTCATATTCACGGCATGCGGCGTGCCGCTAGACCATTGCTATGCCAGGACGCGGCTCAGGTCCTTGGCTGCCTGGAGTATCCGGATACCCTCCATACTGGTAGGGTTGACGCCGACTCGGCGCGCGGTCTCCAACCAGAACACCTCGACATCGCGCGCCACGTTATACGAGGCAAAGCCGGTAGCTTCCGGTATTGCTACCCAGCATCGGTCATCGTCATCCGGCAAGCAAATATTCCAGCTTTGGGTTGCCTCGTTGAATTTGATCTCGCTGGCGCGTTGGATGCTCTGCTTGCCCAGGAAGCCTATGTTGAATTCGTCCCGGTTCATGGCCTCCACTGTGCCGTCCTCCGCGAAGTCGATTGTTGTAAAACGTGTCTTCATTATTCTCTCCGGTTGAAATTGATTGCAAAACCCATCCCTCGTGTAGTCCTACCCCTATCTTACTCGTCCCAATCGAGCGTGGGGGTGCCAGGTAGGGGTGTATAGATACAAGCCTTCGCACCGTCGCGGCGGGTGACAATCAAGCCGCTCATCCAGGTACGGTTCTCGTACGTCATGAAGGGGCCGCTGGCGTGGTCGGGCGGGCGTGGGACGTCCTGGCAACCGTTATGGCGGCGCAGGCGCAGATACTGGTAATCATCAGGCCAACACATGGGTCTCTCCTATAAGGATGCGCGTACCGTGAAATTAAAACTGTCCGGGTTATCACGAAGCTGGCGCAAGGCATCTTCCAGGATGGCGATATGATTACCCTCCCCGCGCAAGGTGATGACGATCTCCTGGCCGGTCACTATGCGCTGGGTTACCTGACCAGACTCTGCATACTCCACATATCTCCGCTCTATAGCCACCTCGCCATGCAAGCAGCTACCAGCGGGAGTGGCTATACGTTCAGGCGGCCATTGATGCCGCCGCCGTGCATCGGGAGGGTCGGGAGGTATCGGGTGCGGCCATTCAGGTGGTTCCTTCGGCGCGGGAGGGTCTATAAGCGTCCTATCCTTTTCCGTACCCCGTCCTAGCCGTAAGCGTCGCGCCATGCTACCTCCTGTGTATCCCTACTTGGGCCAGTTCTTCATCGTCTCTGCCGCCTCCGGCATCGACATGGATATGCCTTGCGCGATTGAACTGAAGCCGGGGAAGCGCTGTTCGTTTTCCACATCCATGGTGACTGCCTCTTTTTCCAGATTGGTGTTGAACTCGTCCACCGTGAACACACCCTTCTGGACCAGGGTGGCGACCAGCGCGCTGACCTCCGCGCGCAGAAGCATGGATAATTCGCGGTGGTCCTTGACCGCCTGACATTCCGGGTCTTCCTGGTCGCGGGTACCCAATTGCCACCCGGCAAATACCGACCGCCACTTGCAGAGACGGTTCAGGGCGGCGCGGGTGCGCTCACTGATTTCGTGACTGGTCATGGCTATCCCTTGATCTTGGTACCGACCGGGTTGGTGGCGTAGAAATCCGGTTTGGGCTTGGTGTCGGTCGACCCGCCGCCCGCCAGGACTTCAATCAATTCGGTGGTGGCTTTCTTGCAGCCGACCCCGGCAAAGCCAATGGCGTCGACTTTGACTTCGCCGTCTGGTTGGATCGTGATCTCAACTGTCTTCATGATGTTGCTCCTTATGCGAACCCGGCTACCGTCAACTTGACCACGCCGTCGTTGCCGGTGACGCGGCGTACCGTCAGGCCCTGTTTCTTGGCCTTCATGGTGGCGGCATGGATGCCATACATCTGCATCAGCTTGCCGAGCTTGGCTTGCTCAGCATTTTCTTTCTTGGAAGCCTGCGCGCCCAGGACCTTGACGACGCTGCCACCGAAGAAGTCGGTGCGCGGCTGGTACGAGCCGTCCTCCTGCTTGTACAGGCCGATATCGTAACTGGCGTCGAGCAGCTTGACGACATAGTCGGCTTTTCCCATCCCGGCTTGATTGCTGTAGAAGGCGCGCGGGGTGGCGTCCTTGACCAGGCTGATTTTCAAACCCGACGCGGCCAGTTCCTTGACGGCGGCCTCCAGTGCGACGATATCCATGATCTGGATACCCTTTATGCTCGTTGTATGTGACATGGGTTGCTCCTATATATGTGAGGTGGTGATGACTTATTATAGCGTGTTGGTGGACCGGCCGCGCCTTCAGTATGCGGGCTATCCCTGTCCGCTGTGCGTAACGAATATCTGACGAGACAGATTACCGACTGGCCACACGACGATGCCGCCGCGCGGAGCGAGCCGGACTGCTGCGGCCTTTAACGCCCAATTAACGTCCACGATCTCCAGCGACATCTGTCCGTCGCCCCAGGATTGGTTGTACACGATATCGCCTGCTTTCAGGGTGTAGTCGATCGGGCCGTAGGGTGGGCCGCCATCCTGTTCTGCGACTGCTTGCTCGGCCATCTTGCGTGCCCATACCACAAGGCTGTTCCACCCGTAGGGGTACCCGGCGCGCAGGATGAATGCGTCTAGTCGTTCCTGTTTATAGGTAGCCATGATTATTCCTGCTTGGTAGCCAGGTACTGGTCGCGGATCGCCAGGAACGCCTGCCCGACCGAATGGGCGTCGCGGATGGTCTCGAAGGCCTCCGCAGGTACTGGCGAATAGTGCCATACGTCACCATTCTTGAAGCGTACCGCCATGGTCTGTGTGTCTTCGTCGTAACCCAGCGCGTTGAGCATTTTTGAGTCGGCGAATTTCAGTTCGATTTCCATGATACTTCCTCCCTTTGAAATTGATTGCAAATGACGCGGATTGACTACTACTTAACGTAGGACAGGACGCGGTCAATGGTGGTGCACAGCCCGAGTACCTTGACGCGCACCGACCAGCGCTCACGGTGTGCGCCGTTGTAACGGTAGAACTTCAACTCCATCGTCGCGACATCGATCTTGATGTAGTACAGGACGTCTTCCTTTTCAAAATCGACATGCAATTCGCCGAAGTACTGGCCGATGACGATGGCGCGAATTCTGAGGTAGGCGAAAGGCACGCCCGCTCTGCCTATCAGGTCATCGACCAACGTATCGCGTAGCCCTACCGCAAGGAGCAGATTGGTCTGGAAAACGTTGTGCCTCTCCAGGTCGGTCATAGGCTGTATGCTAAGAGCGCTCATGTTATGTCCTTTTCTTTAAATTCATTCTGCGGGTGGGGGCTGCTTGCACTTCCCGGACGACCACGCCCTCGGCGGTGGCAACCAGGGAGACTTCAGGCCGATCGGCGATGGCTGCGCTGACCTGCGTAACGATGAAGCACTCTTCGACTTCTTCCAGGTCAAAGAAGTTGTCGACGAAACGGCGCGGGATACCGACCTTGTACATGGCCGCCTCGTCCGGCGAGAGCAGGTCGGCCCGCCCCTCGAAGACCGACATGCGGTCGCCGATCTGCGACTCCAGGCTGTGCGGTAGCATGGCCGTGACGTTGAGCAAGGCGGCTTCTCGGCGTAGGCGGAGCAGGACCGCGCCGTCGCGTATCCTGACCCCGCCGCGCGTCCAGGATGCCTGCAACATGACGATGGTGCCGTTCTGGTGCGTGACATAGTCCTGGTACATGCTGCCGTGTACCTGCGGGATGCGCGACACCGGATGGCTGGTCATGCTGCCCGTCTCGCGGCGGCCGGAGGAGATGGCGGAATCCTTCAGGAACGGCGGGCGCAGGCGCAGGGCGGCGAGAGTCATGGCGCTGGTCTTGAGATTTACCTTGCCAAAGCCAAGGCGGATGCGCTGGTTGCTGATGTCTGTCATAGTCTGCTCCTGGGTTCTCCTGATTATTTCGTTCTATTTTACCGCGTCGGGCGGGTGCGGTTGGTTGCCACGCGCCGCGTCAGTCCGAGGTTGACAAGTGGTGCGTCCGTGGTCGCATCGTAGTTAACCGGGGTGGCGTTATCCCGCGCCCATGCCACGATCTTGGCAATGGCATCCGCGTTCGACTTCGACATCGGCACCATGTCTTTCAGGGAGCGCAAGATATGCGCCATCTTGACGGTGGTTTTTTCGTTAAAGGCCATGATCAGCGCATCCTTGACCGACGATTCGATCTCGGCAGGGACATAGTCGCGCGAGGCCGCCGTAAACTCGAACAGGTCTTCCTTGCTGAACGTCGTAGTCTTATTACGCTTGCGCAGGTGGATATCCAGTACTTCCAGCCGTTCCTTGTCGGTGGGTAGGCCGACCGAGAAGATTTGATCGAACCGGCCGCGCCGCAGGAGTTCCGGAGGCAGGCCGTCGACGCGATTGGCGGTGACCATGACAAAGACCGGCGCGGTGTTATCCTGTAGCCAGGAGAGGAAGGAGCCAAGCACGCGCGAGGAGGTGCCGGAATCGCCGCCGCCGTTGGCGCTGCCGCCAAGGCCCTTGTCCAGCTCATCGAGGAAGAGGACGCAGGGAGCCATCTGCTCGACCATCTTCAGCGCGGAGCGGATGCGGCTCTCGCTATCGCCGATGTACTTGGAGAAGATGCGGGAAAAATCCATGCGGACTAATGGCACGCCAAGCTCGGAGGCGGTAGCCCTGGCAACCAGCGACTTGCCGCCGCCAGGTACGCCTACCACGACCGCGCCCTTGGGTGGCTCGATACCGAAGGCCTTGGCCTCGTCCGAGTAGCAATCGGCGCGCGAGGCGACCCAGTCCTTGAGGCGGTTCATGCCGCCGACGTCGGCCATGTTCGCGCCAGCCATAAGCTCCAGGATATCGGACTGCTTGACCACCGCCGTCTTGCCGAGGGCAATCCCATCCGACATCACCTCAAAAGTGATCGCGTCATGGTCCTTCTGATTCGCGTCAATGATGGCAATCGCCGCGTAGGTCTCGAACTCGTAGAGGGACAGCCCCAGCCCGAGAACGGACAGGCGGCGGATATCCTCATCGGACAGTTCGCTGCCGTCCTTGAAATCGCCCTCCGCCTTTTCGATGATCTTGACCAGGACGTCCTGCAACTCCTCCGCGCTGGGCGTGCTCATGTCGGAGATGAGCAAGGTGCCTGCCGTGATGCCATCCAGCGTGACGTCGGGGGTGACAAAGATGATGCAAACATTGGTGGAGGGCAGCATCGCCGCGTATTGCTGGACCAGCTCGGTGGCGACCGGGTTGTTGGCCAGATAGGGATGCGGGTCAACGAATATGTAATAATGAACCGTATCGCGCTTGCTGTTAATCGACGAGGAGGTGTTGCGCAATTCGCCCAGCGGCTCCTCCAGCGCGCTCATGAAGTCCTTCTGGTCGCCCGCCTTGATATGGCTGACGTAATCCTCGCGGGTGAAGCTGCGGAAGCCATTGATGGCGTCCCATTCGCGGTATTCGCTGTGTTCGGACAGGAGGATGTTGCGGCGCAGTGTCATCGCCCCGCGCATCACTTCGCGAGTGCGGACCTGGAGCACGGAGGCCCCGGCGTCGGCCATCTTGTACAGCTCCGACATGAGCGCGTGTTCCGAGTTGTCTTGGGTGGTCGTAAGGATCATAACGTTCAACCTTTATATAGGTGCGATTTGTCGTCGCGGCAGGAGCCAATCCGTATTGGAATTATTTGCAATCAATCTCAAACGGGAAACCAATTGTACCATAATGTACTGCTACCCGATACGCCACGGGCCATGTGGTACAAAATATACGGACGTAAAAAAGCCCCCTGTGTGAGGAGGCTTTCGGGGTACGACTAGGGTACCGCGATTCGGCTAGGCGGGTAGCTTCACCGGTCGCTTCACCTGCTCTTAGTGCTTGTTGAACCAGGTCAGGATGATCTGGTTGGTCGCGCCGGTCGACTTCACGCCACCGGTAGCGGTGCCACCCGCGAGTACCGTGCCGGACTTGGCCAGGCGGGTGTTGTTCGACGTAGCCAGGGTGATGGCATTGCCACCCGTGCCTTCCGCGCGCGCCGTGATGGTCACCACGGCTGAGGCTGCCGATGCGGTCACCTTGCTGGTGGTGTCGGCCTGCTCGCCCAGGTTGATGGCGGCGGCCAGGTTGGTGGCGCAGGCGGCGTCGGTGGCACCGACCGAGAACTGGCCGAAGGCCGGGGTGACGCCGTTGGCGACGGCGGTATAGACGCGGCCATCCACGGTGACGGTGTCGGCGGCAACGGCGGAGGCGGCGGTGACGGTGCCGGAGGCGCGGCAGTCGTTGATCGACATGGTCGACAGGATGTCGGTGATGGTACCGGCGTTGTTGTTCAGCGCGCCGATCAAGGTGTCTTCGGTGCGGATCGCGGCCAGGGCGATGGTCGTGTTGGCGGTGGTACCGGCCAGCAGGGACTGGGTCAGGCCACGCAATTCCTTGACAACGTCGTCGGCTGCGGTATTTTGCAGGCCGTGGGACAGTGGTACTGGCATGGTAGAAAGGGTCATGATGCTGCTCCTATAGGGTTATGGGGTCTACTGCGCGCAAGCAGGATCATACCACTATAGGGGATTTTGGCTAACTATTTTATTGCGTAGGGGCAGGTATTGGGGTAGTAGGCTCGGAGGCAGGGGTTGGTTCCGCCGCCGCAGGCCACATGCCATTGTCCTTGACGAACTGCTGGCAGGAACGCGCGGTGGACGCGACTACTTCCATCTCCCAGATCAGCGACTTAATATCTCGTTCAACGTCAGACGGAAATGCCCCGACGCCGGGATCGGGTTCGTCGCGCTCGCGGGGGCGACTGGCTTTGGTTTCTCCGGCAACGACCGGACCACATAGACGGGGTCCGCGCAGCATGCGGTCAGTAGACAAATCAGCGCGTAGCTTAGCCAGTTCTTCATGGTGTGTCCTCTCATTGCTTAGATTAGCTTCCAGTTGTTTGGCCGCTTCCACCTTGTTTTCGGTCACCCGCTGCTGGTAGGCCTTCTCTTCGGCGAGTGCCAGCGCGGCCTTGTCCTTGTCCCACAGGGCTTGTACCTCGGCCCGGCCCGCGACCTTGCCGTCATTGATCAGGCTGGCGCGATAAGCAAGTGCACCGAGTACCAGACCGATCACCAGCAAGGCATAGGCAATGAGCTTCTTGTTCCTGTACAGCATCAGAAGGGTGCCCATGATTAGCTGCCTTGCGGTGGGGTGTCGGTTGGCGCGGGGGGCGCGGGATTCTGGGCAACTAGCGGGGTTGGCGTAGGCAATTCGGTCTTGTTGAAGACGACCTTGGCTACCAGCGGTACCACCCACATTGCGCCGTAGGAGGTCAGATAGCCTTCGGTCATCTTGCCTTTGATTTGCAGATCGAGCATGATCCAGGTGGTCACCGCCAGGACCAGCATGAAGGCCAGCGCGACCCGGTCGATGCTGCCATCCGTCATGATCAGGTCGAAGGCATTGAAATTGAAATCGGGTTTGCGGTGCGCGTGGTAGAACGAGATGCCGATGACCACCGCCGCCAATGCCAGGACGATGATCATCGGTTCAATAGTAAAGCCGCTCATGCCAGTACCCCGCCCGCCTTGGTGTAGACCCCGCGCAGGTTGGCCAGCAGATTCTCATGCTGACTGTAGCCCGCCCCTGGCAAGGATGCCCATAGGTGTGCACACTTGGCCACCGCCAGGTCGAAGCGGCCCGCCTCGATCAGCTTCAACGCGCCGCATTCGAGCAGCAACTGGATCGCCCACTTGTCCTGCGATGCGGGGCCAAAGTCGGGCAACCTCAATTGCGCCTGATAGTGCGCCCAGTCGCGCAGCATGAACTGGTAGCGGCCGGACGCGTTCGAGGTCAAGCCACGGCTGTTGATCACCTTGGATTTGCGTCCAGTGGCGAACGGGTGCGTGCTGTAGTCGGTAAACACTTCCGCCTTGCCGTCCGCGCCCGTGACGATCACGTCGTAGCCGTTGTTGCGGGTGGCGGCACTGGTCGACGTGCCTTCGCTGTGCGCGATCGTATCCAAAAACGCTTGCAGGTTGACGGAGATCATGGCGTGGTCCTTGGCTGGCGCAACAGGAGCATCAATTGTTCCGGCGTGTACGGCGTGTCGGAAATGTCCATGTTAATGACCCTTGGCAACAAACACAAGATAACTTCGCGGAGCTGCTGGAAGTCGTTGCGCAGGTTTTCCACTTCCTTGATCAGGTCGCAGTTCATATGCGACAGGTGCTTGACTTCACCGTTGAGCTGACCGATTAGCTTGGCGTCCTCGGCTCTAGTCTGCCAGGCCTTCTCGGCAGCCAGGACGGCGCGGTCGCGCTCGGCCGAGATGGTCTGCAACACGGAGGCCTCGACCCTGTCCTTGGCCAGCTCGACATTGTCCTTGCTGAGCTTGCGGCGTACCCACAGGACGGCGGCCATGGCCGACATGATACTGGTGACGACGGTGCCGCCGAACGGGATATCGGTGATGTGGAAATCAGCAGGTGTGCCGGTGGTGGCCGTATTGGCGGTGGTTTGCGTCGGTCCCTGTGCGGTCATGGCCTTCTCCCTTGGTTGCCCGTATTTTAAGCATAAGGGTGCCTAGATGCAATCTTTTGTAATTAATTGCAAACTAGGCGTGTCGGTATATTCCTACAAATCCTTGACCTCGATCTTGAAGGTGCGCTCCAGCGTCCGCCCCGCCGTCGTATTGACAGTGATGCGCACCTCGGCGGTGGTGCGGCGCACGCCCTGCTTGACCCAGACCGTGACGCCGTGGGTGTCGAAGACGGTACGGTTCTCAATCGTGATGTTCTTGCCGTTGACGGCATTGCTGAGATTGGCCGTATCGATGGTGTCTTCCGGCCCCAGCAGCGTGCGAAAGCTCACCGGAAAATCGACGACGTCGCTGGGGTCGATCGGGTCGGCCCACCAGAAACCGTCGTTGCGCTTGGTGAATCCAAAAGTAGGAGTAGTAGTCATCATGGTTCCTTGGTTAATCGGGTATGTCCCACGCGCGATCCTGCCCCGGCACTTCCCATGTCCGGTCGCTGCCGGATAGTACCAGATTACGGTCCTGTCCTGGAACCTCCCACACCCGTATCGCGGGCGCGGCGGTCTTGAGATAGCCCTGCGCGCTATCCACGGCTACCGCATGTTCGGTGATCTGCCTGCTAATGCCTACCGTCGACAACAGGCTATCGATCGCGCTGGCATGCTCTGTCTCCAGCGCTACCAGCAAGCCAAAGGCAATGTCGATGTCGTCAGCCTCCGCGAACTCTTCCTGCATGGCGGCAAATATCACGACGCAGTCACAGGCGTCCGTCAAATTGGCCGCTTCCGTCACACGGCCGATACCGAGCAAGGTAGCCGACTGGTCCGCCGCGTTCGGGTCGATTTCCTCGATATCAGCGAAGGTTGCAATAGTCCGGTCGCTGGTGTCCAGTGCTTCCGTCAGATTGTCGGTCGGCTCGTTGATCTCAGTATTGACGATACGCTCAGCACTGACGCTATCCAACGCCTGCGCGCTTTCGATATGGAAGCTGGCAGGCTGTACGACTACGACACCGTTGGCGCTGTCGATAGCAAACGCGGCTTCGACGGCCTCCGCCGCACCTACCCAGATCAGCGAGGCTGTATCGACTGCACTGGCTGCGTCCTCCTGCCCGACATTCGTATCCGAGATGGCATCGAACTGATCACCGGCCACCGTAGGCTCGGCCACGGAGAACTGGCTGTCGATAACGGCATCCAGGTCGTCGGTAGCACTGGCGGACTCGCCCTCGCCATCTACGTGGAACTGCGCAGTGACATCCTCGACGCTATCAGCTACCGTCGCCTCGTTGGTGACCTGTACCAGGCCGATATAGCTGGCGCTGGAGACCACGGCGGAGCTGGCCACCTCATCACGGTTGGCGGTGGTGGTGTACGGACCGAGTGCCTGGGTGGTGGTGGCGTTCGCCGACTCGTCAATGCTTTTCTTAGCGAGCTTGAGCTTGGTCGTGGCGTTGTCATCGTCGCTGGCAGTGGCGGTAGCCACATTCGCGGCGGAGGTGGTTTTGGTTGCACCCTGCGTCGTGGCAGCCGACGCGGCTTCCGTGACGAACGCGCGGGTGGTCTTACCTGCAACACTGGTCGTGGAGGCAGCATTGGTTTCTACCACAGAGACTACCGCCCCGCCCGTCGCCGATGCGTCCGCCATGGCGTTCGCAGACTCGCTCGCGCTGCTAATCGCGGCGTTATGGGAATTGATGCTGTCTGAGGCACTGGCGGATTCTGCGATCAGATACTCGGCGTTTGCAATTGATTGCACGCCTGCCGAGGCGGCTTCCACCATGGCTACCGAGGTGGCAATAGTAGCGCTGCCAGCATCCAGCGCCGCTGCACTTTCCGCTATAGCCACTAGCGAGACAGCAGTAGCGCTCGTTAGCTCACTGGAGTCCACCGACTCGGACGAGTCGATGACGACGCCGATATAGCTGGCCGTCTCGATGTCGAGCGCATTGCCTAGTTCGGCGGCATTGGCAAGTTGCACGGCAGTGTTGTCAGCGGTGTCGGCTGCACTTGCACTCTCCGTTACGCTACCGACCGCAGCCAGCGTACTGGCGCTGGACTCTGTGGCCGTGCCAGTCTCGGACGAGGACACCGTGGCTGCCATCGTACCTGCATCGCTGTCGCTGGCCGTGGCCGCCTCAGTGGCGCTGACCGCGAATGCCACCGTTGCGCCGCTACTGTCACTGGCCGTGGAGACTTCGGTAACTGAGTCCGTGTAGTTTACAGACGTAGGGATTAGTTTTCTGAAAATAGGACTAGGCGCGAAGGACCTGAAAGGCCGTCGATACAGGTCCGCGATTTCTTCAGGGCTATAGACACGATAGTCGAGACCCCAATGGTCAATCTCCAGGTCGGCCCATTGGCTGATTGCGCCGCCTGAGCCGCCGACATATTGGGCCTGCCCTATCCACAGATTGAATTGGTCAAGGCTGTTCTGCGAGCCATTGGCCTCCCAAGAGCCTGTGTTCGGAGCGCCCTGCCATACACCGTCCAGATAGATGGACATGCCGCCGATAAATGGTGTGCCGCTAAGGTCGGAGATAGCCCCCGCGCCGCCGTCCCAGGCGATGGCGATAAGGTGCCAATCCCCTACGCTCAGGACGTTCGAGGTAGTGTGCGCACCGTTGCTCGAACCCACCCAGCCAAAGCGCAACCCTGTCGTCGTAACCGACATGCTCCAGCCGGAGTTGGGTGAATTGTTACCCTTTGAAAAGACTGGCCCCACGCTGGAGGACGACGGTCGCCGCACCCATGCCCAAAAGGTGCGCGGACGATACAGGAATGCATTAGGTGTCGCCCAGTTGAACGTCGTGTTGCCGTTTAGTCCGCAATCGACGTAGCCCGTTGCGTTATCGAATTTCAGCGCCGGGGCACCGAATGGCCCCTGCACATACGTGACGCCGCCGATCACTTTGGCCGGAGGGCTGTTGCCCATGGCATCCGTTACCCCGCCGTGGCTGCTAGGCAGCCACAGTCCCCCACTTGTCGTCTGACGAAATGCGCGACTGCCCGGTGGAGGGCGCTGGCGCGCAGCCAAGGCGGTCGGGTAAGCGATCATGTGCTGCTCACGGAGTCGAGCGTATTCAGGAACGCTTCGCAGCGGAACGCCTGATTGTGGGCGGAGCCGTCAGCGACCACGCGCAGGCGGCCAATGCCCGACAGGTCCAGCGGAATGGCGTACATTTCCGCTTTGTTGTACGTGTTGCCAGTCGTGTGCGAACCGGCGATGGTTTCTTCCATCGTCAGCACGGAGCCGGAAATCGACACGAGCCGCGCCCATTCCGTATTGGCTACCGTCGTCGGCGCAATACAACAGATATCCTGCGCTACGAATCCAGTGTTCGAGGAGACTGTTTGCGCCGCCCCGCTGGTGCTGGTATTGGTAGGCCCATTACACGCTGCAATGTTCGTGATGACGTTGGTCAACGGATACCAGTGATTTCCGCCCGACGCTTTGTCCGCCACTTCTATACGGAACGAAACGCCGGAGCCGGGTGCGGTGGTAGTAGTCCGGCCGAAGTGGATGAAGATCACGCCAGCGAATTTCCCGGTCACATCGACTTCAGTACCGACAACGGTGTTGTTCGCTGCGATTGATTGGAGGGATAACAGGGATGTCCCTTGTGTCTTGCTTGGAGTAGAGATCGAGGTCATTTGTCGCTTTCAGCACAGGGCATAAGACGAAGCCGCGCTATGACCGGATAGCCATGCGCGGCTTTGCACTTGACTGCAAAAACTTACAGCGAGGCGGTATAGGTCACCGACAAGGTATCGCCATTGCCGACAGCTTTGTCGCCGCCAGAGAACAGACCCGCCGAGTACAGTACGCCCGCCGTGCCGTCCTTGGTCGAAGAACTGTCCAGGAAGCAACCTTTAACGGTGCCAGTGCCAGTGATCGAGAAGGCCACCGCCGAGGAGGTCGATTTCGAGCCAGCAGAAGCCGACGAGAAGGCCGGGGCCGGGCGCGTCGATTGCGAATACGTTGGCGCGTTGGCCGTGCCCGCTTCTTTCCAGCCATTGGTACCATTGATCTGGGCTGCTACATCACCGGCCGCCACCGCCGAATACGAGGTGGACGAGATCAGGCCCATGTACCAGGTCGCGGTGTAGGAGGAGCCTGCCAGATATTTATCCAAGGCATCATTCTTGCCTTGCGTGGTGACCAGGTTGTCGATGGCATCGGTCCATTTCAGCTTGCCATCCGCACCGTAGCACTCGACGGTATAAAAACCGTGGGCATCACATTGTTCGGCCATACCGGCACCGCGTTGTACCATTGCTGCTGCGGATGCTGCTGCGTTTGCTTTTTCCATGATAGTTCCTTAAATGAAATAAAATTAGCTAAGCTACTGGCCCGAACAGCGGCCAGAAGAAGGTATCGGTACCGATCTTTACTTTGATAGCTTTGGCGATACTGTATTCGACCCCGTCGACAGTCATGGTGGCGGTCGCGTCGGTGGCTTCCACATCGAGTCCGAACATCTTGAATTGCCCGGCTTGCAATGCCATTTCTACGGAGCCATCGGGACGGGCGCTAAGTGAGAGATTTGCAGCGATACCGTGTTGTACCCATAACTGCGCTATCGTGTCGTCTACGTAAGACATCGACTTCGCAACATCCGAGTCGGACACCATGCCCATCTCACCACCACCTGTTGCATGGGCGTGCAGATGCAGGATACGCTCGTCGTTGTTTTCTTCGTAGGTTAGGTATGAGTTCTTCAAGGCTTCTCCCGTATCGTCCCCACAAATCACCGCGTTCGGTGAGATCATACCTGGTGCATCGGTCAACTCCGTGAAGGTTTCAGCACCAGCGCCGCCCGTATCTTCAGAACCCCAGATACCCATGATCAGTTCCTCTTGAAGTAAATGACACCACCCGCCACCGAGAGCACCTTGATGGCGGTGACACGGTGTAACAAGGCATCCATGAACGGTCCGGCCTTGACGCCGTTCGGCCACTCGACCCAGTCGGCGGTATCCGCGTTGATTTCCGAACTCAGGCAGCAGGTCGTATAGACAGTAGCCGAGGTGCCAGTTGGGATATGCACCGTGATCGGCTCGTTACCGCCGCCGATCAGTTTGGCCACGTTGGCAGCAAGCGTGTGCTTCTCCGAGGGCGGAGTGACGAGCGGGGTGGTCAATGGGGTAGGCATAACATCCTCTCTATGTATAGCGAAATTGCAATCAATTTCAAAATAATGCCGCCAGTATATAACACGCGCTGACGGCAAGCCACAATTCCTTGCTTCCTAGAAAATATCAGGACAGACCCAGGATAACCAGTGCCCGTTCATGGGTGAGCAGGGCGACAAACTCGAAATAGAACACCGCGTCGGCAATTACGTTGCTACCGGGATTGATCGGTACATCCGCCGTCAGGATATCCGTCATGTGCGCCCTGACGCGCGCCTTCTGCGCGTCGCTCAGGCTGGGGTGCTGTTCGATATTGTCCAGTACGATGCGCTCCTCCAGCGTGAACCGGCTGCGGAACTGGGATAACGTCATATGGCAGCCGGTTGGCCGCGCCGCTTCGGCGTTGCGCATGATCGCCGCATGCTCCCCCAGGATACGCAACTCGATGTCGGTAGGAGGGATGCGCAGCACTTCGGTAGGTGAAGGGATCAACACGGTATCCACGATGCCGTTATTGTCCATGCGCAACAGCGCGCGCCATCCGCCTGCCACCTCGTCCACCCGGAGTACGTCAAGAAAGGTCCACATGATGTTTCCTTATAATTAAGAGAATACGACGACCAGGACGCCATCCGCGAAGGTAGGAGCGGGGTCACCATTGTTGACCGTCTTGGCTGCCGCCAGGTTACCGCTGGCCAGCGCGTTGCCGCCAGTCGAGGCATCCATGATCTTGCAGGCGGTGACAACCCCCCATGATGCCGTGGGGGAAGGAAAGGTGATTGCACCGATATTGGCGGTACGCCCATCGCCGGAAGTCTGGTCGGCCCAGGTGCTGTCGCTAGGACCGTGGGCGACGCGTGCGTAGCCGCCACCAGAGACCTCGGTACCGCCGACGAACAGTGCGACATACAGCGCGGAGGGTTTGGTCATCGAGCCGCTGCGGAACAGGTGCTTGATCAGCTCGCCCTTGCTGTAGGTGGTCATGTTGGACATAGTTACTCCTTAGAAAATGATTTCCATCTTGGCGCTGCTGCCAAGGTTGATGAAGAGGACGCCCAGTGTCAGGTCCACGGTAAAAGAGGCGGACAATGCGATCGCCGTGGTCAGGCTGGCTGAAGTGGTCATGGTCATGGATAACTCGGCAACCAGGGCAGTATCCGGCAACCCGCTGCCAGCGGGAGGGGCACCGTAGAATGGCTCGCCTCCTTTTGCGTAGTCCAGCGTATCCGGTGTAGTGCCGGTCGCCGAGCCATCCAGAAATGGCTCGCCCGCCATGGCAAAGTCGAGTGTACCTAGATCGGTGGTGGTTTTGGTCATGTCAGCTCACCGTCATGTCATCAAAATAGGTCACCAGCGATGGGTGGCTGTGCGCCGCAACCTCCGCGTCGGTCAGGTTGCTATAGAACTGCAACTCGATAGGCACTACCCCGGATTGGGTAGGCGTCACGGTGACGGTAAGCTGCTCATAGGTGTTGACTGTGCCTGCGGCCACCGTGACAACATCGGCCGCGACGCCTGCAACAAAGCCGCCCAGCGCCCGCAAGGCCACCCCCGCCGAGCTGTGGCCACGCTTGATCCAGACCCCGACCGTCACCGAGCCACTGGAGACGGCGACATTGAATCGGCTGGAGAAGGGGAATTCTTTTGAATAATCGCCGTACCCGGACGCCATGGTGACCTTCCAGGCAACACCTGAGCCGGTATGGCGGTTGCTGGTGTCCTGCTCCAGGGTGGTACTGCTGCCGTAGACGGTACTACCGCCCGCGCCATTCAGGTTGACCACCGCCAGCCGCGTACCGAGATATCCTCCGGTGACACCCGGCAGCGGTGCCGACTCCGTCATGACCGGGTTAATCAGCGTCACCTTTGGTGCGGGTGCTCCGCTGGTGCTGTAGCTAATACCAGGGCCGAACCCGCCGCTACCGTTGTCGGCGGTGTGCAGGTCGCGGATCACGATATCATACGACACCCTGCTCTCGATGACGACTCCGCACAGTGCATCCCCTGAACCATAGTAGACGCCGTTGCGTCGCGCCCAGAGCGTGCTGTTGCTGGCCCCGGTCAAGTGGATGCCCGCGCCACGGTTGCCGTCCGCGCGCACGCGGTTCAGGTTGACATTCGTCGTCACGGTCTGCGTCGAAGCATTCGGCACGGCGCGTACGCCTTGGTTAAAATTGCGGTTGGCGACAGCCCCGGTGATGCTACCGGAGGAGTCCTGCACGTCAAAACCGTTAGCGCTGCCGACGCCATGGCAGTTGGTCATCGCCCCGCCTTTGTAGAAGATGGCGGAACCAGCACCGCGCACCGCGTTGATGTTGTCCACGTCGATGTGGTAGCCACCTACGCGCACCGTGTTGGTGATGGCGAGATTACCGTCGAACCATGACTCGCCATCGCGGGTGGTCATGTCAGTGCGGTTCCAGCCTCCCGATATGACGCAGTGGCTGCGGTCCGACCCGAATACCGGCGCGGCGAACCAGCCATAGCTGATGTTGACGGTACGAAGCTGCACTGGCTCGCGCACGTAGGTGTCGATACTTTCCGTTTCGGTGTACACATAATCCAGCCCGGTGCCGGTGGTCGGGTTACTTTCGTTGGTGCCGTAGTCCAGCCGCGCTATGGTGCTGGACCCGGAGGCGTCCACGTACAGGATCGGGTACCAGGTATCTTCCGGCCCCTCGCAGGTCCATTCGGCGGTGCCGTCCGTGACCACGCCACCCAGGACGGTCGGCCAGGTTGGCTCCGTTGCCGACGAGGTGCCTGCGCTGCTGATCTGGTAGCGGAAACCGTTGCGGTGGGTCACGGTCGGTTTGCGAATGGCACTCGCGCTGTAGGCGTGCGACGGCTGCCAGTAGGTATTGTGTACTTTACCCAGCAGATTCGACAAGGTGAACTCTTGGGCGTCGCCCGCTGCCTTGACGGCGATCATGTTATTCAGTGCAAACGCCTGGCCGGAGTTAGGCAGGGTGGTGCCGCTGTAGATGGCGATCGATGCCACGCTGCTAGGCAGTGCGCCGCCGAAGTCCACGATCTGTGGATACCACAGGCTACCAATTGGTACTTTCGGGATGGTCGCCGACGCCACCACCGTGTTGCCGCTGGTGTCGGAGCACAGGCAGAGCTGCATATCCCCGGTGCTATTGGCCGAGCCGTTGGTGGTGCGCATCCACATGCAAATACGCGACCATGCCGACAGGTCTAGTGTGCTGGATAGCGCCTTGTAGAAATACTTGGTGCTGGCGGTGCGGCTGGACGGGAAGGTCAGGTTGGACGAGGTGGAGGCACCGACGATACGGTTGAATGAGCTGGTCGAGGCGGACGCGCCGTTGGCGGCGGTCCAGGCGGCGGTGCAATCATCTACTTTCTTGGCAACCTGCGCGGATATGGTGACTACCGCGCTATCGTTGGTCCACTGCGCCGCCCCGAGTGAATGCGGGTAGGGACTGGCCATTTCGCGCACTTCATCGCCAGGTACATACGGGATCAAGGTGGGGTCGCCATCCAGGTTGCCGTTGATGTCGGCCGGGTTGGTGCGGTTACGGTCACCGATCTTCCAACGACCTCCAACATTGAACGAAAAACCGGTGGTACCGCTCAGGCTGCCGAAGGCGTTATCATCCACGAATACCGTCAGATTATGCGAGTTGACATAGGCGGTGATGTCGCAATACACCGCCTGCTGGTACGTGGCGTCCCAGATCGCCAGCTTGTGCCCGACCATGCCGCTGTTGAAGGTCGCGGAGGCTGAGTTGAAGTTGACACTGCCGAAGGTGGCGCTGGTGACCCCATCGCTGCCTGTGGCCAATACGGCGAAGGACGTCCCGCCGTTCTTATTGCTGCCACCCTCGAAATCACTATAGTAGATCATCGTGTGTCCCGTTTGAAATTGATTGCAAACCCGCGCCGGTCCCTGTATCAGTACCCGCGCGCCACAGAGACCACATTGTATTTGCTGGCGACCCAGTTGTAGCTGAAACCGACTTCGTCGGTCTTACTCGCCGCGCTGCTCAGGGCAATACCGCTGACGTCATTGCCATATTGTACTTCCGAAGTCCAGGTGACGGTGTGACCTCCGGTACCATCCTGGGCCAAGTACAACAGGACTTTCTGGCCGGGGCGCGCGTTGGTGTGCGTGATGGTGGCGTTACCGGTCAGGGTGATATGCGCCGTGTCATACATCGACCAGTCCAAGGTAATGGTCGAGGCGTACGGGACTATCGCCGCCACGGTATAGGCGTCCGTGTTGGCGCGCTCAATCAGGCTTGCTTCACGGTGTAGGAAGGTGCTGTACCCTTGCGCTACTTTCTTACCTGTGCCGGAGGTGCCGATACATTCCAGGGTGTAGGCCCCTGTCGTACTATTTTTGACGTTCAGGATACGCGGGTACGCGCTGCTGACAGGGAAAATAACTTGTATATTCCCTGTCAATGCGCCGGTAAATTCCATATACGCTGCCTTCGCCTCACTGGTCGTAAGCGTAATATTGGAGCCTCCCGCGACGCTCTTGGTCAGTTTACCACCTAACGCAGTCATCGCGTCGCTGCCCTGCTTCGCCAGCGCCTCACCCGCTTCCAGGCGCTCATCCAGGGTAAGGTAGGTAACGCCAAGCTGGGTGCTGTTGCGCGCGGCGATCCAGTCCGGTGCCGCCCAGGCGACGGAGGCGAGTAAGGTGACGGTCCCTATAATAGGGAATCCGCCATAGTCCCCGCTCATCTCGACGCTGTACAAGGCTTCCGTGGGGATGGTATCCCGGTACGGCACGCCAGCGCTATCCAGATGGATATAGTAGGTGCCTGGCGTCAGCCCGGAAAAGTCGATATCGGTGCTGGTGACTTGGGAGACCACCGCGCGCAGCGACTGAATCCATGCGTAGCCTGCCGCGACGGTGAACGTTACCAGCGAGCCAGGCCCCGATCCCAGGATATGCTCATAGCTATGCGCACCGATCACCGTCAATGTGTTACCGAACGCCGCCTCGAAGCCCAGCGGGGCGGTAAGATTAGCTTGCAAGGTGGTACTGGTGGATTGCCGCGCCAGCGCCTCCAGTGCAAATTTGATGTTGGTATAGTTGGCGTTGTGCTTGGCAATATAGTTCATATCGCCGTTTTCGAGGGTCTGAATGGAGATAGCCATGATGGTGTGCCTTAATCAGTGTGTACCGGTGTTATGCAACGGAGGACAGGTCGTAGCCGATGAATACCCCGGCGCGGTAGAAGGCGACCGATCCATAGGGGATACTGCCATATGGCTCCAGCTCAGAATAGGCGAGGATGCGCGAGGTGATACCGGACGCCACGGGCGTACCGACTACGACGCCGCCCGACGAGATCGGGACCGGGCTGCCACCGTAGACCGTCTGCGGGCCGAAGCGGAATTGCGGAATGGTAACGGGCACCTCCGTGAAAGTACCAGGCATGCGCTTGGATAGCCCGATGACTTCAAACCAGCCGGACGCCGAGCGCCGCACCCGCACCGCCGAGCCGACATCGGCATAGTAGGCATCCTTGCTACCGGATGCGATAGGGACGTTGCGCAGCGGATTCTTTTGCCCGATGTCCAGGTCCACGCAATACGACTTGTTCAGGCCATCGGACAAGGTAAGCGAGGGCCGCGTCAGCGTCTTGGCGTCGAACTCATCCTTCAGGTCCTGGATGTTCGCGTCGATGAGGTAGGTCAGTATGGACATAGCTGCTCCTATATACGGAAACCAGTGACCGAAAAGGTGTGCGGCTTGCCGCGTCCGGTCTCGCGGCTGTAGTCCGTTACGTAAAAGCGCGAACTATCCGGCATTTCCAGGATATCTCCGCGCTCAATACTCGGGTCGTCGACCAGGGCCATGGTGTACGAATTCGCCGCAAGGCAGGCATAAACCAGCTCGCGCACCGCCAGCCCTTGCGCCATCTCCTCGTTCATGACGAAGTCGTTGCTGATCTCCATGATCGATTCCGCCCAGTCGGGTGCGGTCTCCGAGTAGGCAATGGTGGTGTTGGTGGCGTGGACGTAGTCAAACGGCGTGCCCCAGATTTCGTAGACACCGGTACCGATACTCATGATGATCAGCATCAGCGCAACCTCTGCAATGGCGTGCAGCCTGCGCCCGACCGTGACCGTGATGCCGCCGAATGGCGGAGCGATATCCCCGACATCGCCGGTACGCGCCATAACGTACATGGCCCCCAATGCAGCCAGTGACACCCACGGTACGGTGGTGAGCGTGATGCGCCCCTGTGTCTGTGAGACCATAGTGAACTCCTCGCTGGCGACATCCATCGGCCCGCTGTTGCAGGACTGCTTGATTACTAATCGGCAATCGTCTGCGCGCTGCAACTGGTCGTCGCTGAAGTACACGTCCTTCTCCTGCGTGGCCTGGAAGAAACCAGCGGTGATGGTGGCGTCAGCCAGCTTCTGTTCGGTATTGAACGTCTTGCTCAGGTTCGGGTCCAGCCATTTTACCCGCACCTTGGTGGTGGGTGCGATCGAGCGCACGCCGCCGATCGATATGATACGGTCCGCCGACAGGATATGTGTCGCGCTGCGGCTGAAGCCACGCGAGACGGTCTTGAAGCGCCCTAGCGCATCGACATATGGTTCGATGCCGCTGGGTTGCATGAGCGTGGTCAGCATCTCCCAGGCAGTCATGTCGGCCATCTGGGTCGAGGTATGCACGGTGAAGACGCCAAGCGAGGACGGCATGTCGATTTCCGCGTCCGTCATGTGCAGAAAGCCTAGTATCTCCCGCGCGATGCTACTCAAGTCCGTCGTCATGGAGTAGGACGAGGTGGCGATCTTGGACTGCCGCCACAGCGGCGAGCTATCGCGCGAGCGGGCTACTACGGTCATCCTGCGCTCACCGCGCGATTCGCCGTAGTCGTTGATGGTGTCCGTGATGGCAATACACAGCGGCCGGTCATTCATGCGCACTTCAAGCACCTCGCGCACGCACGGCTGCTGGCCCGCCGCATACAGCTCCATATGCCAGCGCAGCCGGATCGACAGCTCACTGGAGGTGTGCGTGATCGATTCAACCATGGCGGTCAGTTCCACGCCGTCCGTGGCTGTGCCTGCCAGTACTTCGGCAGGCGACGCGGTGGGGTGACGGAATACCCGCGCCGTCACCGTGGCGTTCAGCGGCAGGGCCTCCCATACGCTAAGCACGGCTCACCACCCGCATTTTAAGCACCAGCTCGCCCTGCAACCAGCCCTTGCGCGAGACGTAGTTCAGGGACAGCTCGCCGCCCGCCGAGCCGACCGAGGTGAGGATGACATTATACGACAGGTCGTTGGCGTAGGAGGGCGACCATACCACATAGCTATCCTCCGGCGCGGGTGGGTTCATCCAGAAATTGACCAACATTCGCACAAACTCCATCGGCATGGAGATGTCGCTGTTCCAATGCTCTACCGGTTGCACGTCCTGGATCGATCCGCCCCAGAGCGTATTAGCTGCGCCGGTCAGGGTAGTGGTGGAGGCCCAGATCGGCGGCACGATCAGGTCGGTGTCGAAACCTTCCCACTGGTCCGGGGAGTACGGGTAATCCAGCGTACCCAGTGTTGGGTGCACCAGGCGACCGGTACCTGCCGCGCTGGACCCGAGAGGCAGCACACGTATCGCCACCTCCTCAGTGACGGGGGTGGTGGCCAGTATAGTGAAGTTCGCAAAGCTGGTGATGGTCGTCATACCGTTCCCTCGATATACCTACAAATATTTGCAATCAATTTCAAACGCAGTTACTACTTAGCCCGCGACAGGATACTACGGCCCTGCCCGGCTGTACAGGATTACGGCCCGTCGTAGATGCTACCGAGAGGCGGCGTGTAGGCCTCCGTGGCGGGGTCGTAGATGGTCATGTTGAACCTGATTATAAATTGCTGATAGAGGGCACCAGGTATGGGGTCGGTCCAATCATGTTCCTTGAGCGCGATAATCGTTCCATTAGAAGCCCCTCCCATCATCTCAAAACCAACGCGCGGGTGTTCCGTCCAGGTGATGCCGTCAGGGCTGGTTAGTATCATGGCCCAGCCCACGATGACGAACAGACCGCTGTCCATGCGGAAGATGCGGTCGGCGTCGGAGCCTTTCATCTGCTCGCTGCGCGCCAGGGCGGGGTAGGGTGTGACGTCCGTCCAGTCCACGCCATTTGTGCCGCGTAGAATCCACGGCGCGGCGACACTGTAGCCTTCCAGATAGGGGGGAACAGTGACAACTAACCTAGCCCCTATCGCATAGAAGTACCCATCAATGAATCGCACCTGGTACAAGCAGATATCCTTTGGAATAGGGTAAGGGTAGATGGTTTCGGTTACGGGGCCGTCGAAGCTGGAGAATGAGAAAATATGGTTAGAGGCGATGGGGCTACCTCCGATACCTGGCGACCCTATCACGACGCACACGCCATTACCGTAGGCTATGGACAGGGTCTCGAAATTAAGCGTATTAGTGAGCTGCCATCGCAAATCAAGCGGAGTAACCACGTTGATACGATGCACCCACGTAGCGCCGTTATCGGTACTGGTCATGATCTCGTTATTTTTACGAAGGGCAACCAGTGTACTGCCTACCTTAATGATATCGACGATTACACTACCACTATCCCAATCGGTACCACTCGGGTATATGCCAAATTCGCCCTTGGTCCAGTGCATCAGGTCATCTGAGTAGTAAATGTGCACCCACCCCGGCGACTGCCTGGAGCCAAAATACCTGCCATCTATGCAGATCAATACATCGAATAAGACTTCTGAATCGGTGTAAGACATCTGCGTATAGTTGAGACCGTCTGTGCTCAGCCATAGTGGGCCAGCAGCATTTACTGAGCGACCAAAGCCATTGACTGCGACAAAATGCGTACCGTTCCACAGCTTAGGGGTACCGATATTAGGGCCGGTTATGATAGGATCGAGCTGCCACTGCTCTAAGACGTTACCGCCGAACGGATTACGTTGCGGCTCACCATCACCGAGTAGTACTTTGTCTTCCTGCGGGTCAGGTAGATTGCGCGCGGTAAGGACAGCGCGCGAGCCGGGCGGCACGCCCGTGATGGTGACGGTGTCACTGCCTGCCGACGCGGTGACAATATCCCCTACCAGGGTGCCGCTGCCGGTCCCGCCATTGAACCCGGTGACCGTGCCGGTGATGTGCCCCATCAGGTCGCCGCCAGGAATAAAACCAAAGAAGAAGCCACTGTCTACATTTCCTGACAGCGCGGCGGTGTGCCCTTCCGCATCGGTGATCGTGCCTTGTACCTCGCCATCCGCATCCCCGGTCACGTAGCCGGAAACGGCGCGGCGCGGGGCCTGGTTGACCGACTGCGCCAGCCCCACAGCCACGTCATGGATGGTACTGTCCGGGGCGGTGGCGATGTACGAGGTATTGATCGGCTCTGGCAGGTAGTATTCTTTGCCGAGGTAGAACAAGCTGTCGAGCTTCACCACCATGGTATGTACATAGGAAGGTGTCGTAAAGGTGCTGGCGCTGCCATTGCACGACAGGGTCAAGGTACCCGCGCCTGCGGTCACGCCGGTCACATTAAAACGAGTGTAGCCGTAGCCATCGGATGGACACACCTGGTCGATCAGCGTGCCGTTACCGTTGTCGAGCGATGCGGTGACGTTCGGCCCGCCGATAGATTCGCCGATGCTGCCGACGATACGCGCAACGAACGGCGTACGGCTGCCGACGCGTGGGCGCGCTAGAGGTACTGGCTTGGTGATGCGGGTCTCCACTGGCAGGTTGCGGTAGCCTTTGACGCGCAGGGTGCTGGCTCCGGTCCCGTAGGCGTCTGGAGTCCGCTCGATGAACAACAATCGCTTCAGGAACCGGTCATATCCGGTCTTCCATGGATTGCCAGGCAGATCAAGCTGGGTGGCCGACATGGTCTCGCCGGTAACGAAATCGATCAGCGTGATCACGCCGGTAGAGGAGACGACATAGGCGCGGTTCTGGTCTTCCCAGTGCGCGTCAACAGGCATGCCGGAGGCAGGGACATGGCGGATCAACTCCCCGGTGGAGAAGTGGTGCACGGAGATGCAGCTTGGTGGCGTATCGGAGGTGACAATCAAGGCGACGTCCTGCTGGATATCGAAGCAAATAAAATTATTATCCCAGCCGACAAACCGGGTCAGATCGATCTCGGTGCCGTTGCCGAACGGGTCGCCGTTGTTCGGGTTGACCGCGTGCAGGCTGTAGTAATTACCGAATCCGACAAAGCCGCGATTGACGATCATTTGCAGATTGCGGCCCATCTTGGCCCACCTAAAGTCGATGGTACCCATGTTCGAGGTCGAATCCGTAAAGCGGATGAACTCACCGGTAGCGCCGTCGATCTCCCATCCGATGATATCCCATGCTGGCCAGTAGTCCGTCGCCACTGTGGCCACGACCCAGATGACGAAATCCCCGGTCGGTGTCGTTTTCGGAACCGCCTCCATAAAATTAATACCCAGGATCGTGACCGACTGCGCCCAGCGCCGCAGCGGGTTGCGCTGGTTGTCGAGCGGCCCCACGGCCATGTAGTGTACGCTGGTGAATATTTTGCCGGGCCGTTTCTTGGTGAACCTGGTCCCGCGCCAGAAGTACTCCTCCTTGGGTGTCAACGGCACATCGTTGTCTGACGGGTAGAACCCAGGAGCTGGCTGGTAGTAGTGCTCGTACGGCAGGATATCCGAGAGGAAGACTTGTTTGATCATGATTATGGGAACACAACGGTGGCGGTAATGTTGCAGCTACCCGTGATACCAAGGTCCGGGTAGAACGTGGTTTCGGCATAGCCATCCGCGCCTGTAATACTCACGGTAGGGGAGAAGACGCCTGCGGTGCTGCTGGACCAGGCTACCTGCGTACCTGCGCACACTTCGCCACTGGTAGCGAGTGGGTAGACAACCGGCAAGTCGCTAGTAACTTTTACCCGTATCTTGCCTGACTTACCTGCAGACAAGGTGCCGGTTAGCGCGGGGTTGCTCAGCGCGTAGGGCACCCGCTGGCGCGCGTACAGGTTGATATTGGTGCGCTCCACGCCGACGAAGACCTGGAAGCGCTCGCTCCACCACACGCCCTTGACATTGTCGAACATATCGGTTGGTGACACGCTCGGCGCGTAGGTCTTGTCAAGGATCACCTGATTAACATGGTCATACTTCAGCATCAAGGCGCGCGCCGGTCCACTGGTATAGCTGGCGACCAAGGTGATCCAGCAAGCGCCTGCCGTATCCGACAACGACATGCTGGCGAATGACACGGTCGGCACCGTACCGACGCCGATCTGCGCGGGTACCAGTACTGCTTCCATAGTGAACGCCTGCACTTCGCTGGCGCTGCGCGGGAAGCTGAATAGACAGACGTCCTCATGCGTGTAGGGTGGCTCCAGGCCAAGGTTGCGCAGCAGGCCGTGGAATAGCAGGCGATCCGCCGTCGCGCCTAGAAAGCCTTTGATCTGGGAGGGCAGTGCACCACCCGTGAAAGGGGCGGCATACTCTTCGTGCATGGTGTCACTATTGAGCTGGAGCGGAGCACCGCCGCTGTAGCGTATCGAACCGGTGCGCGGCTCCATATAGAACGCCTCGTAGTCCCATTTGAACAGATCACTGGTGCCGGTGATGATCACCTTTTGTGTGACCATCACCATGGATTCTTTGAGGGACAGGTCGGGGCCGAACCAGGCCTGCGCCGTGTCGGGCGGGGTATAGATGCTGACGCTACGCGTATCCCAGCTACCATCAAGTTGCAGGATGCCATATAGGTTGGGCTGCCCTTCCGCCGACGCGATCAGGGTACATACGCCGACCGTATCCAGCCATAGCATACCGGTCAGCCACGCGCCACTATCCGTGGGACGGTGATAGTAGAGATCAATTGACATTGCCTCTCCTTATTCAGCGTACTGCGCGGAGATGATCGCCGTCTGGTCAGCGGCACTGGGCGTAAATAAGGCAGTAGCGATACCTTGCCCGTCCGTCCGCTCCGACGCGTGTGTGAGTGTGCCTGCTCCGGTCAACGACCAGATCACGCTGACGTTGGCCGGACCGCGCAGCACCGCCACAGCGGTGGCGTCGGGGCGGATGGCTTGTGGATGGATTGTAATGGACATAGTACCTCCTGTTTTACCTAGTGTTACCGGTTGGCGTGAATGCGCGCCAGCTCTGACTCGAACCAGTCGCGCAAGGTCATGTTCAGCGCGTCCGGATGTACCGACAATTGCAAGTTGACCGGTGGTGCCTTCGGTGCCACGGCAATGTTGTCGCGGTGGCGTGGGCTGTTCGCGGTCAATACCTCTTCCCCTTTTTGCAGGATGGCAGGTACCTCATTCGGCTTCAACCCTGCCAGGCCACCAGTATGGTAGCGTATCGCATTGGCAAACACCATAGGCGACACGGTTGCCATGGCGGAGCCTTCACCGACCACGCCGCCCGTGTGGAATACACCGCTGAGAATGCCTCCCACCCCCGATAAAGCAGAACCGAGCAGATCACCGATACCCTTTAGTGCTTCTTTAAAGGTACTACCGACCGCCTTGAAGAAATCCCCGAATATACCGCCGCCCTTGGTATCGTTGGACAGGTTCAATACGCCGCTCACCAGCGATTTCTTGACGCTGCCGATACCCTGCTCTACCACGCCTTGCAGGCCGCGCTCGGCGAACACATTACCGGCGCTGGCGAGTATCTTGGTAGCGCCGTCCTCCGCCGCACCGACCGCGTCCTGGGTCTCCTTACTGAAATCCTTGAGGCTCAGCGTCTCGCCGTTGGGGGTAGGGCCGAACGCGCTGTCCTGGCCTTGCCCTTGTGGGTTGACCAGCGCATCCTGCGCGTCGGCCAGCCGGACGTACATCGCGCTATCCTTGGTGCGACCCAGCTTGTCCTTATCGATCAGCGCCTTCGGGCCGTCGCCAGCCCCCCGCAATAGACCGGAGAAGAAGCCGCCGATACCACCCGTGCCGCCGCCACCGAGCACATCCTTGATGATGGTCTGGGAGAATTCCTTGGCGACGGATTCGCGGATCGCATGACCGAGGTCGGTCAGCAGGTTGCCCAGCATGCGGCGGATGCCACCAAAGCTGCGGCTCATCGCATTGGTTAGCGAATTGCTGATACCCGCTTCCAGCGCATGGTTGATTGATGTCGCCGTCTCGTCGACTACCGCCGTCAACTCCTGGTACTTCAGCTTCAGGCCGTCCAGTGCATTGATATTCTGCTGGTAAGCGACATCCTGCTCGATGGCCGCACGGATATTCTCGCGGGTAGCACCTGCCGCAAGCATCTTGGTCTCGATCTCGCGATTATTGATTGCGATCAGGCGTTCGGTATCGTCGATCTGTCGCTGGATCGCCACCGCCTGTTCCGCGTTGGCCAGATTGGTGAACTGCTCGACTTGCTTATCGGTGACCTTTCCCTGATTGCGCAGGAAGGCGATACGGTTAAAGGCATTCTGCACCGCGTCGGCGGTCAAGCGCGCCCGATCTGCAATTGATTGCAAAAGCGGGTCGATAGCTTTAACCAGCGCATCCAGCTTGAGACCGTCGATGAGGCCGCGTGTAATACCTGGCCGCTTCTTCGACAACGCGGTCTCCAATGTCTGGATACGCTCCTCGATCTGGCTCTCGATCAGGGTAAATTGGTCCTTCATTGCCTGTTCGGCGTCATCCAGGCCGAAGGCCTTGACCAGGTTGAGCTTGTCGGCCAATACCCCTTCATTGAAGGTTTTTACCGCCCTGCGGATCGTTTCCGCAGTCTGTGCTGGTATCTCGTTGACCCTGGATATCAGAACCGCCTTCTGTCCTCGCAAGATAGCCAGTTCTTTGTCGATCTTGACACGGTCGGATTCCTTGAATGACTTATCGCCGCGTTCCTTCAGCTTATTGTCGATCTCATCCTGCTTCAGGTTGATCTCGATATTCAGGTTGTTGGTGTCGATTCGCGCCTTTTCCCGGTAGAACTCCCTCAGATCGATCAGACCACGATCGAACCGGCGCTGGTCCTCTTGCAAGGCATTGTCGTTGGCTTGCTTTTTTATCGCAGCTTCTGCCTCTAGTTGGGCGCGGATAAGGTCGGCCTTCGCTTTCGCCAGCTTACGCGCTTCACTCTCTCCACCCTTTGGATCAACCGTGTTGCTGCCGGTCGCCTTCGGCTTATCCAGCGTCTTACCTGCATCGGCACCGGTCAATGGGGTGCCCTGCTGCTTGGCGGTGGCAAGCTCCGTCTTGATAGCCTTCGCGGAGGCGAGCGTCACTTCTTTGGTATTTGCAATCCCCAGTACGAGGGCGACCGAGTCCAGGACATTCTGCGGAACGCCCTTCATCTCGGCTATCTTTTTGCTGACATCGCTAATCGCCACGCCGAACAGGCGGAAGGTCTCCTTAGCGGCCTTAAGCTGCTCGTTGTACTCTGCCAGCCGTTCAGTGGCCTCTTTCTTGTCCTGTTTGCTTGCGCCGGGGTTGTCGAGTATCTTCTGCTGCTCTGCAATATCGACTAGCAGCTTATCGCGAGCATCGCGTGCTTCGATAAGAGGGACCACCATCTGTGTGAAGATAATGGCGCTGGCGTCTGTGAAGATGCTGGTGGTTTTATTGACGAACACCGCCAGCGCCTCGCTGGAGTCCTCCACCCCGGCCTTGACTGCATTGGTCGAATCCAGGCCCAGTTGTTTGGCATGACCAGAGGCGATTGCGTAGGCGTCCTCTATCGTCTTCAGCTCGACAGTACGTTTCTCGACAGCAGTAGCAAAAAACCCAGCAGTCTCCGTGTTGGAGTCTTGCAGCGATTTTTGCAGTTGAGCCAACTCCGCCTTGGCCTTAGCAATCTTGGCAGGAAACGCGTCTAGTTCATTCTTCTTCGCGGCATCCACAGCAGGCTGTGCGCTGGCCTCTGTCAGTGCGTCGGTATTCACCAGCCGCGCTGCACTCAACAACGCACCAAGCTGATCCACCCCTTGCGCCTTGGTCTTGGCGTCGGTATTCAGCTTGATCTTGTTGGTGACGTCGTCGGACTTGTTCTTGTCGAGCTTGCCGTTGATCAGCAACAGCTCCTTGTACTGGTCTACCTGCTCCTTGATGCGGTCATTCTTGCGCTTCATTGCAGCGGTTGATTCCTCCATCGCCTGCGCCTCTTTACGCGCAGCCTCGCTGCTGAAGCCTAGCCAGTCGCCAAGATTGCGCAGGGCTTTGGGCAGTATGTCTACCCAGCCTAGCGCGTCGGCGATGCTACCCAGGATGATAAAGCCCAGGTAGACCGGACCCAGCCATCTTAGGACAAACTTCAGGGCATTACCTACCGCCGTCAGTCCAACAGCCAATACTTCGAGCTTGCTCAACCCCGCGAAAAGTCCGCCAGCAGGCGCGCGTGGTAGAGGGGTAGGCGAGGCAGGTGCCGGACCTCCGCCCAATCCAGGACCCGTGGTGGGTACGATCGGCAGGATACCTGCTGCTGCGTTGGCGCGCAGCTTAGCAAGTTGCTCGGCATTTTTTATTGCAATAACATTGGCGATGTTCGCCTGCGCCGCGCCCTTCTGCATCGCCAGTAATTTGGCATTTTCTGCCAGTATCTCTTGCTCCACCCGCTGCGTGGTGGTGAGCAGCAACGCATCCGCCGCGACTTTGGCCTGCTGGATGCGTTTGGCGTCCGCCACCTTTAATGAGGCAAGCTGCTTAGTATAGAAGGCCTCCTCTTGTGCCAGCGCAAAGGCTTTGGCTTCCTTATCGACCGCAGTACGCTTGCCGCGCGCCTCCGCCTCAATAGCGGCCATCTGCGCTTCATGCTCCTTCAGTGCCGCCGCGCGCTTTGCCTGGCCGATAGCGACCGCCTTGTCCACTCCTACTTGACCGGTATTGGTGGCATTGGCCAGGGCGGCGTCGCCATTTTGTATGGCTGCATTGCCTGACGTGATCGCAGCGGCTACCGCACCTTGCGCGGTATTCAAGCTAACGCGGGCTTGATTCAGTGCGGGCTGCGACTGCTTCTGTGACGCCGCAGCGGCGGACTTCGCCACCTTGGTCTGATATGCGGCGACGATAGCAGCATCTTTTTCGGCAAAGGAGGCAGCCGCCTTCGCGGCTAATGCGGCTGTTGCCGCAGCCTCCTTCTCAGCGGCGGCGATACGCTCGGCGGAAGCAGTGCGGTAGGCGTCAGCAGTCTTTTTGACTGACGCACGCAGCGCCTCCCAGGAGTTCATCTGTTTGGCGTTGGACGCGCCAACGGCCGCTCCTGCACCTGTCGCTGCCGCGCCGACCGCTGCTGTGTCTGCCGTGACCTTTTTGAGCAGGCCGGATATGATTGGCAGGCTAGTCGCCAGATTCAGGAAATACGATACGGCCTTGACCGTCAGTAGTACCTTCACCACCTTGATGAAGTTCTCCCAGTTGATACCAAGCGCCGAGACGGCCTTAGTAAGGGAGACGGCCAGATCGATCATGTCGCCGAAGGATTTGACGACAGCACCGATAAAGGCGCGCATACCGGGAGCCTGTAGTGCTAACGCGAGTTGTCCGACATACTTGGTCAGGACGGCGAGCAGTGGCTGGCCACCGTCCGCCGCGAGCTTAAATAGGCTATTTTTAAGCGTCTCGACCTGTGCATTGAACGTATTCAAGACGGTCTGTTGCTCGCGCAGCGCGGAGGTACCGGTGTCGATCCCCTTGGCTGCGTTGGCACGATTCTTTCGTATCAGATCGTCGTTGACGTCTTGCAGTGCCTTGTCACCTAGACCGAAGATACGGCCCTGACCTTGCGTCCTGCTGATCAGCTCCGCCTGGCCCGCCCCGGTGAAGGTGCGCAGTGCCTTGGTGAGGCGCAGGTAGGCGTTTATTCCGCTTTTCTCTACATCCGCCAGCCATTCATCCTCGGTGACGGGCTTGCCTTCCGCCCTGGACAGCGCCTTGATAATATCCGCACGCTTGGTCTTGAGCTGCACGAGAATTTTGGTGAACGAGGTGCCGACTACCTCGGGCGACAGACCAAGCTCGATGCCGGTAGCGCCGAGCGTGATAGCGTCACGCAGGTTTTCCAGCGGCGTGGCATTGATCGAGCCTGCTGCGGCACCGATGCGCTTGACGGCATCCAGCAGGTTGCCTGCGTTGATAGCACCGTGGTTGGTGACTTCGTTGAAACCGGACGCCGCCTTTTCAACGTCGTTGATATCGATCTTGAAAATGTTGAGCAACTTGCCCATGTCGGACCCGGCCTTGCCCACCTCGATATCCAGCACCGAAGCCATGCGCGCGATCGAATCAGTGAACTTCAGCACACCTGCTACACCAGCCCCGCCGAGACCTTGCTGGCCTGCGGCGGAGGAGATTTTTGCGAGGTTTAAGGCGGACTGGTCGCTATGCAGGGACAGCTTGAGCAAGCCGTCATTCAGGTCGAGAATCTGGGTGGTAGTGAATCCAGTCGTCTTTTTGACGTTCGCCAGCTCGCGCTCCAGATCGCCTGCGGTGGAGATAGGGAGTCCGGAAATCTTGATGGCAGCCAGCGCAGAGGTAACCGCCCCGACAAACCGGATCAGCTTCGATTCCAGCCGGTTCAAGTCGGGGCTTAGCTCATCGCGTGCCTGGATGGTTACGTTGAGTTGGCTGTCAGCCATGTTACTCTCCTTTAGATACGTCGGTCAGGTCCTCGATATGCTCGCTGAGATGGTCTCCGCTACCGAACATACCGCCCACTACTGCACTCATGTCGGTGACGAACGCCAGCCTTGCCCTAGCATCGACCCTGTCGATCGCATCCAGGAGGGTGACTACACGGTCCAGTGGGTACTCCGCGATGTCCTGTAGACGATGATGATGGCTCACCAGCTTCTGTACCGTATCGCGGACCCACAGACCGAAGTCCATCCCCTTTTCGGGGGAAATTACTTTGCCGTGCTTGTCGCGGGTGCGTACAGGCTTGCGACCGTGCTGGCGGCGGCGTTCTTTTTCGACCATCCGCCGATGACGGTCTTGAACAGCCGGGGCAAGCTCTGGGTAAAAAAACCGTAGTTCATCCCGATCACACCCAGGCACACCATGATGGCGTCCTCGATCTCCAGGTGATTGAACTCGTCCTCGGTGATATCGCAGAAGTTGGGCATGGCCTCGGGTAGGAAGTCCATGCAGGACGCAAACAGGGTCAGCACGATCGATTGCTGGCCGAAGGCCTTTTCCACTAACTCGGTGGTGTTCAGGTTGATGTCGTTGATGCCTTTACCCGCCGCCATCGCCTTGATTTGTTCATGCGCCATGGTGGCGATCAGGTCGATGAACTGCTCGCGCGGGATGTTGTTGCACAGGTTCTGGAACAGCCGCGTAACGGTGGCAATCTGCTTGAACACTGCCGTATGGAAATTAACGGTGCGGCCGTTCTTGAGCGTGTAGGACATGCGGCTACCGGCGAACATCTCGTCGACGATGGTCTCCAGCGACACCGCGATCTCGGCCACGGCAGGCCCGGTGGAGGGCGTCGGGGTGGACTGGACGTACTGACCGCCTGCGTTGGTTTCTGCGTTCGTTTCTACCATGATCATGCTCCTGTTATATCCAGTTGGTACAAATTACCGGCTACGGCCAATGCGACCGCGCGCGGTGGGTGATGTTGCGGCAACCTCGGACACCTGTCGTGTCTCCGGTACGTCTACGTTTTCTACTTTCTCCTCCACTGCCGCGCCCGTGTCGACCAAGTAATCCCGGCTACCTTGGTTGCGTGTACGGATCGTGGCACCTGGGGCGAAGTCTACACCAGATACTTGACAAGGGGCAACCGCCGTCAGTACGTATTCGGTCTCTTTGCAATCAATTGCATTTTTGATGCTGGTCATGGCGTTCTCCTGAAATGAAAAAAGGGGAAAGAGCCGAAGCCCTCTCCCCTTGGATGCTGCTATCCGCCCGCAGGGGCTTAGGTACCAGCGAACTGGTATTCGCGGAAGTACTTCGAGCCGGAGCCGGTGACCAGCGAGTCCAGCAGGATGTTGCCGGAGAAGTCAGCCTTGCCGAAGTCCTGGTTGATGTATTCCAGGCCGGTCATTGGATCGACTGCCGCGCGGAACACTTCCAGCAGGACCAGCTTGCCGTCGTAGGTGTTCAGGCCCTCGAAGCGCAGGAAGCGCTCCGGCGCGGTGCCGGTGGTGAAGGCGTCCATGCGGTCCACGGCACCAGCCGTGTAGTCCACGCTGACCACGGCAGCATCGACGATCAGAGTCGAGGTAGCGATCGGGTAGATCGTGCCGAAGTCGGTGTCGATGTCATAGTCGGTGCCCAGTACGCAGGTGGTCGCGCCAACCTTGACGATCACGGCCGAGACCTTCGGCTTCTTCAGCGCGATGATGTGGCCTGCTTCGTAGGTGTGCGTCTCGGCGGTGACCGCGCCCGAGGTGGTGGTGAGCTTGGTGCCGTACAGGCCCAGCGCCAGGTTGTCCAGCGACAGCGATTCGGTCGAGAACTTGAAGGTACCCTTCTGCTCGGTGATCACGGTGGCGTCGATCGAGCGGTTGCCCGACATCGATTCCTTGTGCTCGAACTTGGTGGTGGCGATATCCACCGTCAGCGAGGTGACGTTGCCGACCGCGATGAAGTTTTCGCCTGCGCCGGTCGTGGCGTTGCGTTTACCGATCAGCAGACGACCTTGACCGGAGTAGTAGTAGCTGGTTGGGATAGGACGAGTCATGATGATTCTCCAGTTGAGTTACGGGTTACCTGCAATAGGTAAGGCAATTTGCCATACCTGCGAATAGTACAGCATGTCTTTCGTGGAAGCACTAATTTCAGGTTTTTCGCCGACAAAGGTCCATGCGCGGTTGGCGGCGTCGTCGGTGACGAACGAGCCTTGGATACCCGCGCGCAGCAAGGTCAGCAGCTTGGTCGCGTTATGCCTGGTACCGCACGCTTCCTCGGTGGGTACCGCCAGGATGATCAGATACGAGAACAACGCCATCAGACCGCTGCTGCCGCGCGCAGCGTTGGTATTCTGTTCCGGGGGACGGTGCGGCTTGGTTTCCAGGTAGCCGATACCGACGCCGATGTGCTGGCACAGGTCGGTCGCCAGCATGGCTTCCAGATTGTCGAGCGAGAAAACACCATGCACGTTTGGGTGCAGGTCAGGCACCGACTGGTAGGCACTTTGTACCTTCTGGACCAGATCGCTCTCCATGCGCTCGATCATGTCCATGTCGCGGTTCAGCAAGTTCATCTCTATTCCTCCACTGCATTGTCGCCCGCGCGGCGCAGCAGGCTATCGACCGATTTGACGTCCAGCGCGCCGATACCCAGGAAACGCCGTGGCTTTGTGCCATGTTTGTTGTCACCGCGCTGCATGACAGCGGCATAGGCAGCCATGGACTCACCGCGCGTGCCGGTGGCCGATGGGTCGATACCGATGCGCAGACCCGCGCCGGTATTGAAGAAGGTGGAGCCTGCACCACCCTTGATGATCTTGATTGATTCGCGCAGGCGGCGCGAACGTTTTAGAATCTCATTCGAGGTGATGCCTGCCCGCGCACGCCGCTCCAGCGTGCTGTCCTCCAGCTTCTTCCATTTGACGCCGTCCGGGTCCACCTGCTTGTCGAAGCGGTCCCAGGTACGCTCCAGTAGGCGCTTACCGATCTGCTCAACCATGACCGGCAACGCCAGCCGGTCACGGATGGTGGCGATGCGCTGCGATAGCTTGGCCGCACCCTGTACAAATTTGGTGTCTTCGCTCATACGCGCATACCGTCCGCGCGGGTGGAGTTCACCGGCCACACGCAATCGCGCGGGCGCTGGTAGCGCATGTAGACGCGGGTGGTGATATCTTTCTGCAACGGCACCATCAGCTCGCCGTAGCGCACGTTGTCCGGCAGTTTTAATACCTTCTGATTGACGCGGTACCATTGCACCAGCAAGGTGACGACCACGCCCTCGATCCACAGCGGCACATCCTCAAACAGCGGAGTGAGTGGCGGGTCGATGTCCGGGTCCACCTCGGGCGTGCTGAAACCGGCACTGTAAGTGACGGTGTAGCTACCGGCTTTCCAGCCTGCTGCCAGGATCACCACGCCCAGACGGAGGTCGATCGACCAGGTGCTGACCGGCAAACCGTCCGGACCTGTGATCGTGACCGGGAAATCCTCGGAATTTTCCACATAGCCGTTGGATAGGCGCAACCTGGCATCGCGCGGTTGCACGCCGCTGGCCAGCACGGGAAGGTCGAAGGTATCGACCGTTTCACCGAAGGTCAGGGATGCCACACCCATCGCATCTTCTACCCGTGGTAGCAGGTAGTTGAGGATATTCAGCAGCGCGCTGTCATCCGGCCCGACCGAGCCGGTGCACTTGGCACCGATGGAGGCTGCCGCAGCGGTAGGATCGATCAGATAGGGCATGGCGGGTCTCTTTGCTTAGGCGGTAGCGGAGGCGGACTTGCGGGCCACGCGCTGGCTCTTGCCCTTTACCACGGCGGGGGCCGGTGCCGGGTCGTCAGTCTCTGCGGTCGACTCCTCCAGGAAGGCTGCGGTATCCAGGACCAGCGGCGCGACCGGTGCTGTGGTTACTTCCGTGACGGTCGCGGTGGTGAAATCGTAGTCCGGCCGCACATCGTCGCCGACGACTTCAAAGTGCGGGTAGATACCTTTGGTCGTGTTCCACTCCTCACCTTGCAGCATGCGCTCGGCATCGCTGTCGTCCACACGCAACACCTTGTCGCGGGTGATGGTGGTGAATTTGGTCACAGGGGAGATGTAGTTGTCCAGGCCGCTCATTTTCAGGGTTTTCATTATACCTATCCTTTGTCGTAAATTATGCAATCAATTTCAAAACAAAAAAGGCGGGCATGGACCAAGCCCGTACCCGCCTTCTATTACCGGCTGCCGTTGATCAGACGTTGATCAGCTTCAGCGCGCCGACCTGGTCATCGACTTGCAGCGCGATACGTGCGGTAACCACAATGATGTATTCGCGCGAGCGGATATCTTTGTCGGTTTCCACGGTGATCTGGCGCTGGATGCCGAACACCAGGTTTTGCGGGTAGGTGAAGATGCCCTTCGCACCGACGCCATCCGAGGCCATGGTGGCGGTCGGCTCGATCTTCACGCCCTGCGAGTACAGGTCCACGTTGGCTACCGCCGACTGGTCACCCAGCGCGCCGATGCGGTTGATGCGGTCGGCCTGGAACTTGATCTTGTTGGCGATCGACAAGAACATGCGCATCGCTGGCAGGTTGCGCAGGTAGCGCTGCGGGATAGCCAGCAGGGCGGCGGTCACCATCGAGTCCTTCGGACCGGCCGAGGCGTTGTCCAGCACGTTCGAGGTGATGCGTTTCAGCCAGCCATCCTGTACCAGCAGGTCGGCGTCGCCGGAGCCGGTGTCGGAGAAGATAGCGAACTCCTCGAAGTCCAGCGCGGCGCGGGCGGCCATCTGGCGCAGGACGTGTTCCTCGAAATTGCCCTGCTCGATGTTGTCTTCCATCACTTCGTACGGGATACGTACTTCAGCGATGTATTCCTTGGTGTCGAGCTGGATTTGCGAGGACAGCGGCTTGCTGCGTTTGGCAGCGGCCAGCCAGCGATCGTTCGAGCCGGAGTCGTTCTGGCCACCGGTCTGGGTCGCGGCGTGCATGATGCGCGAGTCGAAGCCCAAACGGTTGATTTTCATTTGCGGGCCGTTCATGCGCTGTTGACGCACTTGGGCCAGCATGGTTGGTTGCTCAACGACAAAGTCGATGAACTGGTTGGCCTGTTCAGGCAGAAGCAGGCCGCCGTTGGAGGCCAGGTTGGACAGCGCAATATCGGCGCGCAGCAGGCGTTCGGTGCTAGTGGTCATTTGTTACTCCGTTAGTAAGGTGAAAAGATGCTACGCGCCAGGTTACTCGGGGGTGCCGGTCAGATTGTTGAAGATGCCACGGAAGACACTTCTCTTCTCGGTAGCGGTCACAGCGGCAGTTTCGTTGCCATCCGCGCTGCGGACGATGGTGGTGCCTTCCAGGCGGCCGACCTTTTCCGCCAGCGGGGCGACGGCGGCAGCCAGCAGGGCTTCCAGATCGGCACGGGTGATGGCGACCGGAGCTTCTGCGGTAGCAGGAGTCGTGGTAGTCGTGGTGGTGGCTTCGCTGCGTACGGCGGTTTCGGTCGTGACAGCAGGCGCGGCGGTGGTAGCCTTGGCCACGGCGTCGGCGATCATCTTGTCCAGGTCGGCGCGGGTCATGGTCAGCGAGACCGCGTCGGCGGTGGCCTTGTCAGCAGCAGCCTTGTCGGTGGCGATTTTCTCGTCAGCGGCGCGCTGGATTTCTGCTTTCTCGGCGGCAGCCTTATCGGCGGCATCCTGGGCGATTTTTTCATCGGCGGCGCGTTTGGCGACGATCTTGTCCAGTTCTTGCTGGGCTTTCACGGCATCGATAGTCATGTCAACATCCTTTCGTTTAATGGAATCTGCGCGACTGGCGAGCAGCAAAACTTGACGGGGCAGCGCATCCATTGCATCCGAGATGAACTGTCCATATTGCTGCAAGCACCGCGTCACCAGTTGCTTGCGGGTATCCAGCGGAAGCTGGTTGTAGAACATGATGTTGCTCATCACATCCCGCAGACGCCACGCCGCGTCTTCCATCTCTTCGCAGAAGGCGCGGTCGGCGCTGGCTGCGTAGAAGTCCATCTGACCCCAGCCCCAGTTGCCGTAGGCTGCTTCATTGACCACGGCGACAAAGCCGTCCGGAATCTTGATCGCGCCGTCGATGATCTGCATGCCATCGGTGCGGACGATGACGGCGGTGACACCTGCCTCCAGCTCCATCCTGCGGACCTCGGTACCCTCGGTAAGTTGCGCGCGGGAAACCGAAATCACATCGCTGGACGAATTCTCGATGGCGTCGACGGAAATGTCAACACCATTTTGATTACCCCACGCAATAATTTTGTCATTATCGAACGTGGTTTTGGTGAATTCGTAACGGCACACGCCAATGCCGGTGCCTTCGCTGCCCGATTTCGGCTGGTATTGCGCCGGATCGATGTGTGCCGTGACGCCGTCCGAGGTCAGGCGTACCGTGGTGGGCTTCAGTTCCTGGACTTTTGCAACTGATTGCAAATCGCTGCGGTAGGCGTAGCACAGCGTCTCCTCGACCACCAGGGTGTAGCCTTCCATGCCGAAGCTCTCCAGCGCGGCGGCGGCGTCTTCCTCGGTGTAGTCATCTGGGAAGGTGATCATCAGGACCGCGTCCTCGCCGCGCTTGGCCTTGGCTGGGCGGGCCGAACGGATGATCTGGAACGGGCGCTGGTTGGCGGGCTTGCCGACCAGGCTCAGGAATTCCGGCGTGTCCACCTTGACGAGGTTACCGGCTGCGCTGCGGGCAATGCGTTTGCTGGTCATATCACTTCTCCTTAAATTACGTAAATGCGTTATTCAATTACATCGAACCGGTGCGAGTGAGCATCGGCAATATCCGTAAACGTATGGGTGCTGATATTATGCGAATGCCCATCCGTGACGCCAGTCCCGCCCGACACCGGCTTGTTCAGCGTATCCACCACCACCGAGTAGGTATGCGTGTGTCCGTCGAACAGGTCGGGATGCGTGATGCCGGTGATGATGCGATTACGCAAGTTGTCGATCTGAATAGGCAGCATTGTAACCAGTGCTTCAAAGGAATAGCCATTGATTTCGCCATCGAGCACTTTTTGCCAGATATCCGGATCGAGAATTTTCATGGCCACCACCCACGAGCCTTCGATGAAGTCCGGGTCGCCCGGCCGCACGATGAAGCTCTCGACCACGTACACCTTGCCGGTGACGTCATCCTGATTGTGGTTGACGTCGATACCGTAACCTTGCATGGCGAACTGGTAGGCGAATTCCTTGATGGCGGCGTGGGTGTAGATGTCGCCATAGGTGTTGGGTGTGTCGGGGATCAGGATTTCCGCCATGACCACCTGCTCCCAGCCCTCGCCGTCGCGCCGGATGAATTTATGGGCCATGGCTTACTCCTGGCCGTGTTCCGGCGAGGCCGGGGCGACATTGCCGTTAGCCTCTAGGGCTTTACCCGCCGCGTCCTTGCCTGCCTGCTCATCATGCGTGTTGGCCGGGACCTCCGCCGCGCCCGACGCTTTCATGGAAAGCGGCATCGGCATGTCCATCCAGTCCTCGTAGCCATCCTCGCCTTTTTCCGGATACGGCGGCAGCTCGATCTGCAACAGCGCGTTGGCGACGATCTGCGCCGAGCGCGGCGTGACCGCGCCCATGACGTTCAGCGCGGTCAATGCTTTCATCGTCATCTCCGGCGAGGAGATCGACGGCGGCCGGGCCACCAGTTTCACGGTTTTCAGGCGCAGACCATTACGTCCATGCACGATCAGGTTGTTCAGCGCCTCGTCCTCGCGCTGGCGGGCCGGTGCAAATACTTGTGCCTCGGCTACAAACTGGCTGACATTCGCCGTGGCGAAATTGGCGTCCTGCGACATGCCGACCGAGATCGGCGGCAGGCGGAACGAGCTGCGTAGGTCGGCCTGGTTGCCTTCCTTGTAAGTCTTGAACAGGCCGTCGGAGGGGCGCTCGCTGGTGAGCTTTTCAATGTGGATCGTGATCGGCGAGGCACCTTTGTCTATGGTGTCGCCATCACCCACCGCCTCGATCAGGATCATCTTGTTCTGACGCTCCTTACCAGTGCCGGTGTTGATCACGCGCTGAATTTCCTGATACGAGGCGGCGGTCAGCCGTCCACCGGAGACGGTGATCATCGCGGGCGGGATGGTGTTGTCCTCGAAAAATCTCATATTCACTTCCTCGGCCTCGCGCGAACCGATCATCGACGGTATCTGGCTCAGCCAGCGCGGTAGGCCGTAGGCGTCGTTGGAAGGTAGTCGTGTGTGGTAAATCTCGGTGGCTAGTTTGACGTCACCAAGAGGGAAGCCAGGCTCGCCCTCGAAGGCCCCCGTGACCGAATCCATCTTGCGTGGGTCGCCGAATTCGCGGAAGAAGATCAGCTTACCGCCGACAAGTTGCACATATTTGCGGAACAGCTTGTATTCGGTAACCACGGCGGTACGCTTGCCGCGCGGCACGTCGTACTTGACCGGCACCTCCTTCTGGTGGCGCGCAGTCAGGCGCGTGGTCAGCGAGGGGGCGTGACGCAGTAACGAGATATTGCCTCCCCGGTCGCGGATCACCTCCATGAAGCCGAAGCCGACCGATTCGCGGTCGCGCACGACCTTGCTCATCACGCCTGCCAGCGATTCCTCGGTATTGGCGCGGGTGACGAACGATTCCAGCTCGTCCTCCTCGTCCGGATCGACGGTGATCTTTTTCGACAGCGGCTTGACCTCCCAGCCGGACTCGACCGTGTTGACCACCATTGCGTCGATACACTGTGGCAGCATGGAGGAGCGGCTGATCATCTGGTAGAGCTGCGGGATGTCGAATGGCGTTGGCAGGACGGTGCCCGCCATGCCGGAGCCATTCAGGATGGCTTCCATCTGGTCGACATATACCGACTGGTTGCTGGTCGAATGGTCGGCGCGGTTGATGGTGATGGTGCGCGCGGTGGCAGTGATGCTGCGTTCCTTACTCGGGCGCGCGGTGCGGGTGATACGGTTATTGCTCATGGTGCGCTCTTTTCACGTTGATAGGAGAAGCCGCGCTCGATCAGGAACTGGTTCAACTGGATGTCCCCGTCGCGGGTGTGGACCAGGACGGTGCCTACCCAGCTTGTGCCGACGCGCGAGTGGACGGTGAGGGTGACCTTGCGGTCGCGAGTCATGCTGCGGATCAGCGCGCGGACCTTGCCCGCGTCGGTGTCCTGGCCCGCATTGACCGCGTTGGGGGTGTCGACGCCGTACAGGCGGACGCGCTGGCGCTTGTGCAAGCCTTCCACGCCGAGGTCGACCATGAGGACCAGGTCGTCGCCGGAGAAGACGTCCATTACTTCCGCGCTATATACACTATCTGTTGGCATTTCCGATCCCCTCGCCAAGATGACTAAAATCAATGGAGGCGATCATACCGCAGAGTCTATACTGCGGGCAATAAAAAAGCCGCCCCGAAGGCGGCTTTCGTAACATGCTTTGCAATCAATTGCAAATAGGACTGTAATTTAGTCCAGGCTACATTTCGGAATATCAACTTCAAAGCCGCTGCCGAAGCGCGTGCGGTGAAGGTCCAGAGCGTCGGCAAATATCGGCTTGCCGAGTACCAGGTGGCCGTTAACTACGTTGCCGATGTCGGCCTGCGCGGCTTCCGGCTGGGTGACCAGGTCGGCGCAGGGGAAAGCAAAATAATCATCGGTGTCTACTACCGACATGAAGCCGCGCAGGTTCTGTTCCGCGAGCGGATCGTAGAACACCGGTTCGGCATAGCTGGCGGATTTCAGGAACTTGCCTTTCGGCGCGTCGGGCTGGTCGAGCGCCGATTTCATGATCATGGTCGGATAGTCGCCCTCGAAATAGACGTGCGTGACTCCGAGCGCCCTGTGTTTCTCGATGGTAGCTGCTTGGTCGTCATCATCTTTGATAAACCGGGTCATCACGCCGTCGATGACGCTGTGCATGTCGCGGTCGGCGTCGATCCCCATCAGATGGTGCGCACCGTTGGAGAAGACATTGATGTCACACAAGGCATCGCGCACGCCGAGCGGGTCGGTAGTACAGAGCCGTTCGTCCATGCAACGCTTGAGTGAATACAGGATGGCCTTGACGCGGGTAGGGTCGCAGCCAAGCGCAATGAACAGCTCGCCGACCTCGTCCGGAATATTCAGACATTGCTTGCGGATACGCTCCCAGTCGATGTCGCCCGGCTCTCCTGCTGGATTGCCGAACGCGACATTCATTGCAGCGACGCGCTGAAAGGGGGTGATGATATTAGGTTCTTTCGTGCTCATTTGGTTCTCCTGACGTTGTTGATGGTGCGGCGGATGGTCGACAGATACTCGTCGAGATGGTCATTGCGGATGGTAGTGTGGATGTAGTGGCGCGGCAGGGCGTTGTCCGAACTATGCCCATTGGATACCGTGCCCTCGCGCGTGACTTCCAGGATGCGGATCGGTAGACCCAGCGCGGTGGCGTGGCCGAGCAGGAGCTGAACTTCCGGCTCCTCGCGCAGGTCGGCGATGACCACGTCGCGGCCCGCCTCCAGCAACGGGACCAGCCGTTCCCGCATCTTCCATACCCAATACAGCGGGTCGTCTGCGCGCCGGTACTCGGTGGCCCAGCGTTGCAGGATGAAGCGCGAGGTGCGCGGGCTGTACTCGAATTTGTCGAACGCCTGCTCATGCTCCGACGAATTCATGCCGTAGAACAGCTCGATGGCGCGGATGGCATCGACAAAGTCATGATCATTGCAGTTATACAATGACAGCTCGGGTGCCTCGTAAGTCTTCCACGCGCTCGATTGCAGGTTCTCAATCGTGACGTTGAAGGCGGCGGCCACTTCCTCGTACAACGGCTTGGCGAAGCTCTCCTTCGCGAAACCGAACTCGTTGACCATCAAGTCGGCGGCGGTGTCCTTGCCACTGCGCGGTAGGCCGTACATCCCGATTATCATCGGCACCTTCTGGCCGCGATCCTTGTTATAGCTCATTCCTCATCCTCCTCGTTGTCGATACCCTTGGCCAGCTTGGCTGCGGTCTTTTTGTTATTCGGGTCGGTGCCCATCCTATATGGCCACAGCGCACATTTGGTGATCGGGCAATCGCGCACCTCGGACAAAGCCCCGCCCGAGCACTCGACGCATTTTGCGCGAATGGCCGTACCGCGATTGGACACCTTGTCCTGGTAGCGTTGGATGACGGCAACGTAGTCAACCCGGCTGGAGCCGATCTCACCATCTTCCTTGGTAGCGCCGAGCAGTTCCGCGCGCGATGGCGGGGCGGGAGGCTTGAGGGCTTCTGGTGATGGTTCTGCTACCGGCGCGGAGGGGCGCGGTGCCCTGCGAATGGTTGCCATTGTGTATTGTTCCTTTTACCGGGGTTGTTCGTAATTAAAGCGGTTTTACCCTGAGCAGCCACTTGGGCAACTCCTGCATGCTGAGTATATAGTATTGCTCGTTATTCTGGCCTATTTCGTTGAGATACTGCGCGAGCAATTGAAACTCTTCCCTGATCTTGTTGTAGCGGACCAGCATGAAGGCTGGGTCCTGCGCGGAGACCCCGCGCGGCATCCGAATACCGACCGTATGGATCAGGTACGTGTTGAAGCGGATATCCACGTAACCCTTGTCCTCGTATAGGACGGTGGAGGATAGTCCGCCCTGTATCGCGGGCTTGCGCCGCCGCGCTATGTCGAATCTATCCATGTCCGGCCAGCGTCGTGGTGCGCGCGCCGTGGTCTTCGACTTCTTTACCCGCTCCCTTACCACCATATCCGTCCCTCTTTCATTGTTGTTGGAAATGGACCCGCATCTTGCCCTCGCCCATGTCCTGTATATAGGCGTGCTCCCAGATCGGCTGGGTGGCGGTGGCAGGGGTCATGTTCGTCATCACCTGCGCGACCTCCACCCCTTCCGGCATGACTACGGTGAACCAGCCCTGGCCCCGCGCCCAGTCGTTTTCCTTCACGAAGGACGGGTTGGCGTGATCGACATACCCGCTGATGATCGAGTAGCGGTTGTGACCGCCTTCCTTGATCAGGCTGTCGTATAGATCGCCCGCGAGGTAGAAGGATTCCATCAAGTTGGGATTCTGTACGTTCGGGATGTTTTTCGCGCCGTTTGCAACTGATTGCAAATCGAATAGCCAGTCGGAGAGCATGCTGTAGTCGGATACCCGGATATGATGGTACTGGCGGCGGCCGTGTCCATGGTAACTGGGGTAGCCCTGCCCGCGCCAGCCGTGGGAGAGGCCTTCCTTTACAAGAGCCGCCAGCGCGCCATGCTTTGCAGCCGGTGACGGGTACTTGCGGTAGTCAGGCTTCTCGCCTTTGTGGCCGGTGTAGCGATTTTCATAGAACGCGCCACGCGGCTTGCCTTCCGCAACTTCGGATGCCGATACAGCAACGCAAAGATACGGCGACTCCGAATAGGTAATGAGTCGGGAGAGAGGGTACCCACTGCTGGCAATTTCATGAGCCAGCATAACTGGCGCGCTGGTGGCGCTGTCGTCTTCGGGGTCGGCGTTGACCCATTCGTGGGAGATAATATCTGCCGCCGCGCCAAGGTTGAATTGGTGATGAGACGGCTTACGGGAATCCTGATAGTGGACAATTTCATCGGACAGCTCCGGTGTGATGTAGGAGTACGAGATCGACAACGGCCCGGCCTGCTCCAAAAACGGTTCCAGGAACTCGTCGCACAGTGCGTGCAGGTTGGCCATCTTCAGGGGGAGTTCCGGGTCGTGCGGGTCCAGCATGTTCGGTATGCCGCGCGTGTACACGCTATGGTTGCCCAGAAAATCTGAAAGAATGAAGTGTTTCGATACTCTGATTTTTGTTGGATCGAATTGCATGGAACCCTCCTGCTATTTTACCTTTAATTACCCAATACGCGCATGCAATACAGGATGCTGCCTGTCTGACGGCATTCGCGCCACAGGCCGACCTCGATGTAGGCTGAGATAGCCAGTGCGGCGATGACGGCGATGGGGAGTACGTGCTTTTTCATGCTGCTTCCTTACTGTACGTGCTCGGCGACGGCATGACCGCCCCCGGACGCTTCCAGGGAGTGGTTGCTGATGTAATGGGTGACGAAGGCGCGCATGGCGTCAATCTTATTGACCATGTAGCCGGTGCCGTACAGCGGCGACTTTTCCAGGTCGAACAAAGCGCGGCGGTAGGCCTCGACCACGATATCGGTCCAGGTGGTCTCTCCGGCGACTGCGTCGTTTTTCATGAAGTCTCCCGCATGTTGCGCAATCGCCGAGGCCAGCGTCGGGTTGACCGGGATCAGGTCGGCGACCATATACAGCAAGTCGTCCGAGCCGTAGTCATTCAGGCGGATGGCCTGCTCCATCATCGCGAAAATTTCGTCGATCTCTGCTTGCTGCTTGTTTGTTTTTGCGACTTGCATATGCGCTCCTCGTGGTGGGGGTGGATTACTGCTTCATTGGGTACATTATAGCATAGCCCGGCTGTTTTATGGGGTGGCTGGCGCGACCACTTGGGTCTCTATGGCAACGTCCGGATAGGACAGGTCCGCTGCGGCATCCTCGTCTTCCAGGCGGTGGGTGATCGCCTGCCGCACGCCGAGGTTCATCAGGGCGGATAACTGCGTGCCCTGCGGCGCGACGGAGCGTATGCGGGTCATGTCGTGTCTGCTGGGGTGGGCGGTGGCCTGCCCCATGGTGACCAGGTTCAACGCGGCCCTGCGCGCCCGGCACATGGCGACCTTGCTCGGTTCGCGGTCCTCCTCCACCATGAATAAGTCCGTGGCGATCTGTACTAGCGTCATGGTGGTGCCGGGGGCGATGTGCGCCTGCAACAACAGGCCGTCATAGGTGATGCGTGCCATGGGTTTCTCCGTTTTGTCGATCAGTTGTTGTGCGAAGGTGGAAATAGGACGGTGCATGATGCTGTGGACGGTGCGGTTCATGATGTTCCTCTCGGTGTGCGACGGATACGAGTTGGTGCAGGTGCGGGTATTACTACGACGGGGGCAGGTGCTACGGACGGCCGGGGGGTGCGCGCCACGCGCGGCGAGGGCCGGGCGGTGCCGGTCGGCAGAAGATACGGTTCCAAATCCTTGGCCATCTGGCCGGAGGCACACTTGGCGAGATAGGCATCCATGCCGGAGGTGACCATGCGCGGGTAGTCCTCGTCGCGCAGGTAGTAGCCGGTCCCGGCTTGCAGGTGTTCCTTGTCGATGATGTGCTTGTGTGGATGCTCGATAGTGTCGTACTCGCGCAGTAGGCGCGCGCAGAGCCGGTCGAAGGCGGCGTCGCTCAAGGGCGAGGCCGACATCAGGTAGTAGGCGTAGGAGGATAAGAGATAATGGCTGACTAAATGCCCGCCCTTCATCCTCTCGATTGTGTCGACTTGCAGCATGGCCTATCCTTTCTGGCCCGCGCGCTGTAGAACGCTGTCGGTGACGACTTTGGCATCGCTTTCATGGATGTCCTGGTAGCGCTGCATGCTGGCTTGCACGTCGCGGTACATCTTGCGCACATGACGCACCTGCCCGGCCCCGAAGCGTTTTAGTTGCTCGGGAAAGGCGCTCTTGTCCGGCATGGTGTACTGCCGACCGTTGTGGCAATTGTGCTGCATCTCCTCGTAGGTCAGGTTGCCATTCTTGCCTTGCTCGCCGTTACTCAGTGCAAAGATCGACCAGCTACGCGGGTTGGCTTTGGCCATGATGCGGCCGATCTCTTGCAGGGCGTCGGGCGGGATATCGGAGATAAGTACCGTACCATCCACGTATTCCTGCGGTACGCCGGACATGCGCGCCAGTTTCAAGCGCGCCGCAAGCAGGATGCTCTCGCTCTCGCTGACCAGGTAGCCTGCGATCTCGCAGCGCAAGGCGATCAGGTCGTTCAGATGTTCCAGGTTGTCCTGCGCCGGGATCATCTTCTGAAGCATCAGATACATGTTTTTCAGTACCCGCCCCATCTCGGCGCAGCGCGGCTGGATTTGCAGGTAGGTATCATGACTGCCGGAGACATACCCGGCACGGAACAGCTCGTCGGTCCTGGCTACGTTGGAGAGCGACGGAAACTCCGCGCCGATCACCGTGGCGACCGTGCTGTCCGAGAGCGTGTCGCCTAAAGTCAGGGCGAACTGGGTAGCCTTGTCGTGGTCTTCGCTCATGCTGTCACCTCATGCTGCGGGATGCGCAAATGGGGAGCATTGTTACAGCCTGCGCAGCGCGCATCCAGTGCGCTCCGGTCATACTGGCAATCGGTAGTATTTGGGCACGCTACCTCAACCATATTGGGCTGACGCAAGGTAACGACTCCGTGCAATCCCGCCACGCGGACGGTGATGTACCCATCTTGTACCAGGAGCTTGCGCGCCGGGTCGGGGCGCGAGCGGTTACTGCAAAAATAGGGTGTCGGCATGTTATCTCCTGGTTGTCTATGTTCAATGATTCCCATAGAACAATTATATATCGTCGGTGGCTATTTGAGATGATCAGCGGAGGCGTGCCATATCTCAGAGGCAACGATACGGCTGACGTGCTGATGCCAATCCAGCGTACCCCAATACGCGTTGAACAGGAACTCGGCGTGGCTATGCTGCCCCTCATTGGTCATGGCCAGGCGCTGACCGCTACCCTCGGTGATATCCTCGCAGGATAGGTAGTGCAGGTTCTGCTTGGGCTTGCCGGTAACTGGGTCGGCGACGCAACACATCGTACATCCGCTACATACCAGCGTACGGATGATCCGTATGCCGCCCCGCCCCTCTTCGCTGTCCATGCTGCTCTCCTTGGAGTTGCAATCAATTTCAATCTTCGTCGGCGCTGCGCTGGTACTTCTTAAAACATGCTGCATCGCAAAAAGGCATGGGGATATTTTTGGTCTCCCATGCCCGGTTGTATGGGTTGCGGCCACGGCAACGTACGTAGTGTGTCTCTGCGGAAAGCGATGTGAGCCGCTTCGCGCATTCCCGGCAATAGGTGGCGGTGGTGATCGGGGCAGGCATCGGCATCATTTTATTTCCCTTTCCATGGCCCGGTCCTCGTTGTCGCGGCGGGCTTTGATACGTTGTTGCTGGATGGCTTTATGTTCTTCCCTGGACATGGGCTTGGCGGTGGTCAGGGTACGTAGCGAGGCCTCACTGAACTCGTCCTGGGTGCCGTTTTGCGGTGGTTTCATGGTCGTCTCACCAGAGAACCGCGACGACGGTGACAATAGCCACCAGGGTGCCGAGGATAAAGCGATCGACCCAGCGGTCGGAGCTGGGATTGTTAAGCCAGTCAATGAGGCTATCGGTGGCGGTAGCCGCCAGCATATCTACCCGGAGACTCGCGCGGTACAGGACATTCAGTAACTTCTTCATGGCAACCTCTTGGGATGCACTTCGGTCGGAACCTGTATTTTATGGCAAGCAGGTTCTTTCCGAAAGAGAATTAACTAAGTTCCGCCGTAAAGGTCAGCGGCTGCGCGGTGACCACTTTCATGGTCCACCATTTGAAACCGAGTTGCTCCCCTAGCTGCGCCCACCACAGGTGCAGGTTGATCTCCTTTTCGCCCAGGTCCTCGTGTACTTTGCGCAATTGGCAAAGCTGCTCGGTGGTCAGTACAAACTGATGGCGCGTGGTTTTGCGCCGGGAGGCGGTGTAAGGGTAGCTGTTGCGCAGGTCGTCGAGTGTCATGATTTATTCCCTTTCCGTTACAGTGATTTCGCCTGTACGGATGTTCAGGCGTACGCGGTTAGCCCCGCGCCATTCAATGGTGTCGATCGGCAACGTAGGGTCAATATATATCTTGCAGCCTGCAAAGAAGCCGTTGCCACCTATTACTACCTCGGTGTACATGGCTTTCTCTTTCTCCAGCAGGTCGGGATCGATGTAGTATCGAAGGTTGTTCATTTACCCTCCCGTGCCGCCAGCGCCGCCTCTGCTTTCTCAGCGCGCACGCGCAAATGCACGTTTTCGATCTTGGCGTTGTAGAGTAGATGTTGTACTTGTGCCGCAATGCGCTGCTGTTCCTCCGCTGATTCACAGAGGGGAAAGCTACAACCCTGCTGCGCCAGCGCGCCACATTCAACGCAGTAAAGCGCCCAGCCATCAGCCTGCTTCTTCCCGCATTCGTCGCATGATCCCTGCTGCGCTTTGAGGGCTGCAATTGCCTTTACCAGATCGGTGTGTTCGACACAAAAATCACGTTCCGGCCATTGCGTTGCGTACCAGTCCCGGATTGCGTATGCCACTGTAATATCACGGCAATGGGCAATATCCTGCTGCGACTGGAGGGCTGCTATTCGCTCAAGATAGGCAATCTCTGGCGGCGCTGCTGCAAACTGATTGTGCAGATCAGGAAAAATCTCCGACAGTCTTGAGAGGATGCCGCCTAAGCGCGCGGATGGTGTACCCGGACCATCCTGCGCCCCGGTATATAGCTCGGCATGCACTTGGGCTGCGATAGTCTGCTGTTCTTCCGGGGATTCGCACAGGGGGAAGTGACAGCCCTGCTGCGCCTGAAAGGTGGACTCCAATTTGGTAAGCGTTGCCTTGATAGCATCGCGGTCGAATTGCCGATTTTCCTCCCATTGTTTGCCTAACCGCTCGGCTAGAGATACAGGTGCGGGGAGGGGGTTTGCGCGCGCCCAGGCCACCCCCGCGTAGAAGCTGTTCATCACATCGGTCTTGATCGCGTCGCGCAGATCGTCATCGTACAAGGATGCTCGCTCCTCCGCCGCGTCCATTTGCGCAGACAGATCGTCCGACGCGTCAATGGTGGCCTCCGCCGAAGCGATAAACGCCTCTAATACATTGCGCGGGCCGATGGCATTAATACCGGTTTCCATGCGCGCGTAGTCATCCATGCTGTCCAATGCCTCACGCGCGTCCTTGATCTGTTCTGCGTTCAATTTACTCTCCTAGTGTATTACGTTCAAAACCATCCCGCGCCGCTCGACTTCCAGCGCGACAATCATGGCCGCCGCGAAGCAGGCCTCGTGCCATTCCGAGCCGTTATGGTCGGCGGCGGCTTCCGCCAAATCCTCCCTGACCGTGACAACCGCCTCGCGCAGTTCCTCGTCGGACAGCCCCCGGATGTACTCGTCGATATCCATGCTTACTCCTTCACGCTGGGTGATATATGCAATTGGTTTCAAATTTTCCATGCTCAATCCCCCCAATCCGGGTCCAGCCTGGGCGGCTCGTATTTGTAGAGCGGCTGGCTATCATCCAGGACGAACATATCCGGACTATCCTGGCACAAGGTCGCGACGTCCTTGAGGCGCACCATGTCCTCCCCGCAAAAGGTCAGCGGGATTTCCAACTTGGACAAGTCGACGCAGCGACGGGTGTGGCTATACCGCTCGACTTCTTCTTCGATGCGCTTGGCGGTGCGCTGGTCGATGTAGTTAGTAAGGAGTGCTGTACGCACCGAGAGCTGGAATGGGGATTCATACAGGAGTAGATCTTGAAAAAGCCGTGTGAATTCCTCGTCGTTTGCAATTGATTTCAATTCTTCCATAATGCATCCTCCAGGTTGTAGCGATCAAGACAGTACCCGGCGTCGACGTCGCGCTCGTAGTGCCGTTCCCAGTTGGTCCATTGATCCATCGCGTTCAGGCAATGCAACTTGCGCCATAGATATGTCCAGTTGACGCGCAGGTTGAAATCAGGGTTGTACATCGAGATGTTCATTGCTTCCCTCCTCGTACTATGTTCCGTCCACTGCTCGGGTCGCTGTTCCATGTTCGTTTGCTCCATGCCAGATCGTCCTGTTTGGCAACTACTTCCGGCCGGACCCGCCCATTGACTATGCCAAGGACGTTGTTGCGGCCGACCACCAGCCGGTACTTGCGCGCCACCGCGCATTTGCTCATCGCACCGTGTTCATAATCCCAGCGGATCGCCGCGACCAGGCGTGCATCCAGCGCGTGTCCGGCAGGCTTGCGGCGCTGGTCGAGCGCGCGGTGGACATGCTTGAATACTGGGATAACCAGCCCTCTAAGGAGGTGTAGCATACTGTCCATCGCGTGCCTCTTTGCAATTAACTGCAAAATCGGACTACTTGCGGCTTTTATTTCTTGGCGTCTAGATACTCTCTGTACGGCGTGATCTCGTCGGGCCGGTCCATGTCCTCCGCGAAGCCCCAGCTATTGCTGTACTTGCCGGTGATGAACAAAGTCCATGCCGTCTGTCCTGCCGGTATCTCTATCCGGTGCAGAGAATTTGCGCGCCGGAACAGGACGCTGCCGGGTCCGTGCCATTCGCGGATATCGCAGACGTAATCGCCCCACATATCGTATAGCGGGGTGACCTCGTAGTAGCCGCCGCGCAAGATAACGGTGACATACCACCATGGGTGGTTGTGCATGTGGCGGTCCAGGTCGGAGCGCAGGATGTGGTGGATGCGCGCGGCGATATTGAGGAGCTGGACGGCGCGCGAGAGCGGGCGCTTCCATGGTGAGACCGGACCGACGCCATCCATCGCGCTGTGCGAGCCGACGCGGGTATAGGGTACTAGCCAGAAACGTTCCATGTAGCCGGGTAGAGTAAAGTAGGGTGTCTTTTGCGCCCGCGCGATCAGGCGGTCGACGATGTAGTCAAAGAGTTTCATGCTTCTTCTTTCCAGTGGGCACGGATAATGCTGACATCGTACAAGGCGATCACGCCGGTCTTGACGCACTCCAGGGCTACCCGCCCTTCGGGCCATTGCACGGCGTCGGGCCGGACAATCTCGCGTACGGTGACGGGCTGGTCTTCGGTGTCATACACGGCGTCGCCGACCTTCACGAATTTGCGGTTTTTATGGTAGGTAAGTCGCAGCATGGTTTTCCTTTGAAGTTGATTGCAAACTACTTGTCGTAGACGTCCACTACTTTTCCGAAATACTTCTTCTTAGCAACGACATCGGGATTGTTGTAGAAGCGCCAGCGCGCCTTGCAGCCCGGCGTGATACAGTCCGCCTGCCCCTCGTCGTTGCTCCAGTAATCCCCACCGATACAGCCTACCGGGTCATGGTAGTAGTGGGTTTGGAGATAGATGAGGTCGCGCAACTTGTGCTCCTGCTTGCAGGTCGGGCAGGCTATCGTGGAGTTGCGGTGGTACTCATCCAGATGGTCGCGCCATTTCTGAACCACCTTGCTGTGACAGGCGATCTGCGTTTCGATCTGTTCTAGCGTCAACGGTTTTTCGTGAGTGATAGGCATGCTACCTCCTTACAGCTTAGTTTTCGTGTAGTAATATAGCCTGCCGTCATCCTCTTCCTCGCGGTAGCCGGTGACCTTGCACAGGATATGGTTGTCTTCGGTGCCGAATACCGCCACCGAGCCGATCTCCAGGGCCAGCGCGCTGGCGGGGATGGGTAGTCGGAAGCTGTACTCCTGCTCGTCAACGATGTTGCGGTTCATCAGGATCAGCGACGCACCCTTGCGCATCAGCTCGCGCGCCCATTTCGGTGCATCGGTGACTGGCCCTCCTTTGCCTCCGTTTTCGTGTGTTTCTGTGCTGGCGCGCACATTTCCATCGTTATCGACCGCTCTGACGCGTATTTTGGTGCTTTTATCGGTGTTTTGGCTGCTTTCCGCGTATTTTTGACTACTTTCTGCGCCTTTTTTGATGTTTTCGATGAACTCTTCGGCTGCTTTTTGGTGCCCATCGACCCTGTTTTCGTCGTGTATAGTGGGTGCCAGCTCCCGGTCTACCCCGGCGATGCGTACGGTCAGCTCGACCCCGGTCAAGCGGGCTACCAGCATCAAGCTGCGCTGGTCGGGGTCGTATTTGATATCAATTGCAAAAAGCCACAGCAGGAAGTTGAGTAGCGCGCGGCCGGTGTTGAAGTTACCCGGCAACCAGAAGGATAAGCTGAAACCAATCATGATAATCTCCGTAAATACGCCGTAAACCACCGACGTGAGGTTAAACTGCATGGGCTGGTATATGTCTGGTGATTACGCTAGGGAATAGTCCCTATTGTACCATGACATTATGTCCTCGGTACAACTATTTTGTACATATTGTGGATATATCTGTTGCTGGGCTGCTACGTAGTTTCTACCGTATCGCTAGTGACCAGGCTATCCTGGCGTATCTCCTCGACCTCGGCCATGGCTGCCTCCAGCAACTCCTGGCGCGTCCTCCTCGGTGTCTTGTGCATGACGGCTGGCATGTAGCCACCGATATGGTGCTTGTTACACGTCGCGCATTGGTAGATGCGGACCTTGGTGGTACTGCCCAGCCGCTTGGCATGCCGGACATGCTCCAGTGAGCGCGCGGCGTCACTGCGGGTCTCGTAACCCTGCTTGCCGGTGCAGCCTGCTACCTGGGCTTCTGAGGTGGTAGCCGTAACGGCGGCGGTCTGCTGTTCCTGTTCCAGATACTTCTCGGCCACCCTGCGCCGACGTAGGTAATTGACCTTGATCATGCTGTGCTCCTTAGAAGGGTAGTTCAATCTCCGGTATCTCGGCCCACAGGATATCCTTGCCTAAGCCTGTAGGGCTGTAGAAATGCTCATCACCATCAAGGGATGCAAGCCACGGCAAGGTGCGCAAACGTAGGACGCCGTTCGGGTATTGGCGTACGACGAAGTAGGCCTGGCCTAGTTCGGTCGGCATTTCAACGTCGCATTTTTTCCAGTCGAGCGTATCCATGAAGCCGATCCCTGCCAGCCGCGCCGCTATCTTCTCTTGCTGTATCAGGAATAACCGGCCCTCGCCATCGGTGCCGGTCTCTGCATCCGCCAAGATGGCCTCTATCTTTTCTTTGTTGTAGATCATGTGCTCCTCCTTTAAATAGACAACCGTCGAATTTTTGGTACATCCCATTATCGCATAGCCCATCCTACGCCCTCCGCGCCAGCGTAGTAAAGCAAGGTAGGAACAACGTAGAAATTATCGGTGAAGTAACGGAGTAAAGAATCTGATAGCGGCGGGAGCACGACACGCAGCAGGTAGCGATACGGTAGGCAACGGCATCCAGGCCCTGACGTCCACGCGCAAATTTTCATGTACCTCCGCGCAACCCGGCCAAGTACCGAGACACAGCCCTTTTCAAAATTTTTCTATATACCCGGACGCGATCCCGGTCAATGTACCCGGCCATAAACGCATACCCGTACCCGGTCGTGATCCCGGTCATGAACTGTGCAAGAGAAGACCATGACGCTGGCTGGGGGAAGAGGGAATACTGGGAGAAGAAACTGATAAGGGTAGTTGAAAACTCTGTAGGTACAAAAAACGCTCACCGCCCGTCGATATGAGAAATTTTTTATTTCCTATGCTCAATTTTTCCGTGTGGGAATACCGAGCATAGGATAATTGTCGTTTGGAACTACTTTTCCTCGTGCAACTTGCCGCGTGCAAATTTGTCGCGCTGCAATTCGCTGTCGTAATTGCGCTGCTGTTTGACAATGGCAAGCTGAGCGTGCGCCGCATTGATAGCGGGTAAGGACATGATAAGGGCGAAGATAATGCAAGCGGTAAGCAACATGATATTCTCTCTTTTGTAATTGTTAGTGTGCTGCAATAACGACTGCCTGCGCAACCCGGATGATACTGTCATGGATACCGGAGGCAGTAAGGTAGATCATTGCGCCGGATGCGGTAGCGATGACAAGGGCGACTATGTTTTTCATGATGTTCTCCAATGTATGGAAGGAAGGGAGCGCGCTTAGTAGACCCTGCGCGCCGCTTAGATGCTACGTGGTGCGCCATGGCGGGGGAGTGCTTCGGACCATACGCGACGCCATTCGACATGCTGCCTGTGCGCTTCGGTGATCTTGCGCGCTGCGGTGCGTTCGGTCGCATACGAGTAGAATACTTCCTCGCCTGTTTCTTGCAAGGCCATGATACGGTGTGTGTAGTGTACTTCGTCGGGTTCAAAGTCGGACCATGCGCGTATCGGTGCGCGCTGGGCGATTTCCGTTTCGACGATATTGCCTTGCGCGTCGAATGATGCGCAATAGCAAGGGGATGACGCTTGTGCGGCGGCGCGATAGGCGCGGAGGGAATGTTGTTTCATGGCAATCTCCAATGAGGGTAGATGAGGGAAAGAGGGGGAGTGTCTGACTCCCCCCGGTATTGCTTACTTGAAATACTGCGGGAATTTCGCGCTGATTTTCTTAACGGTCAATTCGGACCGTACTAAGCGCGCATCGTTGACGCCTTCCATCATCATTAGCATGTAATGTTCTTTGTCCTCAATCAAATACTTTTGTTTGCCGGAGGGAATATCTTTGGCGCTGTTCGTGTCCCTTGCGCGAAAATGCGTCAAACCCTGCGGCGTGAGGGACGCCATACCTTGCGATTCGGTAAAATTGCCAAGTCGCGTATGGTTGGAATAAGCCGAACCCCCCAATTCGCGAATAATGTCGGCCGGGTATGATTCGCCCCGGATCAAGCCGGTGAGGTCAAGCCATGCGGCCGTATGTGCGAACAACTTAGCTGCGCCTGAGCCATCGCGGACAATGAACTGTAAAGGGTGATTGACGAGGGAGAACATGGCAATCGCGGGCGTGCTTTTCGCTTTGGTGGCTGTCGTCGTTTTGACGGTCTTTGCCTTAACCGGCGCGACGACTGGCGCGGTAGCTTGTTTGGCGATTTCCGCGCTGGCGACGAAAGCGCCGAAAGCGTTTGCGACTGGGTTTGCGACTGGTTTGTTATCGGTATTCATGACTAGCTCCAATTGTGGATAGCTGGGGAGGGGCGCGCTTTGTTGCCGCGCTAAATTCATTATAGGGAATAAAACAAGCAATTCAAGGCGAATTTTGACATTGATTGCAAAATAATCGGATGCCGTTTAAACGCGTTTTAAGGCGCTTTTTAGGCGACCTGCGCGCCGTGCATAGGAAGGCATTGGCGACTGTCCGATCGTCGAACCTGCGCGTTTTACTGTATAAACGTACATATACCGGAAAAGCTATAAGACTGCGGTACGGTCTTATACATGACCTGCGCCGGGTCTTATACATGAGATTGCCTTCGCGCATTCTTGGCGTACGTCAACGCGAGGCCGATCCCTTCCTGATCGATTCCCTCGTATGCGGTGCATCGGGTTTTGGGTTTTGCGCTCGCCGTCCTGGTCCTGGTCGGTGCATGGGGCGCGGTCGGTCTCACCAGCACAAAATAGGTTGTTTTTGGCACATGCCCACCTGGCGTTCTCAGGGCCTCACCACGCCAGCAGCAGCACGCCTTCAGCACACCACCAGCGCAGCAGGGAAAATAATCACGAACGTGTGCACCAGCAGCGGGGTAGTATAAGGATCACCGTGCCCACCTACAGGGTAAACAGCAGTACAGCACATGGAGCCTGCGCGCAAAGAAAAGCGCCCCGGAGGGCGCGTGCAATTACTTGCAAACGTGCTGGAACAGACGACCCGCGCTCATTTCTTTACCGCATTGCGGGCAACGCGCCATCATGCGATGTGGCGCGCGCTGGCGGCGATTAGGATCGAGCGGCTTAGCCCATACCGTGACGCCCTGTACGACTTGTTCTGGCAAGCCTGCGGCGGGAAGTTTGGCTTTCCGCGAGAGGCCGAGCATTTCCTTAAGCTGCCATTCATGGACGTTCCAACCGCGTTCGTTGACGATGCTGTGCGCGTTTTTCATGATATGCCCTTTCTAGGTGCGTGGGTGGGGAGGTGAGGAGTTCATTATGCCATGGCAGGAGGAGGTAGGGTGGGCAGCAGTGTGTCCTACTACACCACCCGCGCACCACATCACCAGGACCACCACGTCAGCAGTACAGCACCAGCGCAGCACATACTCTATCACGAACGCCCTCACCAGCAGCGCAGCAGTATAGCGTGGGCCGTGCCCACCAGGGGTGCAGCAGCAGCGATGTAGTATAAGGAAAACTGTGCCCACCTGCGCGGGTGGGCTTGGGGTTCAGCTTACCTTCGTTCAGCTCAGATGCTGTGGATACGTTGCGGTAATCAGACCGGCGCGCGCCCGGACATGCCAGTTATTCCGGGTCAGCCGCGCCGCGCTCAGAACCGGCTCTCCTTGCGGGGATGCCACCTTGATGAAGATGTCGCCCACGGTGATGTCGGCGTCGGGTGGGAAGGAGCGCAACAGGGCGCGGATGGCCATATCCGACAGGTAGCCAAGGTTGCTGAGGGGACGGCTAGGGTTGAGTGCTGGCACGGTTTTCATGATAGCTCCTTATGGTGGATGAGGTGGACTACTTGACCGATTCACGGTAGAGCGCGTGGACAACAGAGCGGCCCTGCATGCCAGTCAATCCTGCGTAGAAGTATATCCGGCGCAGGCGTGTGGTGCTGCTGTCCTTGGCCGTCAAGGCGCGCAGGTTCTCCATGAATTCCTTGAAGCGCTTGGCACCCATCCAACGCTTGCATTCCGCGATGGCTTGTTTGTGGACAGCGGCGGCGTTGCCGGTGAAATTGACGGTGTAGTGACTCATGATGATTCCTTTCAAGGTAATCAAGGTAACGCGGGGTGGGGTGAGAGATTCCATTATGCCGTAACAGAACCCCTCGCGAAATCCAGTTTAGTGATTCTGGTCGGCGTCGTGTAAGCCAGCGAACATCTGCCCGAAATTGGCCGGAACCACATTGCCCATATCGTCATGGATGCCGATGTCGAAGTGACCGAGGAAAGGAATGGTCGTTTCAATGAGGCCGAACGCGCCATGATACGTTTGGTAGATCGCATCGCCATAAGGCGTGGTGGCAACTTGCGCGGTAGATGAGACGGTGTTCATGGCGTTCTCCCGTAGGGTGGGGTAAGAGACTCCATTATGCAATCAATTGCAAATTCATTGTAGACCAGGATCAATCATCGCTGTAGACAGCATACCGGTCGCGCGGCAGTACCGGTTCCGTGCCAGGACGCCGTAGGATGGAACGTACAGGTTGAGCAGGCGCGGGTGGTTGAACTTTCTTCACCGCAGCAGCGTGTGTAGTATTACGTTTCACATGCCCACCTACGTTACCCTTACGGTACTCCAGCAGTTCAGCAGCAGCCCTTCGCGCGCCTAGTGAGTAGTTGCCGTTACCTAGTTCATACAATAGGGCGCGGGTGGTCTCGTCAACAGTCACCGTAGCCGAGTAGACGATCTCCGCGCTATCTACACTCTTCTTACCAGCACCAGCACGCGCACCACCACGCCCACTTCCTTTTCCGATACCCATAACAGCCTCCTTGTTTGAATAGAGTACTGATCATAACAGCTAATTCACCACCTCACCAGTAGCAGTAGTACAGTACACATGCCCACCACCAGGGGTGTAGTATAGGGATTGCAGTGCCCACCTGAGAGGGGCCACGGCCAGGGTGCGATAAGCCAGGGAGCCTGTAGGTACGGGGCGTATGCGAAGTAGGTAGGATCAGACACGACGGCAGTCATGACCGATAATGAATTCAAAAGTATTGTTTCTAGTAAAAATGTGCAGTTGATACTCCACGGTCTAAACACAAAGCCTCGTAGACAGCCTGTAGGATTGAGGACAATTGCATAGAAGCCTGCGCGCCCACCCGCGCCCTTCAGAGTTTAAAGGAGGGATGAGCCACGTCTATGAGGTATATAGGGAAGTAGAAAGACCCTCCGCGAAATGTTACACGATATACACGCCCGTAATATACACGTCGAACCGGGTGAGTTCAGGAATGCGCCGCGTGGCGTAGCCCAGGACCAGGTCGGCTATCCTGCCGCGCTGCTTGGTCCTGACACGAATCGTGAATACATCAGACCACCCGCCGTTGCGGCGCACGATGAATCTTACTTCGTGGTCGTACACCTTATAGCCATACATATCAAAGCCCTCCGCGAAATGTTCAGCTTATTGATTAACGATCTCCAGGAACCGCTCGCGCGAGGTCTCACGCGGGGTCCGATCACCTTTGAAGTAGTAATGGACCGCGTTCGGGCCAACCCAGAGAACCGTGACTTCGATGTCCACCGGGGTGATGTTGGTGCCTTGGTTGTGGACAGTGATTACTTGTCCGGGATGGATATCAGTAATGTTCATAAACCCTCCGCGAAATATTCACACGATTCCTACACTGGTGATGAGTACGTCGAACTTGGTCAGCTTAGGCTCACGGCGCATGGCGAACGCCAGAACCAGGTCGGCTATTCTTCCAGGATGCTTGGTCCTCACATGGATGGTATAGCCGGACCAGTCAAGGCCTCCGCCGCGCCGTACCCAAAACGTCACTTCATGGTTATATGCTTTATAGCCATACATAGGTCAGACCCTCCGCGAAATGTTAGGCTACGGCCGCACGCGCACCGTCTTGCCAATGAATTTGATGACGCCGTTCCTGCACATGCGTAGCTTGCCTGTAAATTTGTATAATCCTCCGCGCTCTTTAATCTTGGTTGTCTTGCCAGCAAAGTCGTGCTCCGCACTGTATCGCCATGGAGAGCCGGGCAGGTCGCCGAAGTCTGAGTCGACTATCACAATGTCTCCGTATTGGCCCCATGCAAACAGCATGTGGCCTGGGTATTCCTTCAGTGGCTCCGGCGCGAGGTGCCCCCACGTAGCGTGCATGACGCGGGTCTTGTATTGCGCTTCGTGCTGGGCAAAGGCATCACTTATATTGGTTTCCATACTTCCTCCGCGAAATATTGCAGTCGATTGCAAAGCCCCTAGATCGGCGTATAACCGCTGAGGATGAATTCCTGTACGTAGTAGTGGTACTGGTAGTCAGTGAGCTTGTAGGCGTTGCCAAAGTCATCCATGATGAAACGGTCTTCAAAACTTTCCCCATGATACCGATGCAGGATACGCCCATGATGCGAGTAGAGCGGCAGGGTGTAGTAGCTCAGCGCGGCCCGTATGTGCCGTAATTCAGCCTGCGCCTGTGGCGTGCCAGGCAGGTACTGGACGTTGGGCTGCGATACGTTCAGGCGGCCGGTGTTGGTCGGTATTCTCATAGCCCCTCCGCGCCTTTTCACAATCGCTGCGGGCCATCGACCCGGTGCCAGAAGCCGAGCGGACTCCAGAGCCAGTGCAGGAAGTCGTCCGGTATCTCGATCATCAGGTCGGGGAACTGGCCACGGATGACGTCTTCGTACATCGACCGCAACCCGCCCAGCCAGAGGTTGTCGGGGATGGGCTTGGTGTTGAACATACTCCAGAACACCTGGTCGCATGGGTTGTAGCCTTGGCAGCAAGCCGCCGCCCAGGCGAAGTTGCGCACCGTGGCGTTGGCGTCGTTGTAGTGGATTTTCATGCCGCCCCGCACCATTGCGCGCCATGCATATACAGCACATGGCTCTTGTTCACGGCTTGCATTGCGTAGGAGATTGTACTATTGGCTGACTTCCATTCCAGGCCGTCCCAGTATGCGTAGTGTGTAAAAGTATATTTGGCATCTACTTTAACAAAGTACAGGCCTTCCTCCATCGGCTCCACCTCGCTGATGTTGTGCCAGTTGCCATCCGGTTTCTTGTCACTGCGTTTCATGGTATTTCCTTTCACTGACATTTAGGGTTAGCTGCACGCCATGCCGCCAACGCGGCTTCAGGAGTGTCGCCGTAGTAGGTATCTTGGCCGGGGATACCACACGCCCATGTGCCATTCGGATATGCCGCGTCTTGCAGACTATCAAAATACACAACCAGGGTTATAGGCGTTCTCATGATATTCCTTTCAGTAGATTTTTTGATGTTGATTGCAAAATGAGGTTCAAGACCATCCGCGCCCGGCTACAGCGGCGTGAGACGGCGGTCACTGAACTCCGGACCACTGTCAACCCATTTCCGGCCGTTCCAGAAAGACCAAGACACGAGCGTTTCCCATTGCTCCGATACTTGGTTCAGGTGGTCGTACTCAGTGCGCTTGAAAAAATGCGTACTGCCGTAGAATGGCATTGTATGCGTGGTGCCTTCAGGGGTATCCATGGCCGGTTCTCCTTAGTTCAGTGTTGAGATGTTATCCAGAATCCCCAAGCCCTTCGCGTACAGCTTGGCTTTCTTGGCGCAGTCGATGATGGCTGCCCGCGTATTACGCTTGGGTAGCTGCGAGAACGGCAACAACACATCGACCGGCTCGCCATCCAGCATGCCATGGCAGTACGAGACGTCCCATGCAGGAAAGCCGGGGTCGGAGACCAGGCGCAAGCGGGTGATCTTCAAGCCCGGCGTGGTCCAGTCGACGGTGTCTGCTTCGACACGGGCGGCGTGGTAGCCGGGGCCGTCCACGAGGCCGTTGATCTCCTTGGTGCCGTAGATGTCGCGATTGATGGTTTCCATGCTATTCCCCTATGTGTAAGTGGGTAGAGATTCCATTATAGCTGATCAGCGCGGCCTTGAATCAACAGACCATGTGATCCAGGATATCGTCATAACACAGCTTTGGGTTATCCCGCAGGACTTTCCCCAAAGCTTCAGCGAGAGTTAATGCGCCGACAGCGATTCGGTCTTCGTTTGGGTCTGACGTAGTGAGCAGATATGCCTTGTCTGGTTTGACTACGATCAGATAGGTTTCTGTTTCATCTTCCGCAACAGGCAAATACGCTATCTCGCCGGTACGCAATGTGACAGGTACTTCGACTACAGAGTATGAGTTGGCCATGGTCTGCTCTCCTTATGCGTCAGGGTGTTTGGAGTCGAAGACCAGGCGCGCCAACGCAACCAGTTCGGCGGCGCGGGCCGGTTCCAGGCCGTGATATTCAGCGAACTTATCGATGCTGAGCCAGTTGTTGCGCCAGTCCATGTACAAGATAGACAGGAAGGTGCGAGCGGTCATCATGATATGCCCCTTTCAAGGTGGAGTTGGTATGTATGAAGTATAACTGATCACTAGCGGCGGGTTGCTGCCACGCGCGCTATCGCGGCGGCCACGCGGGGTGGTGGTGGGATAATGGCGGCTGCCTTGACGGCGATGGCGTGGATTTCCAGTTTCTCCTCGCGCGTCAGGTTTTTGTAACCCTTGCCCATCAGCGTGACCACGCGCTCGCGTTCGGCGGAGGGAATGGCGGCGTCCAGCGCGGCGGTTTGTTCGGGTGTCATGTTCACGTCAGGTTCTCCTGTATAGGGTAAGGTGTGCCCACGGGGTAGGCAAACCCGGTGGGTGTGGTTTATGCGAGTTCCATGTACACGAAATACGCGCTGCTGTCATCGACGCCAATCAGGCAATGCGTGCCGTCGACCACGCTGTACATGGTGCCGTCGTCGTCGAATTTGGTGACAACCACGGGGTTGTCAAAGCCCTTGGCGATGTAGGCTTGGAAGATAGCCGTACCGATGTCACGCGGGGCGCGGACGGTCAGCGGCATGCGGTTCATTTCGTCGCGCATCTCCAGGACCCGATTGATGATGTAGCTATCAGGCGTGTTGTGCATCACGATGGCCGTGTCGTCGTCTTTGATGAGAACACGTTCGCCCTGCTGCCCGTAGATGGAAATGTCTTTCACGATAGCCCCTTTCAAGGTGCGTTGTATGACTGGTTGAGAGATTCCATTATCTCTCATCAGCGTATGTTTGTATTTTGCAGTTGATTTCAAAAACCCTACGCGCCTTGTCACCTCTTCTTCATTGATTTCAAAACCCCACCGCGCCAGTTGTCCTTGTGGATGCGGCGGCGCAGGACCTTTTGTCGGTTGTAATGCAGGTCGATATCGTTGTCAGTAGTCCAGCCGTCACCGCGAGTGTAGGTGAATTCATAGCTGACCGCCACGGTGATCCGGTCGCCCGGTTTCAGCCGGTAGGCCGCGTTCGGGAGCGGTAAGCTGTCGCTATCTAATAGATAGAAGTCGTCAGCGACGCGCTGATCGCCTGTCAGGACATAGGCGTACACGTTGAACGGAACAGGCCCGTCATCTAGCCTGTAGATAAAGAGCAGTGCCTTGCCGGTGACGGTGGTCATACATGTATCCCCGTGATATCGAACGAGCCTTTCAGCTCCTCCGCTTGCGCATGGACTATGATGGCCCCGCATACCAGGTAGGAGTACAGCGCGGATTCCGCGCCGGTCTCCAGGTTGACCACGCGGAAATGCGTGTGGCGCTGTTCCTCGTAGTCCGATGGCACGATGACGTACCTGCCGGAACAGAACTCCGGCTTGCGGCCTTGCAGGATGGCGCGCTCGGCGTCGGTGAAGTCACGCATGGTGGTTCTCCTTTCGTTGATAGGTAGTGGTCATTTCAGTTCTCCTAGCCGATGTACACGGCGACCGGCCTGCCCTCGACCACTTCCTCCACGTCAGGATCGTAATCGTAATGTTCAGGGTAGCTGTGTATGTAGACAGAGCGCGTATTCTGTGCGCGGTAGGCGGCGATGGCAGCAGTCCGCGCCTCTTCCACGTTATTGGCAACCACGGCGACACTGTTATACGTGCCACTGCCGTAATCCGTCTCGTACCATACGTATAGCTTCATTTCAGTTCCTTTTCGTTTTCCGGTAGTACCGGAAAGTCAGGTGTATGCGTGCGATTATCAGCGTGACCTCGTAGACGTACAGGTTGCGGCGCAGTCCGATGCTACCGCGCAGGTAGTGGCGGGTCCATAGCCCTTCGCCCCAGATAGGCATCTTAGGCCTCCTTTACCGGTGGCAGATCGAACGGGTCTATCAGTTTGTTCTCGATGCAGCATTGTTCCGCCGCAATCTCTTCCGTATCGTACCAGTCGCTCAGGCGCGTCGGCGTGCCGCCATACAGAAAATAGGTGTAACTATCGCCGTACTTCTGGAAGCGGTAGCCGCACATCATGGCAATGGCTTTATAGCTCAATTCTTTCATTTCAACCGCCATACGCCGATGATGTTGCCGTTGGTGTCTTTCACGTTCTGGTACTTGTCAAAGTCCACCATGGGGATCAGTGAATCGTTGATGGCTTTGGCGATCTTGCCCAGCGCCGTCCCCGCCTCGTCCGACAGGATGTCCGCGCCGCACAGCGCGGCGGCGGTCAGGTCGATGTTGATTTCCAGTCGCATGGTGTTCTCCTTAGTGTGCAATTAATGGATGGTGGCGTGTTCACGCTGGTCGATGTCGATCAACAGCCCGATCAGTTGCGACTCGTCGATGATGACTTCCTCGTCACGGCCGCGCGGGTGGCTGGCGATCTGCTCATCCAGGAAGTAGACCGCAGCCGATTCCTCGCCGAACACCGTCGCCGCCATGTCGCGGTGGTAACCCAGGGTTTTGTTCTTTTCCATGATGTTGTCCTTCCGGTGGTGGATTCGATAGGTCTAGTATAGTGCGTCAGGTCTGGTCTTGGTCATCAGTGGCCGCGCCAGCGATCTTCTTCAGGGCGTCCATGGTGTCGGGTGTGACATACGCGACCATGCCACCCGGAGGCTGGCTATGCTCCCCTCTGAACAGATCGGGCCATACCGAGGCACGAATATGCGCGATGTTACCGGTGCGTTTGTCCGTCGCCGGATCGGCCTCGATCAGCGCGATGTAGCCCTCGTCTTTCAGCTTTTGGTGTTCGGGGCAGAAGCCCGTGCCGGTCACAGTATTCTTTTCCATGCTGGCGCGCAGGCGTTTGTCCATCAGAATGCTGCCCGTATCGTACACTACGCCGCAGACGATGCACTGGCGTTGCTCCATGCTGACATATGACTTTTCCATTTCATTCCCCTTTCAAGGTGGCGAGTATTGGCTGACTGCGTTTTGCAATCAACTTCAATAACTCCATTATAGCGTATCAGTACATCGGCGGGACGCCAGCCCTGCGCGCCTTGGTGATGGCGATCTGTGCGGCGCGGTAGCTCTTGAACATGCGGTCCAGCGTCCTGCTGCCGGTAACGTGGCATTCAGGCTTGTCAAAATAGCCGTGGATGTACAGGCCATTGTAGCGATGGGTGAACATGGGGTTTTCTCCTATTTAAACTGTTTCACGATGGTGGCGGGGATGGTTTTAAAACCACCCGCGCCGTCACGGATGACGGAGGCGACGATCACATGATCGGACTGGCGTACCAGAATACAAGGCGTGCCAAACATGCTCGCGTAGCCCTTGGCCACGGCCAGGGCAAAGAGGGGGTCGTCGCTCGCCGCGCTTAGCGTTTTGATTCGGCCGTCAGCGAATGATAGGTAATGCATGGCTATCTCCTTTGTGCTGCGTAGTGCAGACCAATATAGTGTGCAGCTCTCGCGAACGCGTCCACTTGCTGCTCGTGGGTGGGGTATAACTGCATAAGCCCCATGGTCGGCGACACGAGTTCAGAGGCCAGCGTCACGCTATCCCCATTGAACATGTGCGCCGTAAAGCACATGTTGCTATGTGTGTATTCAACTCTCTGGACCAACAACGGCACGCCCTCCGTGTCGGTCTTGGTGAGATATTCAGTCTGGTACATCATCATAGCTCCTGCGGATCAGGTGGCCCGCGTTATCCGTCACAACCTCGACGACCTCGTTTTCACCGACATCGTACATGCGTGCATAGCCTTGCAGCATCATCGCCGCGTGCAGGCGCGCGTGGCCGGTGATCACCTCGTAGTGATCCTTGCCGTCCACCGTGACCATGCCTTGGGTCAGTTCTAACATATCGATCCCCTTTGTTATTGATTGCAAAAACCCCGCCGCAGCGGGGTGGTTGATCGGTGTAGCTTACTTCAGGACTTCGCGCACCATGGCGCGTACCGGCCAGTAGCCGCGTATCCCGGCGAAGTCCAGCGCCATGGCGATGCTGCGGTACTTGTTGGTGGTGCGCTCGTTCATGTCAGCCTGTTTTTTCAACAGCGCCTTGGCCGTGTAAAACTTGCCGCCCAGGTAGTCCTTGCAATCGCGCAGGGCCTTGGCTTCGTTGACCGATTTGTCGGCGGCAGTGTAATGGATATGCATACTCATGATATTCCCCTTTCAAGGTGGTTTAGATTGTCGCCCCGTTGGTGGGGCGATGTAGTAATTATAGCGTATCAGCGTAGTCCGGTAGTGCCAGCGCGGAGGGTCAGAAGCCGAACGCCGGTTCGACCTTGACACCGAAGAAGAACGGACTGTCAGGTTCTCCATCCAGACCCAGCGCGAAATAGCCGTTTTCAGCATCCGCGTGGACGCCAGGCTTGTCCGCACCAATCGTGACGGTGCGCAGGGTGCCGATGAAGCTATACGCCTCACCATCCTCGTAGAAAGCGTCCTGCTGATGCAGGTCAACGACCTTCACGATGTCACCTTTTTGTGGAATGTACATGGTAATGCTCCTTTGAAGTTGATTGCAAAATCACGACGTTAGCTCCACAGCCACTCGCGGATGCGGGCGCGCTGGCAGGCAACGCTGACCAGTATTGCCAGGACGCCGAACAACATGGCATCCAGCGTGTTGCTGATACCCTTGTTGATGCTTTTCATGCTGCTCCCCTCAGTGACGGCGGGTGAGGTTTTAAGGGCTATTTGGGGCGTTTTCCGCGCCGCCCTAGCCTACCCTGCCCGCTTGTCCTGCGCGCCCTGTACGGGCCGGTTTAACGCGAAAGCGGAGGCTTTACAGAACCTCCGCGCCCGGTACTACGTACGTTTCCTGCGCACCCGTTCCGCCAGGTGCTCGATGAACGGCGTCAGCCCCAGGCCGTGCAAGCCATAGCCGACGCAGTCGCCGATGCTGGAGATCAGCATCATCGGGCTGTGCCCGAAGCACTTGGCGATGAGCACGCCGAGCGCCATGACGCCGACGCCGGTCAGCATGCGCTGGCGCGGGGAGTGTTCCTCCCCCAGCAAGGCATTGCAGATCGGCCGCGCCACGTTGATGCGGACCCAGAAGCGGTGTACTCCGGTGGCGTTGTCAACTTCGACCAGCATGATCTGCTCGTTGTCGGCATCCTGCGCGTCCGTTTCGTCCGTCACGCGGCGCTGGTGGTACACATGCTTGTGGTGCTGCGGTGGTTTCATGGCATCCCTTTCAAGGTGGTGTGGTGGAAAGAACCTACATCATATACGACCAGCGCTGCTCGCTGGACAACACAATAACCCCATCGTCCGGCTGGAATTCCACGCGGCGGCCGGTCTCTTGGCCATCGCGCAGGCGCTCCGCGTAATCAGGCGAGCGCTTGGTGTAGGTGTCACAGTACTGGTCCAGGAACACAGTACCTTCGGTGATTTCGGAGAAACGCATGACAGCTCCTTATGCCGGGACAATGACGGCGTACAATTGCATCTTGTTGCGGGTGATAAAAGCGCCTGCCCGGTCTTCATTGGCGAAATAGCCGTACACCGACCCGCCCTTGGTTTTGACGATGATACTGCCTTGCATGCGGGCAGCAAGGGCTTTGCTAACGACCATGCAAGCGCCGGTTATCGCGGCGTGCATACGCGACTGTGCGACCGTCTGCGGTGCGGTAGGTGCCATGCTGCGCGCTGCAATGTGCGTGCTGCCTTGCGCGAGTGGTTTCGGTGCGCGCTGGCCGATGATATGGGTTGCCATGATAAGCCCCTTTCTAGGTGACTGGTTGCGGGTGGAACTGCGGTAGTGCCATGCATCTACTATAACGCATCAGCATGGCTATGTACGGCCAGCGCGCCGCATCAGTTTACCTCCCCACTCCTCACCAGCAGCACCAGCACCGGCCGCGCCCGCCAAAAAACCCGGCCAGCGATGGATCGCCAGGGCCGGGGAAAGGGATGAATCAGAACGGTGCGCCGCCGCGTGGCTGTCTCTGTACTTCCTCCAGGTTCATCTTCTCGCATTCCAGCCGTACCGCCGGATGCCAGGTGGTATTGATGCTGGTGCCAGGAATGTAATTGCCTCGCGCCCAGTCGGCGTAGGCAACCAGCTCCTCGTTATTCAGCGGCTTGAACATGCTGTTGTACACGGTATTTCTCCTTATAAAGTGAGTGCGGCGACCCATACACCGGCCGCGACCGACATCACGCCGATGGTCCATACGGCGCAGCGGCTCTGGCCGAGTGCGTAGTCGAGTAGACCCAGCGCGCTGACGGTGATGGCAAGTTTAACGATCAGCATGATGGGATTCCCTTCGCGCTTAGTCGAAGTTGGAGAACGTGACCAGGTCGGTCGACAGGCTGTTGCGAACCAGCCGCGCGACGTCACGGTCATAACCCTGATAGTACGGACGATCAGGGCCGTCCGGTCCGATGACCAGGTAGGCCTTGCCATCCGTCAGCGGCGCGATGGGCGGGTAAGGAAGTGAGATCAGGCTGGAAGTGTTGGTGTTCACGATATTCCCCTTTCTAGGTGGTTGGCTATGGGCGCGGCGGTTATCGCTTGCCCATAGATTCATCATAGCGCATCACGCTAGGCTACGTTCTCCACGATGGTGTTGTCGATCGAGCAGCCATCGAGGCTACCGGGGTCGAGCAGCATGATGAGGCAGGCTTCGATATTGATACCACCTCCTGCGTATTTCAGCAATTCCTGCCCACCGCCCTCCGCGATGGCGCGTGCTTTCGCCGCCTTGTACAGGAGCTTCTTGTCCCATACGTCCAGGGCGATGGTGACGATATATGGTCTCTTCTTCATGATCTACTCCACCTTACCGAGCCACTTGGTTTCGCGGGGCGGCGTGTAGCTCACCGGCATGGGTGCCAGCAATGAGCGGGAGACCACCCGCGCGGCCACGAACAGAACCAGCCCGATCACCATCATGGCGATGGTCGGCAAGACCAGCGGGTGGCCGATGAAGGTAGTTGCATAATGCAGCATGGTGTTTCTCCTTATTCAGTATTCATTCAATAATCAAACCGGCGCGGGCATGGATGAACCACACTCCCGGCAACACGGCCAACGCCGACCACAGCCGGAAGCCGTTATCCAGGTCCACCGTGATGACCAGCGGGTCGCGGGTGACCACGGTGTCTGACCTCATACTGCGTAGCAACTCCTCCAGTTGCGGTGTTGTCGCCACGCCATAGGCAACCATCGGGAATTCCAACTCACACTGTAGTGCCGCGTTGCATAGGTCCACGATGGTTCCTTTGAAGTTGATTGCAAACCCGGATTGACTGCAACCTTGTTACAGGGCTTGCCCGTGGTTGTCAACGGTATCCGTGTTCAGGCCTCCGCGACCTCGCGCCAGAACGGTGCGCGCTCGCGCTTGATGCCGAGTTGCGGCGGCAGGCTGGCCGGGATGGCGAAGGCGTTGAGCGCAGCGCGGTATTCAGGATGGCTCGGTTCCACGACATGGCGGATCGGGTACATGCCATTGATGCGGGCAGTGGTGTGGTAGATGACGCCATCCGCGCGCACGAAGGTTTTACCATCGACGTAGCGCACCGAATTGGGGAATTCCAGCGCGCCGAGCGGGTAGCCAGGGTATTTGATGATTTTCGCATGCATGTCAGTTCTCCTTGTCTAAGTGAAAAAAGATTAATTCGGCGAGGGGTTTTACTACCTTGCTCCCTGCCGATAACTACATCATACCGCGTCAGTCTGCGGCAAGGTGCGGCAGGAAGGCGGCCAGCGCGAGTTTGCGTTCGTACTTGGCCGGATCACGGCGGTAGGTGATGCGGATCGAACCGTCCTTATAGCGCTTGACCTCGGCATGCAGTTCGCCGGAGTTGTCGTCGTACACCTGCGCGACGTCGGCACCGTAATGATTGACCTGCATGTGCAGCACCGCCTGCGCCACCGCGCGGTTGGAATCGGTGCTGCGGTTGGTCTTCAGTGTCTCGCGGTGGCTGAAGTACGTTGTTTTGATGAGCAGAGGTCCCATGGCTCTGCCCTTACAGGTTAACGACCAGCGTGTCACGTTCCCACGGATGGGCCGTCACGACATAGTACTCGGCGTTGACGCGGTGGAAGCCGGGCACGATACATCCTACGTTGTCCGCCTCAATGCAGGTCCAGATGTGGCTGATGTCGCTGCGGCGTATGGCCTCTGACGCAGCGCTGTAGCGCTGTATCTGATCGGGCAGTGTCTCGATCATGTTGGGTACATATCTCTTGATGAAGGTAGCGAATCTCACGTCATTTCTCCTTTGGTTTGCAATCAATTTCATTTTTACCGGCCCAGCGCCGTGTTGACCAACTTGTCCACCATGTACTGGACGTTCGACGCGCCACTGGTGCGCGTGATCAGCGTATACTCCGTCATCAGCGCGAAGGCCTCGATACCCAGTATGCTGGCGACGCGCAGGATCAATTCGGCGTACTTGTTGCTGTGCAGGTTGCCGAACTTTTCGCCCAGCTTGTCGAGCTTGCGGTTCACGGTGCTGAAGGTGCGATGCATCTGCTCAGCCTCACGCGCTTCGATGCGGTGGGCATCCTTGAACACGATGTCGCTGCCATACAGCTTGCCTGCGCTGTCGCCGGTACGGTCGAACTGGCAAACAACACAGAAGTCCTCGACATACAGCGCGTTGGGCTTGTTGCTCATCCAGGAGGTATTGCGCACACCGGCTACGCTCTCTCCGTCCCAGTAGGTCTTGCGCCCGGTGTCAGGGTTGATGGCGTGGGATTGCGCCTTGCGTACGACGTAGGCGCGCAGGCTTCCGAAGTCGCTGCCGTAGGATGGCTGCGGGTCCAGCGCGAGGAGCATGATGCGCTCGGTGCCAGGTTCGGATGACGGATTGTAATTCATCATGGCTATCCCCTTTCAAGGTGGGTTGTTTTGCTGCGGTATGTAGTAACTATACCTTATCAGAAGGGCCTGCGCGCCTTCAGTCGCTTTATTTTTCTGTCCTCCAGGATGTGCTCGGCCTTGGCGCGCAGGGCCTGCACATCCTCATCCTTCTCGTTCGGGTGGCCAGCAATCAGCCATTTTACCAGCCGCAAATCGTCATCGGTCAGGGAGATAGGTTTCAGGGTTTCAAAGGATGCCAACGCGGCCAGCGCGGCGATGGCGTCAGCACCTTTCGTTAGTATTACGCGAGGCGTGCCCACCGCGCGGGTGGGTTTAGTGGGTAATTTAGGATTCTTGGTCATAGCGGTGCAGTTCGGCGATCAGTCCGGCAAACTCGGCTTCGATGGCAGCGTGGTCAATGAGCACGATGCAATTCGGGTGGGCGTGGCGCAGCCGCAGTGTCTGCCGGTCGAGGCTTTCCATCAGGTTGGGCATCTCCAGCGACAGGCCGCGTGGGTACTCTCCGCCGCATATCTCGATCAGCATCTGCTCAAGCCGCTTCTTCTCTCGCAGGTTCATGGCGATGACGTAGACGGCGCGGCGTGCGCGCCAGTACTCCAACGCCTTGTACAGCATGCGCGTGGTACGGCCTGTTCTCTGTTGCAGAATAGCATATTCGTCGTAGTTCATGGCTACTCCGCTCTGACAGGGTCGCGACCCTTCCTCGCGCCGGGTGGCTGGTTGCCATAATCCAGAATGATGCTGTTCAGCCGGACGAACACCGCATGCGCGTGATGTGACGCCGTAGCCAGCGCGTGGTGTTCATGATCCGGTAGATGCTTCGCATCCATGACGATGGCACTCATCAGCTCACTGAGTCCCTTGGATAGATGGTAGGCCACCGCGACCTGCTTGCTGGCATGGCGCTGGCGATGTTCCTGTTCGATGCGCGCTTGTGTCGCCGTCTGTGGGGCTGTCTGTGGTGTTTCGTCATTCATGGTTGTCTCCCTGCGGGTTGATGATGGTTTGCGCCTGCGCGATGAATAGATGGCGTCTAAGGGCTGTTTCCTGTTCGGGCTGTTTTTGTGACTGTGCGGCCTGATAGGCCCATTGCAGGATGATACCTATCTGCTCGCTGTCCAGCGTAATATTGGTGGTGTTCATCTTCTCAGTGGTCATACTATGAAACGACGCCGGGGCAGGCGTCGCGGGTTGGTCGATGGTAACATTGTACCACATGGCTTGGTCGCGCGGTACTCAGCGTCCGACGCCCAGCATGGCATACAGCGCGCGCCGCATGCGCTCCGAATCACTGAGTTCGTTGCCTGCGGCGTGGACGATCTTGCGGTCCACGCTTTTCGTTTCGGTGTCCACGATCAAGGTCATGGTGTCGCCGGGGCCAGCGAGATACTGCGTCCGGGAGACCGCGTCCTCCACCGCCTTGAACATATTCAGGCGGTCGTGCTTGGTCAAGCCAGCGTAGCGGGTGGCGGCATGTGTGTAGCCAATCTTGGCCCACGCCAACGCGGCCTCCAGGCGCTGCGCCAGCTCGGCGGCGGACCAGCCTGCGTCCTGCCGTACCATGTTCTTGACGGAGTCCCAGTTATTCTCCGCCCAGCGCTTGGTGGTGCGCAGGAACATCGTCGCCCGCGTCGGCACCTCCGGTACACTCTCCGGGGCAGGCAACGGGCGCTTGTCGCTAAAGATGAACGACGCGGTATCCAGCGCGCTGGACTTGGCGAAGTTGACTTGCTCACTGTTGTCGCTGATGTGCCTATACCAGCCGCCCTCGCCGCGCAGGAAGATGGTCGCACCCAGCGCGCGCATTTCCTCCTCCAGCGAACCGTCGCTATAGCTCTCATGTTCCAGAACGTCGTGCGCGACATGTAGCGGGCCACCTGCATCGAACTGTGGCATGCTGACCGGCCGCCAGCCGTAGCCATGGGTAGTCTGGTTCTTTTCCCAGATGAATTCTCGGATCAGTTGCATGGTTTCTCCCTTCAAGGTAGTTTGAGATTGATTGCAAAACCCTGCGCGCCCTACTTGAGCAGGGTGATTTCCGAATCCAGGTGGTAGCCCGGCGCGAAGGAGAAGACTGCGACACCGTCCTTGTTGTAGGTGAACCCGATGTTGCTACAATCGTCACGCTCCATATGGTAGGTGTAGCCTGCGCTGTATTCCAGATGTTGCGTGAATAAATCCAGCGACTCCATATCGGTGAAGCGCAATGTCACGTACCCCGGTGCTACCTCCACCGCGCGCCTCATCGCGTTGGCGTATGCCACTTCGGCGTGGTAGGGTGCGTTACTCAGTTGTATCTCGATGATCTCTTTAACCATGGTGTGCCGCTCCTTTTGTTGTTGACTGCAAACCCTGCGCTCCGGGCGCAGGGCGGTGCTGCCTGTTAGCCGAACGATACTTGGTACAGGCTGGCCTTCGTGACCTTGGGGCTGGTCAGATCACTAGGGGTGCCGTCCAGGATCGCCGACTGGTAGGCGCTGGCAACGTTCGAACTGAACTTGTTCTCGCTGACACGCGCCTTGAAGAAGTTGTAGCCCGTAACAGAAAGGCGAATCTTGTTGTCCGGCGCGCTCTCCAGATTATCCTTCTTGGTGTGGTGGTTCACGGCGCTTTTGCCGATCATGGTGAGCAGGGCCGACTTGCTGACAGCCGGTCGCGCCGCATCCAGCATGCCGAGGATCGTCAGGACGGCGTGGGTGTGGGCGAACAGCATCGCGCCGGAACCCGGACGGCGCAGCTCGTCGAGTGCAAAGATGGGCTGGCCCTTGGTCATCAGACGCGGCGTGAAGGTCTCGACAGCGACCGGCGCGGTGTCCTTGACTTTCTCCTGCACCTTGGGCTTGGCCGTGTTCTTGGCCTTGATGCTGGACGGCGACAGGGTCTTGACTTCGGGCTTGGTCTCGGTCTTCAGGAGTTCCTTGGCCGTGGTCGGGAAGGGCCACGCGCTATCTTCCGCAGGCGCGGCGGCGGTAATCTGTGCTGCTTTGCCTTTGCGCAGCGATTTGGGCTTGCCGACGACAGGGGTGGCCTGCGCGGTCGGCGCGGGGATCAGGGCTTCAATGGTCTTCATAACGTTTCCTCTCAGGGTAAGATGTTTTGATATTTCGGATCGCCCGGCGCGGGTGGCCTGCGAACAATTCCATTATAGCTGGCCAGTTCATGGTTAGGCCGCCAGCAAGTCGCCCTTGGTGCTTCAGTAATCGTCGTTGTCGTAAGGATGCGTGACCCACGCGCGCGCCTTCAGCGTATGCTTGTCCACGCTGACCGTCAGGATGTCGCCATAGTCGCCATACTTACCGGCGCGCTCAGCCGCTTCCGTCACATTGCTGAGCAACTCGATCCGCTCGTTCAAGTCAAGGTTCCAGCGCTTTGCTGCCTTGCGGTAGCCCTTGCGCATCCAGGCGATGGCGTTGTTGATGCCACTGGTCATGGCACCATAGGTGATGTCGCGCCCTTCGCTGTGGAACAGGCGCATGGCCTTTTCGCCGACACGCGTCAGGATGTCCTCCAGGTCCTCCTCCAGGCGCGTGGTACGCCCCGGACTACGTAGCCTGCTATCCTTGCCGTATTCGTCGGCCAGGAAGTTGTACACGTCGGAGGCCATATGTTCGGCGGGGTCGGTGTGGTATGCATTCGTATGCGCCCACCATTCGGTCTCCGCGCGCAGGTACAGGATCGAGCCGAAGGCCAGGAACTCCGCTTCCAGACTCGCGTCGGTCGGGCTGAAGTGCTCCAGGACATCATGCACGATGAACGGGCCGCTAACCACGTTGAAGTCCGGGATGCCTTTCGGCTTCCAGCCGGTGCCGCCGTAGTCTTGATCCTCGGCCCACACAAATTGTCGCTTGATTGCCATGGGGTTTTACTCCTTCCCTGTCTAGGTGAATGATTGTATAGCTACTATCTTACATCAATGCATCAATGCTGTAGCCGCCAGGACCGGCCGCGAGGATGCCGACCAGGATCAGGCTGTATAAAACTTCGGGTAGGTACAATAGATCATCCAGCCAGTCGGCCCTGTCGATCGGGCCGTATTTGGCGATCTTACCGCGCGACTCGCACACGCATGCGACCAGGCATACGATGAGCAGGACCGCCGCGTTGAAGGCGGATAAAAAACCCATCGCCAGGGCCGCGCCGGAGGCCAGTTCCCAGAACGGGACCCACCATTCCATGAAGCGCGGGCAAGGCACCATGTCCTCGACCAGCGTGTGCTTTAGGCGCGCATGGCGTTGGGCGTTGAACAGCTTGTGGTAGCCGGAAATAGCAAAGAAGACGCCGACCGCCACGCGCGGGACGGCCAGCCCCAAGTCGGGCATGGACAGGCCGTGGGTGAGTAGCTGCGTCAGCATGTTAGCTCCTTGGGTGGCGCGATGGTAATGCCGAGCACGATACCTTGTTCATCGAAGACGGTGCTGGCATAAGCCACCGCCGCCTCCAGCGTGGCGAACTCGCGCTCGCCGCAAGCGTAACAGAGCGGGTTCATGCCGCCACCGCCTGCTTGGCTGCGAAGGCCTTGCGCGATACGGAGAGCGGGACCGGCACGGCGTCGGGCGGGTTGACTTTCACCTGCTCGGTGTCGTACCAGGAGACCGGGACGGTGGCGACGTAGTGCGAGGGCGGATCGATATCGGCCAGCGCCTGCGCCATGCTGGCGTACAGGTCGCCCGCGTGGCGGTCCATGTTGCCAGGTTTGTTTTCGCGGTGGAAGAACCCGGAACGGTAGATGTTCAGGTAGCCGTGCATCAGGACGCCTTGTGGCTGTTCCGGCACGTCATCGTTGTTGAGCGTTTCGCGTGGCATGGTTGCTCCTTTCAAGGTAGCGGGTTGATCTTGGCAGTCGCCGCATGTGCGGTCAGTTCGTACCGCTCTCTGGTATGTTATCGCCCCATTTCAGGATGGGAATGAAGCTGACGCAGCTTACGCAATAACCGTTCTGGTCGAAAATGCCAGGCCAGTCCTTGGCGCAGGTACTGCTGTCGCCAGGCTGATAGCCGCAATGCGTGCAATCTGCGCACAAATCGTCGTCGCTAATGGATCGGGTAGTCATTTTGTTCTCCGTTTCAAGGTAGAGACTTTATTATGCCGTAGCAGAATGCTGCGTGGGCTTCACCGCGCCCTTCGCTTTCTTGGTATGCGCCACTCCCAGGACACCATTGAACATGGCGGTCTTGGCATAGCGGCGCAAGCGCGCCATGGTCAGGTGATTGAAATGGTGTTCAGTCATGGCGGGGATGGCGACCTTGAAACCGACCAACGCGACCAGCTCATCGCGGGTAAAGGTGATGCCCTTGCCACCGGCCGCGTAGCGCATGTGACCCCACACCTTGTTGTGGATCAGGAAGCGCACCATGATGGCGTCGATATCGAGCAGCGTGATCTCCGCCACACCGGTCTCGATCATGGTCCAGTATAGGGCCTGCCCGGCGGGCGACAGGACGAATAATTCGCCGTCCGGGGCCAGGGTTGGCTCGTCATCGCCGGGGAGCAGCGTGGCGCGGTCGAGCAACAACGCCGGGTCGCTGCACAGGCTGGTGTCATAAACAATAGCGGGAGCTTGCATGATGTCCTCGCAGGGTGGTTACAAGGCGAATATCAGGGCAGCGATGGCGGCGACGCCGACGACGGAGAACAGGGCGATGGCCAGGTGGTAGATGGTGGTGGCGTTCTCCGCTTGGGCTTCCGCCTCACGCAGTTTGCGCTCCGTCTCCAGGGTCTCGCGCCACAGTTGCTGGTAGTCGCGTGGGTCTTTATCCGACATCACGTTCTCCGTTATGTGGCGTACGTGCCCACGCGCGCTCCCGGTTGTGGCGGCGGCGGGAAATGAAATGCAGTTCCTTTTCGTATTGCCAGATCAGCGGGTTGTCCTCCAGCCCCAGCGCGGCCTGTTCGGTGGCGTCGAAACGCTCATCGTTGGCACCCTGCGCCGGGATGAAGGAAGGAGACATGACCAGCTCCGGCGTCACCCCGTAGTGATCGGCCACGGCATTGATCGCCAGCATGACCTTGACTACCGAGGTGAAATTCACCCCGGCCGCCAGCGCGACCAGATCGGCGGCGACTACCGGGTCGGGAGGGGACAGCGCGCTGCCATTGGTGCTGCGTTTGTAGACTTTGGTGGTGGATACAGTGCTCATGATAGACCTCTCAGGTGGTTAGAATATTTTCGTTAAATTGCAAGCAATTGCAAAATGTGTGCGTTCTCGCGCTTTAATGTGATTCTACGCCTTGCGAGGACTGCGCGCTACCCGCACGGCGGTGGCGGGTTTGGGTACGCTGGAACTGACCACTTTGACGTCTTTTTGACGGTCTGGATGGTGTTTCAAGTACGCTGCCAGGCCGTCATGCAGCCAAATTGTGCCGGTCCGCGTCAGCTCGTAATAGTCGATATTACCGACCGTGCGGTAGACCAGGTACAGCTTGGACAGCATGTGCTTGGGTGCGTTTTTTCCGATCTCTCCCTGCGCTTCCACGACCGGCCGCGCAATATACCCGTGCGGGCCAGCGAAACAATTATGGATTTCCAGCTTGGTGCATGGCTGATCTTTTGTGAAAACCTTCACCGGTTTGATTTCAGGCATGATGCCTCCTATGGTGCATTGAGTAATTGACGAACAGCGGTAAGCTGCTGCTCGCCTTTTTCACGACCGGCGCGATAGGCCTCGTGCAGCATCTGCAACACGACGCCTTCGGCCAGATAGCGTTGGTCTGGGTTGCCATTAAACATGCTCGGTTTACGCATGACCACCGCATCGTTGTCGTGCCACGCGATCTTGAATTCGCCGTCGATCTCCAGTGCAACTTCCTTGCTATGATCCTCGTCCTCGCGCCAGCGTAGCTTTACATCACTGAGCATGATGCCTCCTTATTGTGGTGGGTAGGGTGTACCAACGCGCCCTGCCAGGTACTCCAGCGCGGCGAGCATGTTGGCGGTGGTGGGTGCGTTTTGCCCGAAACGCCAGTTCGTGATCTCTTTCCAGAGCAGGACCACCGCCTCTCGCGCCTCGTCGTCCAGGCGTTCTCGTTCCAGCGCGGCGGCTTCTTCTTCCCGCCTTTCCTGCGCGGCCATCGTATCCAGCTCGCCGATGTAGTTGTCGATCATGCTGTCAGTCTCCTCGGCGATGTACTCAGGGGAGGAGGTGTCGAACCCCCAGCAAGCGTGGTCGGGGTGGTAATCCCTCGGCACGGTATCGTCGTCCGGGTCGGGCAGGTGGGTGATGATAATTGCACAGTACCACCAATCGTCTCGCAGGAAACCACGCATCCACTGGAAGTTCTGTTCTACCGCCTCCTCGTTGATTTCACCGGGGGTCGGGTCGCGTTTGAGCTTCCAGGCCAGCGCGGCGATCCCCTCCGGCCCCAGCCCCCAGCCTTCCAGCTTGGCCTTAGCGATGGTGCCCTGCCAGTCGAAGTACCATTTGTCCCAGCGGTCGCCGCTATGGAGTACTCGCCAGCCGGGTTTCTTGGCCTGCGTGTAGCGATTCGGCTCGATCACGATACCCTGTCCGTCGCCGTCGTTCCAGGGTGCCTCGTGGTCCTCGTCGTTGGGGTAGTTGACACGGAAGCGATACCCGCCGCGCTCCACGATCTCGCCGTCTGAGTAGGTGGTTTTCATACGGCCTCCGCGATCACATCGTTGAGCAGCGCGGCCAGGTCCTCCGGCTCCATCCGGTAGAAGAACCTGCGGTCTATGCCTCCGATACGGCACCGCAGGATGCTGCGGGTGTCGGGGTTGCCGGATTCGTTGTGGCCCTCGACACCGCTGATATGGTCAGGGTTGATGTGGATATTGGTATCGGGGAGTTTGATCAGTTTCATTGCTGTACCCTTTTCTAAGTGGTGTGGTGATGTATTAAGTATAGTCTTATAAAACCCTACGCGCCATACCAGGAGGATTTATCCTTGGACCAGATAGCGTGCTTCACCAAAGGCATCGCGCGCATTACCCAGCTCGGTAAGCACCGCGTTATAGCGGTTAACCAGTCCCGGCGCGGCGTTCAGGATCGCTTGCAGCTTGTCGGCGTGCTCGTCGCCACGAAGGTAGTGCCTCAGCTCGATCTCCGTGCCGTTATAATCAAACGGCGAACCATAGGATTGCCGCACGATCAGGTTGAAGCTCAGACGGTTGTCGTAGCTCAGGCCATTCCCCCATATCTGCACAGTGCGTGCTTCATAGAAGACAGTCCATACCGGCAGCGCCTCCTTCAGTGCAGTGGCGATGCGGGCGTTGGTCGTTTTGCCGTCGAATCGGCGCATCACCTCCACGGCAATGCGGGCGATACCGTTTTGGGCGCGGGCGGCCTCGATAGCTTCCTTCAGCCTGCTCTCCAGGACGCTCTGTTTAATCGGTGTGCGGGGCAGCATGCTTCTCTCCTTCAAGATGAGTTGGTATGAATCTATTCTACATCGGGCACGGCTACGCGTGAAGGCCCAGTACCATGTCGCACAGCGCCACGATGTCGGCGGCGCGGTCGGTCAAAAGCTGCACATCCCCGACCATCTCAGCGTCAAATATGCTGTAGCCCTTGGCTTCCAGATCAATGACGTTCATAGCGAACGTCCGCAACTCTTTCACTTGGTCTTCGGTCATGGCGTCACCTCGGTGGGGTCGGCTTGGCGGCGGCGCGGTAGCCGGTGATCTGTTCGATCACATCGGCGGTGGGGGTGGAGCCAGCAAAATCGGCCGCAGGGACATCGTTCATGCCGACGCCATCCCGCTCGCAATAGAAGAAGTCCCAGCAAAGTTCGCCCAGCTTCAGCTTACATTCTTCGTGCGTGGGTTCCGCCTTCCGCTCAAAACTGCGCCGCCAGAACCAGCCGCCGAACTCCTCGGACACCTCGTAGTCGAACACGCCGGGTGCCTCCGCGCCGGTCGCCTGCACGCCATCCCATAGCACCTGCACCATGCTACCCCAGCTTGCCAGCATGCCGTAGATGCTGTCACAGCCGTACGCGCCCTTGCCGATCTCTTCTTTGTACAGGTCGGCCGGGTGCCAGGTGATGGCGTCGGTGCGCTCGGCGGGGATGCCACGCATATGTGCGATGCCAGCGTCCATGAAGCCTGCGAAGATAGCCACGGCGGAGGCCGCCGCGCCAGAGGCGGATGAGCTGATGTATTGCGAGTTGTATCCTGCGTCACTCATGATATACCTTTCAAAGTAGTGAAACGTTTTGCAATCAATGTCAAATCCATGACAAGTTCATTATACCGCCGCGCCCTGCTCTTTGGTGTCCACCGCGCTCGGCGTGCGGTAGTAAAACTGCTTGCCGTCATACATAACCATCGTCAGCTTGCCGTCCTGTGCCATGCGGCGCGTCAGCTTGCGCAGCTTCTCATGGCGGTAGTTGTATTTGTGGACAGTAAAATCACGATGGGTGGCGATGGTTAGTATTTCGGCCTCAGTAGGTGTACGGGTCATGGCCACACCCGTACAAAGGTTTCGGCACGTCGGTAGCACCGGGCCGACTTGTCGTACACGGTGTTCATCGGCGCGTGGGTAATGTATTCATTCAGGTCCAGGCTGGCCTGCACCATGGACAGGTCAAAGTAATCCATGATGGCACTACGGTTGATGGTGCCGTACTGGTCCAGTAAAAAATCGATGAAGCGCAGGCGGGTGATCTTGGCATGGGTCATTTTTTGGCGCTCCTTCCCTTCGCGTCCCTCTCCACGATGAGTTCGCGGTAGCACTGAATCATCCAGTCGATGTAGCGCAGGCGCAGGTCGCGCCGGTCATCCATCGGCATCATTTCCCGACCACGCCCAGCGGCGTACGTACTCCAGTGATGCAGGTAACCATACCTACCTATCTGCTGCATGATATAGGTCCTCAGATAGTCGATATGGTCGTTCACCTCGTTGGCGTTTAAGCCCATGGATTCCTGATGTTCAAGCGCTGCACAGATCGCGTAGCTTTGGTTGCGCTCAATGCGCCTGCGCGCCTTTGTCAGGAGGCGGATCATGCTTTCATAGCGTTTCATTCCAGGCTCCTTCGTACGTCGTCGATGTTCATCCAGGTGATGACTTTCAGGACGTCCTCCACCGTGCTCAGGGCGGGGGCATTGTCACCGTACTTGGTGGTGCCGAGCACCATGCCGTAGCCAGCGAGCGGCTGGTACTGCCCTTCGATGTAGAAGAACGCTTGCTTGCTCAGGTCGCCAAGCAAGCCCTCCTCGTCCACATACAGGAAATCGCCATGCAGGTGCAGCTTGTTGGGCGCGGTGGCTTCAATGCGTTCGCAATGCAGCAACTTGTAGATGACCTCCAGGCCGCCGTCATGTTCCGCTTCCGTGACGGTGCGCAGGTGCGGGTCGATGATCAGGACTTTCATGATGTTTCCCTTTCTAGGTGAGTGATGTTGCGTTTGCCGCGCAGATGAGCGCCCATTCGACCGGCGCGTATTTGCACAGAATGGCGCGGGCGACGACATGGTGCGGCTGCGTGCCCTCGCGCACGATCAGCCATGCCTCCAGGTCGCCTGACAGGTGCTTACCTCCCAGTGGCAGCTCGTCCGTGTCGTCGATGCGCTCCACGCGAATCTGACGGGTGTCGCCGCAGGAGTCGAACAAGTCCCATCCCTCCAACTGTGCCGCATCAACACAGGCCGCCGTCCAGGTGGACAAGGCTTCAGCTATCTGCTGGTCATTCATGGTATTCATGGTGATCCCTTTCTAGGTGAGTGGTACTGTATTCATTATAGTAGATCAGAGAGGTTTAGGTAGTTCAGCTTACGACCCACCGCGCCCTATCCTTCGATGGTGATGCGGGGGCGGCCCGTGACAGGGTTCTTGGAGACAACGATGGTGACGCCCGCTACGACCAGCTCTACTTCCTGCTGCACATCCGGGGCTTCCTTCTGTACCAGTACCTTGTCCTTGCGCGGGTCGGTCGTCGGGGATGGCTGGGTCTTCAGCGCCGTGCGCTGGGCCGGGGTGAACACATAAGGTTGTGCCTCCAGGTTCCACGCGAAGCGTCGGGCCAGGCGTTCGCCTACGGAGGACACGTAGCCTTGCTTGTACAGGCGGTCCACGATATCGCGCACTTGGTACTGGTTCTTTTCCAGCGCCTTGATCTCTGGCATGGCACGCAGCTCGGCCATGGTAGGCCATTGAGGCTCCGGCGCGACACGGCGCAGGGTGGCTTCAATCAAATTGTGCATCTTCAGGGCTTCCTGCATGGCATTTTGAATCATACTATTCTCCCTTCACACTGCGGGTGGGTTAAGTTCAGAATAAGGATCACCGTCAAACAGCTTGGCGACCGGCGAGAATACATATTCTCCTTTATCACGACCGACCGCGCACACCGCGATGACGGTTTTGCCGGTGGCCTTGTCGGTGCATTCCATCAGGGCCAGGTCGCCCGCCTTGGCGGCGCGCAGGAGGGTGTCGAAATTGGCTTTATAGCCTTCAGAGATTGCCATGATCAGTCCTCCTTATCGTCTTGGTCGGCGCGGCGGAACTCGTGCAACAGTCCGGCGTGATGGCATCTTGTACATTCGCAGCGGTCGTCCGAGCCGTACTCGGTGTCAGAGTTGTCTTGCTCGGTGATGGTGGTGTAGTCCGTCGCGCTCACGTTGATCTGTACCCAGGCGGTGACGCGGAAGTCATCGGTGGTGTTGCCGCAGGCCGGGCAGCGCAAGGCGGTGTCGCCGTACTTTTCGGGCGGTTCCTCTCCTGTGAATTCAGGGTCCAGGTACGCACAAGGTACTCCATTGGCGTGTTCTGCCGCCACGGCGGCATCTTCCAGGATACCCGTGTCGATGTCCTCACCGAATGACGGGGTGTTGAAGTCAGCGTCCATGTACTGCCAGCGCCCGTCGAAGCCGAAGAAGACTTGACAGACTTCAGGGTGTTTATCTCTGACATGCTTGAACGCAGCGGCTACCGCAGCCGGTATTGGTTTTATCTCAGTGGTCATACTATTCCCCTTTCAAGGTGGTTGGTCATGTAGTTACTATACCGTGATCAATTACGGTATGGTTTTCAGGTAGTCGCTCAGTTCCTGCTCTGCTTTGGCGGCACGGTCCGCCGCCTGCTCAGGCGTGACCGTCGTGATGTCACCGATACGGGTGCGGTGCTTAATCACGCGGGCGGTGGCATATAGGCTGGCAAGCCGCATCACTTCGCTGATCTGGTCGTCGTTCATTGCATGCCCCTTTCAAGGTGCGGGTGGTTTAACTTCGTTTTGCAATCAATTTCATTTTACATGATCAGCGCGCGCTAGGTGCGCCACTCGCCGACGATATCCAACGCCAGATCACCGTAGGTCCAATAATGCCCGCTGATGTGCCAGGTATCGTATTGCGGGTGGCGTCCTATGCTATCCACCCTGCGCCAGATATGGCCTTTCGCGTGGAATCCCGTGGTCGCCAGTGTCTTGGTTGGCTCGATGGTGTGGATGGTCACGCGGCGGCCATCGCGGGTGATGTAGTCACCGGGACCGTCGATAATCGTCGGCAGTTCGTTCAGCGGGGCGATGTAGCCATCGGCGATCAATTGCTCAGTGGGGATGCGCGTCACATCAACACCGCGCGCGGTGTACTGTTTACGGGTAATCATGATTTCCTCTCTCAGGATGGAAGGTCGCGGCTGCTACCTAACTATCGTCATGATACCGTAAAACATCCGGGGAGGGTTTGCACAGTATAGGCCCACAGATCAATGTATTCCTGCTCCCCATAGGCGAGGCCGAACACGAAATACTTGCCCTGCTGCGCGATGTACATGAACACCTGCTCGCTTGGGTCAAGTTTTAGTACATCACGCATGAATGGGAACAGCCAGGTGGGGACGACCACAGTATATTCCTTGCCATTTCCTTGGTAGTCCACCCACTGCAACAAATTGACTACGTTGGCGTAGTGGCGCGCATGCGTGTCCGGCAGCAGGGTGCATTGCGGCGTGTCGAATGTTGTGGTTGGGCGCGGGGTCAGTTGCTGCATACTTCTCTCCTAAATGATAATCCAGCCGGGTGACGGCGTAGGTCAGGATGATCAACAGGATCAGCTTGATCAACGCCCACAGCCGGTGCGGGTGCGGTGGTTTACGGTTCATGGTATTCCTTAGTGGTTGCTGTTCTTCTAGCATACCTTAGACAATCTTTTGCCCATCGCGCAGGGTGACGCCACGGTATTTATAAAACAGCGTGAAGGCGGCGCGGTGGCGCTCGATGGTAGCGGCGCTAAACGCCGTGCCATGCACGACCGGCGCACCATCCGCCGTGTCGATGTACATACTGCATAGCCTCTGGTTGACGCGGTTGGTCTTGAACGCCACCGTATAACCTGCTTCCCTGAATTCCTTTTCAATTTGACGCTTGGTTGCCACGATATTCTCCCGGTATCTTGCCGCTACACTGTATGGATGGATGAGTAACTTTGCGCTTGCTAGAGGCTACGCGCATGGTAGCTACTCCTACATATTAGTATAGGCGAGATTGGCGGGAAGGATAGGCTATATACGCTCCAGTTAGCGCTACAATATGATATTTCCTTGCATACTGTCATGTTTCCTGCTAGTACCTGTTTGTCTAGTACAAGTGTTTACCTAGTACAAGTCTTCGCTGCACAGCCATTCGCCGGGGTTCTTCGGGCGGTACAGGCCGATCTGGCCCGCCGCCTGTGCCACCAGCAGCGCTTCCTTGCGATCCATGAACACACCATGCTGGTCGATGAAGCCCTGCTCCCAGGCACCGCCTTTGACCATCATGGCACAGCGGGAGTTCGCCATCTGCGCATGCATGGTGGCATCGAAATGCCGTGGTCCGAGGATCAGGATATCTTTATAAGCCAACGCGGCACAAACGACAACGCGGGTGATAGCACGGGTCATGACAGTCCTTCACGGATACAAAAAAGGCCTGCGCGAATGTGTACTCGCGACAGGCCGGAGAGAGGCTTAGATGGTTTCTTGCGATTCGGCAGGTGCTGCTACTTTCTTGGCGCGGGTACGCTTGGGTTTGTCTTCCGGCGCGACCAGCGCGATGGCCGCCAGCTCGACATCGGCGAATTCCTTCAGGTTGGCCATGTAGGCTTCATGCTCGCGCAGGGCGCGGATACTCTTGCTGTCACGCGTCTGCATGTAACTGTGGCCGTTGATCGTGACCGTGTACTGGCGTTCAGCGGTCTTGGTGTGCTGCTTGGTGCTGCTGTGAGGGTAGCGCGGGGTGGCGATGTTGGTGTTAAAGAGATTGGCGCGGGTGTATCGGTCAGGGGGATTGGCGACCACCCGCGCGCCGAGTCCTGCGTTGGATAGCGCGGCGGCCAGGAAGGCGTCGGCTTTGGAGATAAGGCTGTTACCCAGGTTGTTGTGTTGCATGGTGACTCCTTTTTGATGTTGGTTGCAAAATTTGCGCCGTTTTGTTGGCGTACGTATATCTTACATTCTTTCGGGGACTACTCGCGGCTCACCAGGGTGTAGAACGTCTCGTCCTTGTCGGCGCGGTGCCAGCGGTGGATCAAGGCGCTGCCTAGCCAGCCACATTGCAGCTCGGTGGTGTCTTGCCATACGGCGTCGGGCGGGGTAATGAATTCAGCATGTTTCTTGATCTGGTCGATATCCTGCTTGGCCGACGAGGGGGTCACTGTGGTGACGGTGTATCCATTGCTACGTAGATAAGGACTGGCCAGTAGCGCAGCAGCCAGCGCCGCCTCGTAGGTCAGGTATTTCAGGGTGATGCGGTAGGCATCGTCCATCGCGTAGGTCGGGGCAGCCATCTCAGCAGATGCGTACATGGTTTTCTCCAGGCAAGGAATAGCAGCGGTAGTTACCAGCGTGGCCAGTCTACAGCTCGTCGCGCGACAGCACAACACCAGCGATACGCCGCTGCACGATCCACCAGATCGCCTCTCCCGCGTCATGGCTGAACACCCATAGCGCATACTCAGCGCGGGTCATACCCAGATGGTCGTGTAACACAGCGCCGTCTGCCGTGTTCGGATCGACGTGCCACCGATCAATCCAATCATCAATATTTTCCGGACTCTCTAGCCCGGCCGCGCAAAGGTCAATAAAGGTCACAACGTTCTCCAGTTACTAAAAATCTGTGCCCACCTGGCGGGCGGTTTGAGATTGACTTCAAAACAAATCCATCTGCTCGAACCACATGTCCGGCCACACCCACGCGCCCTTGATCGCGTTCTCTTTCCAGGGGATCACGCGCAGGTTCCAGGGTAGGTGTAGGCCGCTGACGGTTTTGCCGCATTTAGGCACAATATGGTCAACGACGTGAAGGATGCCGGTAAGGGCCGTCATGCGCTGCGCTTCCGCGTAAATAGCAGCAATTTGCGACCAGTACTCGCCTTGCCGTGCCCACCTGGGGGTGCGCCTGCGCGTCTGCTGCCGCCATACCGTGCCTTCCTTGCCGGGCGGGCGGACCAGTGGTTTCTTGATCTGCGGAATGAATAGCGGGCCGACATGGTGTCCGCCGTTCAAGGGGAGGGGAAGGCTGCCGTCTCTCACGCTTCCTGCTCCTCGGCGTAATCAAACGCGCGGTCGGTTTCTGCAATCAAGAACAAATTCAGGATATCCTGCTCTGCTTTGGGTGGTTCGTTTCTAGGGCGCAAATCTCCGCGCTCGGCGAACCAGTAGCTGTCCTCGATGTTATCGCCGGTAGGCGTATCAGTACGTTGGCCGTACCCAAGAAACACGCCCGTACCAAGGCCATAGTGCGGCCCGTACTCACCGATAACGGTAGTCTCCGTACCATTCAAGTGCTCACCCTCACCGACCTGGTTCTGCCAAATATACACTGTGCCAATTTTATACATCTGCTGTCTCCTTTGGTCTGAACTCTGCGGGGATGTCGTGATCCTCCACCCCGGCGCGCTTGGCCTGATTATACGGCCCGAGCGGATGGTGGTCACAGTATGGATGGCCAGTATTGTGTGGGATGGGGCCGTCGCGCCCTATCGGCCCGCCGCAGCGGCACAGGTTGCGCTTGTTGTACGCGCGACCCTCGACGCGCCAGCCCGCCTTCTTCAGGCATACCGGGCATGCGGGGGGCTGCTTGTAAGGGAAGGTGTGCGAGACGTAGCGGTGACGGCATAGATAATTGCGGCATCGTAACGAATAGGTAGCCATCACGACCTCCTTCAGTTAGTAAAAACCTGTGCCCACCTACGGACCTGGGATTACCAGTTCTCGAAATCCTCGTCGCTGCTCAGGTAGGGATCGGGGCGGGGTGGTGTGCTACGGACATTGCCGCCGCGCATCTCCTGTACCGAGCGCGCCAGGCCGGGCTTGTCTTTGGCAAAAATCATGGTCGGACCGTCGGGACCGGCCGCGTAGCCGCAGGGATTGCAACCCCACCATAAATTGTCATTCCAGATATCGGTGCTACCGCAACGAGGGCAGGCCATGTTCTACTCCTTATGTTTTTTAAGCAGCGATTCGAGTCTTCTCACGTCTTCTTTGGCGTTACTGATCTTGATCTTCAGTATTCGGGGGATGTCTTCCTTGGCTTTTTTCTCCGTGACATAGCCGCCAATAACGGACGGTGCCACTATGAACGCGCTACCCTTGGCGACTGTGAAATCGCTCTTGATGTACCAGAGCGTCCGGGGGTCTACCGCTTTCGCGCGAGGGCAGCGGCACGGGATACCTCCGCAGCTTGAACAACACATCTCGCTATAGTAATGGCCCATGACTGCCTCTTGAAATTGATTGCAAAATGAAGTTGGTAACCGGTGCAGGGTTTGAACTCTGCAATACGCTAGTCCTCGACCAATAGCGCCCTGGCCTCTAGCTTTGCCGCTCGCGCGACTTTCAACGTCTTCCGGTTAGGCGCATGTTCCGTCAACCAGTTACCAACATCAAAAAGAGCAGACTACGCCTGTTAAATATCAACCCGACAGGGATTCGGTACTAACGTTGATCGAGCCGTCCGTTTTGCTTGCCCACGCTCTTTGATGTTGGCCCTCGTCCTCCTTGCAGAGAGGCGCGAGGGGTACTACTTACTGCTACTACCCAGCCGCTGACAGACGGGAACATACCGGGTATCTTTCGGTGCTACATAATCTGGCTCCGGGGGCTGGAATCAAACCAGCATTAGGACCAATATCAACCGGCCGCGCCTGTTTCGTGGCTTTGGCTAGTGTACCCCGGATTGGACTGCGTAAAACAGGTGGAGAGAACAAGGGCGTACTCCATGGAGGCGAGGCTGCGGCCCCTTCCATGTAGCTACTCACTCGATTACCGTCATCCTCTCCGTAGCTCTTTATTACTCCTTACTATGTGACGCCTGTACTGCGGCCAATCCCACCTTTACGCACTACGAATAGGCATGAAAACCTACCCCATCGTAACCTCTCCGTATCGGCTGTCCAGACCCGCGCCCCTATATGCCTTGTGGGCTAGGAGTGTGCAGGCCTGCGAGAGGCAAAGACTTGCAGTTCGACGCCCTTAGAGTCTTACGACACAAGCGCCACATAGTAAGGCCCCAGAGCGGAGGACTCGAACCTCCCACCTCATTAGCGGCATCGTTGTCGTTTAACTCCGCCACCAAAGCGCTCTATCCACTGAGCTACCTCTGGGATTGAAACAACTCCATTTACTTCTTTGTTTCCATGACTACATAATAGCATTGATCGGGCAACTTTGTCAAGCCACCCGCGCCGGGGATGGTAAACCTAATGCACCCTCAATGTATCCTTTGACTGACCGACTCATAGATGTGGAAGTCGTAGGAGCAACCGATCGACTTACACTTGTCGACCGCCTCCTGTACCTCCTCAAACGACTCGATCAAGGCCAGCGGCTGCCCCTTGCAGGAGATGGTGATCGGGTAGTCGCCATCCAACACCCCGGATTTAAGCGCGTCGGTATAGAACTGGCGCGCGTCGGTGATCATCAGGTGGCGGGTACTGACAACATGGTGCGCTATCCTCCGGCGCGACTCGTAGGCGATGGCGTCGGTCGCCATGATCTCCGCAACCCAGGTACGGAAGTTTTCCTCGACCTCATTGGTGCTCCAGACTTTTGGCGGCATATTTGCAATCGATGTCAAAACGGGCGGTGGAACGGAGGACCACCGCCTATAGGTTGTCGAGTGGAACTATACGGCCATCGCACCTTTCAGCGCGGTGTGGCTTTCATAGTCACTTAGTTGGAAGAGGCAAGTAGCTACCTCGCCCAACGTGGTGTTGACGGTAGCATCGACTGAGAATGATGGCAAGCGCAGCGGCGTGCGCGTGATCTGCTCCTTGATTTGTTCCAGGTGGTTCTCGTAGATGTGCAGGTCGCCGAAGGTAGCGGACAGGCGGCCCGGTACCTTGCCGGTCATGGCGGCGAGCAGCGTGAGCAGGGCGGCATAGGAAGCGATATTGAACGGCGCACCGAGGAAGAGATCGGTGGAACGCATGTGGAATTGCAAGTCCAGCTTGTCGCCGCGCACATAACACTGGAAGGCGAAGTGGCAGGCGGGCAGGGCGACCTTGTCCAGCTCGCCGGGGTTCCAGGCGGTGACGATATGGCGGCGGCCGAACGGGTCTTTCTTGATACCGTCGATCAGGTCCTGGAGTTGGTCGATGACCTTGATGTAAACCACGCCACCTTGGATGCTGGTTTCATACTCATAGCCTGCGGCTTCCAGGCGCTCCTCGTCGGCCGGGCTGTAGGCAATTTTGGTATCATCCCAGCGCCGCCACATCGCGCCGTAAATCGGTCCCAGGTCGTCCTCGCCTTTGCGGTGCGGGTTGGCCAGCCAACCCTTCTCCTGATTGGCGTTGGCGTCCCAGATTTTCGTGCCAAATTCGCGGAATGTCGCGGCCGAGGTGGCACCGTGGATGAATCCGACCAGCTCGGCGATGATCGGCTTGATACTCATCTGTTTGGTGGTGAGTAGCGGGAAGCCGTCCGCCATATTGTGCGTGAAGTACGCGCCGAAAATACCCAGCGTATTGATGCCGGTGCGGTTCGGGCGCAGCTCGCCCTCGTTCAAAACCTGTTGTACCAAGGAAGTGTAGCTATCCATTATTTTTTACCTCTCCGTTGATGATTTAGTATTTATATTCTACAACTCTTTGGTTCCTGTGGCTCAATCCACATTGAGGGCAAGCATCATTGGGGACAAGCATCATTGTACTCTAATGTCACTGTCGCGGGGCGTCAAATCTATCATCGAAGGTGGCTCGTTGTTGTTCTGCGTGCACAGCGTCATCGCCAGCCGCCGCCGACCAGGTACTGCGCCGTTCCAGCATGTTAGTATAGGCCCCGCACACCGAGTCCGAGACGTCCTTGGTGCCGATGACGGTGTGGTCGATCTTATCGGCCTTCTCGTCGTACTCCAATTCCAGTATCTCGGTGGTTAATATATCGTTCTCGGGTAGCAGGACTCGCGTGTCGTATAGGGCGTCGCGGAATTGCTTATACGGGATCGCGGTACGGTCAACCGAGACCATGACGGCGCGCATGCCATCCTTGCGCCATGCCTGGATCGATTCGCGGCTGTCTACGCCGTCGTACGATACCGATTTAATCGGGTAGCCATACTTGGTTTTCAGGTGCTTGACGAATGCTCTGATTTCCGCGACGTCTATCTCATTATTCGCGTCGGGTGCAATCGAACAGGCCATCTCGACCACCGCGACCGGCATCAGTTCCGTCATGCCGTTGCCGCGCTGGACAATGCGCATGCCTTCAAAGCGGACCAT